ACAAGGTTTAGGTCTTGGACAGTACTTAACAAAGTTAGAGGATGAATTGAATAGTACTTTTGAAGAACATGAGATAGGAGAATTTGGTTTAGGATTAGGAGAGAGTGGAGAGTATGAAGGAAAGAAAGTAAGAGTGTTCTTTACAGGTCCTGATGATTGGTCTATTGTGATTGAGTATAGTGATGATTTGTTGATTGAGTTGAATAGGATTGAGGATGTAGAGGAGTTGTGTGAGAAGTTAGGATTAGAAAGTTTTTAATATCTTAACAAACCTTAAAATCTTGGAGAGGAGTTGCATACTTGAATTCCTCTCCCTATCTTTAGGTATCAAACAAAAACAGTTATGAAAACATTTATTATTGACCTCTACACAGGAAAAGTGGATGTCCTTCCTAAAGGAGAGTTTAAAGATGCTATTGATGGACTTGAGGAAGTAGTGAGTGAAGGTGGTATTACATCCTATAGAGGAGAAGAGTACATTGTTGTAGTTCTTAAAAAACCTTAACAAAGGTTGCATATCGAATCAATAGGAGTATCTTTAGGTATCAAACAAATAAACAAAAACAGTTATGGTAGTAGTAATCTTTATGCTGTTCCTGATCTTGATGGGTCTAGGAAACATGAACAAGAAAATGAACAGGTACAATCGAACAAAACTAAAGTAATGAAGAAAATCAGATTAGTAGGTCGCTTAGCGGCATCAGCTCTTATAGCAATCTTTCTTGAAGGTTTGATGACATTGGGTCATGCATACAACTTCTCAGAGTACGGACCAATGGGATGGATCGTGCAAGGTTTGATCTTGGTATTGGTAGCTTGGATTGGTGCTGAGTGGCATGACCACGAAGAGAAGTTGAATTCTTAAAAAACCTTAACGGAGTGGGATCATAAGATCCCATTCCCTATCTTTAAGTATCAAAAGCAAACAGTTATGAAAAAAGCATTCGCATTAGCAGCATTGGTCCTATCCTTAGCAAGCTGCACAAAGTCAAAGTGGGACGACAACCAACCTGTATGGGTTTATGAGTTTTGGTACAAGAAGTACATGATCTTGAATAACGGAGATACTGTACAAGGTATCAAAGTGAAACCGGATCAGTTTGGTAATCCAATCAAAGAGCTAATCAACTACAGCGGTCAAAGACCTTCAGCTCAAGGATGGACACCTATCGAATTGAATGCTGAGCAATTGGAAAACGTTCGTTGGAATTTAGGTAAGGATGATGGAGGAGCAAGGACGTTACAAGTTTGGAAGACAAGGTATGCAGGGAAGACTTTGAAAGAGATGATGAACTTCGGAGATCCAAACCATGATGGGTATGTTATAGATCCTGCATATGAGAATATGACTGTGGAGGATCTTAAAGCAATTGTTGAAGTATATGAACCTGGAATCTTGATTGAGCATACTACGTACAAGTTAAGTCAAAGAGGAGAGACTACAAGGATCAGAGAAGAGATGTATTCCAAGAAAAACTAATATCTTAAAAAACCTTAACAGGAGTTGCATCCTAAGCAATTGGTTGTATCTTTAATTCAAGAAAGGAGAACAAAGCAATGGAACAAATTGGTCTTTATGTAATATCAGGATTGCTTGTAGCAAGCATGCTTGAATACCTTAATGGTCAAACAGGAAGTGATATCAAACTTAACTTGTTCGACAGATTATTGTTCGTTGTACTATGGCCTTTGTTTGGAGGTATGTTAGTAAAATCTCTAATATCTTAAAAAACCTTAACACCGGTTGCAGATCCAACCATCAGTCGTATCTTTAGTTATCAAACAAACACAGTTATGAAAAAAGCAATCTTAATCATCGCAGCAGTAATCACATTGGCATCTTGCTCAAAGCCAGAGCCATGTTGGGTTCAATTCACCCACTACAACGAATACGTGATCTTGAATAACGGTGACACTGTCACCTACGAAGATGGATTCGTAATGAGTGGAATGGCTACTGGAGCAACAAAGAGACAACTAACTCCACAAGAGCAAGAGCAACTACAAAACCATCTCGACACAATGTGTCGTACAACGGTGAAGGGTTTCGAACCATTCCGTGACAAGGGAGAGAAGTGGAGAGAGATGGATTCCATTACTGGAAAGAAGCATACGTTGGATTACTGGATGAAGTTTCAAAACCATACCATCAAGGAGGAGTACAAGAACCTTACAGCGGACGACGTTAAGATGATTGTATGTGATTACTACTACACCTACCAAATGTTCATGGATGATGGAGAGAAGAGATTGTACTACGACATCTTCGAATAAAAAGCAATATCTTAAAAAACCTTAACGGAGTGGGATCTTCGAATCCCATTCCCTATCTTTAGGTATCAAAAGCAAACAAGTTATGGCAGCAGTTTACAAAGTAGAAGTAGTTTCACATTGGAAAAACTACACTAAGGAAGAACTTGAAAAGATATTGAACGAAGCAATTAAAAAGCAAATTGAAACAGAATCAAATGAGATTACTATCGAAGTGCAAGAAAGAGTTTAAATAAAAAAGTTATGACACAACAAACAGCAGTAGAGTGGTTGGAAAATGAATACAATACAAAGGGTAAATTGACTGCAGTTGACTTTTACCAAGCCAAAGCAATGGAGAAGGAGCAAATCAAATTAGCATTCAGTATAGGAATGAATAGTAGTGTAGATTACTTTGATGGAGTTACTGATGAGGATGAGAATTACTACAACGAAACATTCAATAAGTAAGAGTTCTTAAAAAACCTTAACAAAGGTTGCAGATCCAATCAATAGGAGTATCTTTAGATATCAAAAGCAAACGAGTTATGAATTATACTGAAAAGGAGATAAAGGTTATAGAGCAAAGAGCATATGACAAAGGTAGAATGGAAGGGGTTGTAGTAACCTTACTAATATGCCTACTGGGTTTAATCCTTGTGTTACTATAATAAAATAGTCAGGTGGCGGAATTGGTTAGACGCTGCCCGTGGAGGGTTGATTGGTTCCGTTCGACTCGGACGTTGGAAATGGTGTTCCACAAATACAGGTTCGAATCCTGTCCTGACTGCAAAATAAAGAATTTAGGTATTTCTTAAAAAACCTTAACAGAGCTTGTCATTCAAATCAATAGGAGTATCTTTAGTTATCAAAAGAAACAAAGCTATGACAAAGAATCAAAAAAGCAGATTAGTTGAGGTGATCAACTTAAACATCGAAGAAGCAAATCGTCTATTCAAAACAAAAGAACAGTCTGATGCTTACATCATCGGCTTCCTGCAAGGAGTATTGAGAGTAGTAAGAGATGAACTTGAAGAAGGTATAGAAGAAAAAGTAATATCTTAAAAAACCTTAACGAGAGTTGATCATTAAACATTCAGTCGTATCTTTAGATATCAAAAGCAAACAAGTTATGAAAACAATCATGTCACTAATCGTAGTCGTTCTTATCTCAAGTTGTATGTCAACGAACGGATGTATCGGAGGAGCTGATCATAATAAGAGAGTAGCTCAGAAGAGACATCACTATCGAGCTAAACATCGTTCATACACTCACTCATATTACAACTAATCTAATTTCTTAAAAAGTCTTAACAAAAGAAAAAAAAAGTTGAAGATCGAAAAGTAAGTAGTATCTTTAAGTATTGAAAAAATAAACAAACATTTAAACAAACATTAAACAAAAACGTTATGAAAAATTCAAAAAACAAAACAACTGAAACTCAAGTAGTTAACACAGTAGTTGAAAAAGTAATCTCTAAATCAGACGTATGTCGTGAGTTAGTTATTAAAGACTCTACTATTACTTTAAAGTATGTGAATCAAGAATTAACAAAGAGAGGTTTTAATACTATGTACTACTCTGAGTTACTTCGAGTTAAAGTTCAAGTTAAGAAGATGAACGAAAAAGCTAAGACTGAAGAAGTTACAGCTTAAGTAAAAAAAGAATATGTAAATGATTGATACTGAGGAGCGAGAGCTCCTCTTTCTGTTTCAACGAGTAACGTAGAAAAAAAATCTCGAATATGTAGTGACGTAGAAAATAATACGATAGCACTATGCACATAGTATGCATGTACTATATACGTACTAATAACACACACATTATCATACATATACGCACTATCTAGTATATGAGCACCTAATACGTTGAAATATAGGAATTCTAGATTTTCGCTTAAAGGCCATATATATGTATATATGTATATATCCCTTTCCCAACCCTTCTTAACCACCTCCACCCTTTACCTTTCCCAACCCTCCTCTGGCGTAGAAGGCACCCCTACCTGTTTCCACCCTCGTTTTCTTTCCCAACTTTTTGGCGTATATTTCAATAGGGCAAAAAAAATTGAAACAAAAATTTTTCACCTATAGAAGATATATATTTATCATTAATGAAAAGAGCTATTAACGAAAATACAATCCCAAAGTGGGTTGCCGACATTTTTAAAACTAAGAAAGAAAAGAGATCGGAACAAGATCAAGTAGATCTAGATAGATACGTGGCTGACTTACGTTTCACAGACCCCAAGAGGTACGAACGCCTACAGGACATACTGAAGCATGTTGATCCGGATACCGGGCACCTTCCAACCGGGTTAAACACTGGTAATGTTGATGAGTCGGTACTTGACGATATTAAAGCAAGTCCTAACAAATTTACAAATTGGGAATATAAAGATCCAAAAAATCCATCCCTCGCAAGAAGAATTGTATCAAAGGGTAGGAATGCCAACGAAGCAGCTTTGTATGTTAAAATGAGGTATCCAGAATACCCAAAGCTAAACCCACAATACTTTGAGGATACTGGTGTGGTGGTTTCATTGATTGATAGATATGTCGAGGCTATTTATAATGGAGAGACAGAGGCTCCCGAAAAAGGGGAGACTCCTTACTTTATGAGAGAAACTAATAACAAAATGAAAAAAAGTGATTTAATGGAAATGATCCGCGAGGTTATTGCGGAAGAAGTAGGTAAGGTGGATGTTGTCCTTCCTGGAGAAGGAGTGATCGCCTCCGTAACCCCTGAGCAGAAGAAAGAGCTAAACGGTAAGGGATTTACAAAGAAAGAGCTTAAGGCTTTCGGAATCGATCACGAAGCGATCCGGGATGATATCCGATACAAGGTATCAGGTGATAAGTCTTTGCAGCTTACATCTATTCTAAATAAAATACCTGATAACCCGTATTCACATAAAAAAGTAACAGAAAATAAAATGAAAGTAAATCAACTAAGACAAATCATTAGAGAAGAAATCTCTAAGGTGTTGAAAGAAAACGCCCTTGGTCTTTCCCCCGATGGAGAGATGTTGTTCAACAAGTGGAAAGCTGTAAAACTTAAATACAACCCTGAGCTCGCAGCAATGTCTGATGAAGAACTTCTTGCTATGATGAGAGAGTTCGAAAGACACGAAGAGGAAATAGATCGTAGAGAGCGCTTGAGAGATATGTGAGTATTAACAAATAGTTAAACTACATAACAATTCCTTAACAGAGCCGCGTTAATTCGCGGCTTTGCTTTTTTATTAGTATCTTTATAGTAAAGGTAATTAGTTAAACTAAAAGATACACTAATGAAAAAACTAATGGTTGCGGTTGTATTAACGCTATTGACGTTATTTAATTTTCAAACTGAGGCAAGACCTCGAACCCATAAAAAGCACGTGGGTAAAACCACGCACACACGAGTTCACAACCGCAAAAAGCACAAACCTCATCATAAGAAGGTTAGAAGAAAAAAGAATGTAAAAAGGAAAAATCGTTGTCCAAAATTCGCGCGGACTAATCCTAAGGCTGTTCACGACATAGTACTTGATATGAGTGCTAAGCATGAGGTACCTGCTGAGATTGTGTTTGCCGTAATGTATTATGAGACTGGATACCGTGGTGTAGATCACAAGTCTTATAATGGTAAACGTGTCTCAAGATGTGGTGCCGTAGGACCTATGCAAATTATGCCTCGTTATGCTGGGAAGGTATTAGGACGTAGGGTGTCTCGTTCCGAGCTTCTAACCAACTACCATACTAACATTGAGGTTGGAGTTAAGATGCTTGCTCGTCACTATAAGATGTACGGTTCTTGGTTGAGAGCATTGGGAGCGTACTCAACAGGCAGACCTTATGCCAACAAGTACGGACGTAGGATTCTCAACAAAGCTAATCAGATTGAAGAGCAAATGCTTATAGCAGGTACGAATTGTTAAAATTCCTTAACACAGTTGCTATTTATGATACAAGTTCGTATCTTTATATTATAACACAACAGAAACATTTAAAACCAAATTTATATGAAACAGTTATTTTTAATCGGTGCTCTAGGATTGGCTTTGGCATCTTGCAATGGTGGTTCTACAAAAGGTGAAACTACTACAAATGATTCTACAATGGTATGTGATTCTACCGTATGTGATTCTACCGTATGTGACTCAACCGCTTGTGATACCACAGTTGTAGATACAACCTCTAAGTAATATGCCTAGAACATCACGAAAAGTTGCTAAGAAGGCTAGTAAGTTGTTAAAGACTTCAAAAAGCAAGACAGTTAAATCTGTTGCAGCATCAGCCCTCAGCAACCGCAAGAAAAAGTAATCTTGCAAGCTCCGTTCGTCTAGGGGTTAGGACATCTCCCTTTCACGGAGGAAACAGGGGTTCGATTCCCCTACGGAGTACAAGTTTAGGATAGGTTACGGTAACGTAGAAACATAATACTCGGGCAGGGTTAGTTTCTATTAAGGGTTCGATACCTTTTCTATCCTCAAAAAATGCCTCTGTGGTGGAATGGTAGACACGCTAGACTTAGAATCTAGTGCCGCAAGGTGTGAGAGTTCGAGTCTCTCCGGAGGTACAGAGAGCCCTAAGGCCACGGGATCGTAGTTCCTCAACCTCTGTGATTAAGTTGAGTGGGATCGTAAGCCCGATAGGTTGGCAACTGACCTACTGACCCTTGATAGGCAATAGTTGCAAACTACCCTCTCGTCTAACGGCAGGACAACTGGTTTTGGTCCAGTTAATTGAGGTTCGAATCCTTGGGGGGTAACCAATTAAAATGTTATGGATAAATTTAGAGAACTACCTATCAAGGAGTATGATATAGTGTCGCAAATGATGAATGCCGCTTCCGAACATGGTTTAGAAGTTGAAGTTGTGACAGAGTTTATAAGCATTCTTAGAAATGATATGGACATAGATCTTGCAGAGGCAGCAGCTATGGCTTTAATTGAATGGGATATTTAATCAAATTAATAATATGGAACAAATGTTGTTTGGGTTAGGAGCCCTTTGTACAGTAGTACTTGGAGTATTAGTGTACGTGTTTATTATGACTATTCAGTCTATCAAAAAGTTCAAATCGTCTCAAGAACGTATGGAGTACTTCTCTCGTGCGGTAGAAGAGTTTAGGTCAACTGCGTGGAGAAATCGTGAGGAGAGTGAGCGGTTCACTAACAATCGTATTGATGCAGTTTACCAACACATTCATATGGATGTTGAAAAACGTATCGAGAAGTTGGAAGAGAAAATGATTCCTAAAGAAGCTAAGAAAGAAGTATTGAAAGGTTAATATTAAATTAAACTAACCTTACTACTTTCTTAAACAGAGTCCCTTGCATTAGGGACTTTTTTGTTTTTATTTATCAATAAAAAATGCTTATGAAAAAATTAATTACGTTACTAACCTTGTTACTAACTTTTGGAGCAACCGCTCAGTTCCTAGACTCAACAAACTACAAAGGAGCTTTCCCCGCAGATCAATCAATGTGGACAAATGGATGGTGTAATTGGAATCCCGATTCAACCAACTACCCAGCAATTAATATAACCGTCTCAGGAAACATCACTTCAAACACTACTTGGACGTCAAACAACACTTACCTTCTATCCGGTACTGTTTACGTTGACTCAGGTGTTACTTTAGTTATACAACCCGGAACTATCATTAGAGGTAATGATTTAATTGCTAATTCAAGTTTAATTATTAAAAAAGGTGGTAGACTTATTGCTCAGGGTACTTCAACTAATCCAATTGTATTTACTTCCAATAAACCTATCGGATCTCGAGGTGTTGGAGATTGGGGTGGAGTTATCTTGTTAGGCAGAGCTACAATGAACCAAGGTGTAGGATTTATTGAGGGATTAGCAGCTATCGCAGATCATCAATATGGTGGTTCAGATGATAATGATAATTCAGGTATCCTATCTTATGTTCGTATTGAATATGGTGGTTATGTATTTGCCCAAAATAAAGAGATTAATGGATTAACTATGGGTGCTGTAGGAAGAGGTACTCAAATTGATCATATCCAATGTTCTTTTATTAACGATGATGCTTTTGAGTGGTACGGCGGAGCAGTAAATTGTAAATACTTAGTTTCTTATAGAACCGTAGATGATGACTTTGATTCTGATTTCGGTTATCACGGATTTGTACAGTATGGTTTGTCAGTTAGAGATCCACAATTAGGGGATCCTTCTTACTCACTTCCTTCCGGTGCTTCTACTTCTGAAGGATTCGAATCAGACAACGATGCTGCGGGTTCAAATTTACAACCATTTACAAATGCTACATTTGCTAATTTTACAATGATTGGCCCTTTTAGAGGAAACAATACTTCAACAGTACATCCAGCATATAGAAGAGGAGCTCGTATTCGTCGTAACTCTCAAATTAAAATTATCAATACTATCTTTACAGATTGGGCAACTGGTGTGATGATTGATGGAGTTGCTTGTGATTCTAATGCAATTCGAGGCACTTTAATTGTACGTGATAATCTAATCACCAATTACAGGACCCGAGTAGCAGAGAGAAGTTCCGCTAGCACGTTTAATGTGTTGCAGTTTATTGGATCAAATAACGATACTCTACCAACTAGTAATATCCTAACTCGTCCTTACGACTTTAATAATCCAGACTATCGTCTCAAATCATCAGTAAATAGTGAAGATCTTACCTCAATGTTACAAGCGTATCCTAACCCTTGTTCCGATGTGTTATTTGTTATAGCAACTAAAAACGATGTTTTAATGATAACCGATCTATCAAATAAGTTGATTTTAACGCAAAAGGTTACACAGGGGACGAATATAGTAAATGTTAACTTTTCTAATGGAATTTATTTAGTGAAAGTTGGAAATCATACTAAAAAGGTAATTATTAGTAGATAAAAATAAAGTAACATTTTTTCGGAAAGGCCTCCATTAGGAGGTTTTTTCTTTACTATTTATAAGAAACAAACATAAAATTATGGTACTATTAGATTCAACTGCCGTGGCTACACAAGCCTCTCAATTTGGAGTTTTCGAAAAGCTTACCGATTACGGAGCGTTAGGACTCATCGTTTTGGCATTAGGTTATGTATCATGGATGTTCGTTCAAAAGAAGCTTAAAGAAAACGAAGAGCTTAAAAAGAAAATTGAAGATCTAAGAGAGGAATTATTAAGAGCTAAATTACATAAGTAATGCTTTTACAGACAGTACCTTCAGCGGGAGTCTTTGACTCCCTTATCCAGTATGGTGTATTGGGTATAGCTACGTTAGGTTTAGGTTGGGCTTGTTGGAAACTACTTCAGCGTCAGCTTGAAACAGAAGAACGTCTGACTAATAAAGTGGAAGAACTTGAAAAGAAGTTCGATGGGTATATAGATAATGATCACACTAAGTTGAAGAACTTGGTTGATTCTAATACTAAAGCCTATCTAGAATTAAGAGATATGATTGTTGTTAATACTAAAAAGTAAAAAATGAAATCGAAGTTGCTTTATGCTATCTTAGCTATGGCTGGGACAGTTGGGTTTGTTGTATTTCAAGTTGGGTTTGCTGGAGATAAGCACGTTACGGTTGTAAAAGAGAATATATCTCTGTACAACGAGAATACAGCTCTGCGAGCTGAGAATGAGGCTTTAAAGGAGGAGAATGCTGCTTTGGATAGCATGGCAGGTGGAAAGCTCGATAGCTTCAATACCGCTTTGCAAAACAGTGTTGATAACGCCATAGATTCAACTAAAGCAAGTACGGAAGCGAAATTTCAAAAAGAAATAAAAACATTAAACGATGAACTTCAGCAGATTAAAAGTGATCTTTACGATCTTGATGGTAATGGTCGTAGGATCTCTCTCGGCCCAATCAAATAAAAATAAGTATCCACAAACTAAAGTATATCGTGGTGATTCTGTTGTTATTCTATCTGTTGATCAATCGAATTACATCAACAAAACGTTTAAGGAACAGAAACAAGCTCTTGATTCGTTTAAAGTAGTTACAGATACCTTAACCAAGTATAGAGATTCGGTTATTGTAAAGTATGTCACTACCGATAGTATTCTAACAGTAACTGATTCACTTCGTAGAGAGCTTCTAGCTTATAAGAATAAAGTAGAAGAGGCTGCTAAATTAGGTTTATACGTTACCTACGACACTATTAGAGAACAAGCTAAGTTCTTGCCATTTGATAAGGATTTCAAAGTTCAGATGAAGGAAACTGAAAATGGGGTTAAGCTATTTGCTACTAGTTTTGATCAGTTCACAAAAACTAGAATTATTACAGGAGGAAGTTTAGCTTTGTTGAGTGGATTGTCGTATGGTATTAATAGTGAAGTAGTTAATGATCCTTACGACTTTGCTAAAAGGTTTCCTAACATGCCTACTACGTTTTGGGATCATTATGGTAAAACAGGACCAAGTAGTTGGGCTAGAGAAACTAGAGTTGGCAACTTAGTATTCAAATCAGATCTATGGCACATCTCTAAAGGAGTTGGTGTTACGGCTATGACGTTATCGTTTCCTATATCACTATACGAAGCAACAAAATGGAAACAAGTTATTTATAGAAGTCTAATAAATTCAGTATGTTACACAATAGGTTACAATGTATCAACAAAATTAATAATTAAATAATATGAATATTCAAAATTTAAAAGGTCACATCCCCGACACAGTACTCGCTCAAATTCCATCTGTGATGGAGAAGTTCAAAATTGATACTCCATTGGAGTTAGCTCACTTCTTGGCTCAGTGTGGTCACGAAAGTGGAAACTTTAAAGCAGTATCTGAAAACCTAAACTACTCAGCTGATGGTTTAAAGAAAATCTTTCCTAAATACTTTCCTGGAAACTTGAATGAATCCTACGCTCGTAAGCCAGAGGCTATTGCTTCTCGTGTCTATGCTTCGCGTATGGGTAATGGAGATGAATCTTCTAAAGAGGGTTTCAAATTTAGAGGTAGAGGCTACATCCAATTAACCGGTAAAGCTAACTACGCTGAATTTGATAAATTTGTAGAAGATGACATTCTAGCAAATCCAGATTTAGTAGCAACTAAGTATCCCTTGCTTTCAGCTGCTTGGTTCTTTTCCAAGAATAAACTAAATGAAATTGCTTCTAAAGGAGCTGACGATGCTACTGTTACTGCTGTTACTAAAAGAGTGAATGGTGGAACTATTGGATTGGCTGATCGTATCAAGCATTTTAAAGAGTTCTACGCTCTATTAAAATAACAGATATTTATTATAACAAACAAACAAAACTATGAAGAAATTCTTTAAATCAATGTTGAGTTCCACATCAGGTGATGTCAGCTCAAAAAGAGTTATAGCATTTTTAGGCTTTTTAGCTTTAGCCGGTACAATGATTATCAATAGTAACACTCACGAAGAAATTAAACCTTCTGCAGAGTTGGTAAGTGCTGTTGAATATATCACCATTGCTTGTCTTTTTGGTACTAGCTTAGATAACTTTGCTGCTCCTAAAAAACCTAATAAAACAGAAGAATAATGTTAACAACACAGCAGATAATTGAAAGGTACGGTAAACCTGATGATGACGGTTCTGATTACTTGGTACTCTTAGATTTACCCTACCCAATGAGACTGGCATGGGATAAGGATACAATAGTATCTAGAATTAGATGTCATAGGTTAATCAAAGATAGATTATCTGCTGTTTTTTCTGATTTATTAGAACATTACGGATTGCCAGAACTCCAGAGACTAGGTATTGATTTGTTTGGAGGATGTTTTGCTTTTCGTAAAATGAGAGGCGGTAAGGATTGGTCAAGACATGCTTGGGCAATTGCTATTGATTTAGATCCAGATAGGAACTCGTTGAAAGCAACATCTAAGACAGCTCAGTTTGCTAAACCCGCCTACAAAGCTATGATTGATATATTCTATAAACATGGATTTATATCTTTAGGCAGAGAAAAGAATTATGATTGGATGCACTTTGAAATAGGAAACTAATATGAAAAACTTAAACATACTTAAGAAATTAATAAAAGAAGAACTTGATAGAGTTCTAGCTGAAGATCATAATAGCTTTGATAACTATATGTTTTTTCAAAACCTACAAACAATTAATAGAGCTACGGGAGAGATGCTTCAAATGAATCCTAGGTACGTAGATGCTATTTTATCTGACGGTCATCAGTGGGCGGTAGATCATATTGCAACATCTGCCGATGATGTAAGTGAAGTTCATGGTTTTTTGTTGAACCGTCAACCTATGATGGAGAGTGATGATGAATTATTTAAGCCTCTCGATCCTAATCAAAATAGCGATACTATCCTAAGTAAGATAGTAAAGCATGGCCAGGAGTTGCTAAAGTATAATTTAGGATTAGATATCGCAAAGTTAAATCAGATTGAATCTACTCTACGAGCTATGGTTGCTGATATGGATAAGGGAAGTGATGGATCCAATCAGGCAGGTAATGATGATTTGTATGAAAAACGTCTGACTAAAGCTGCTAAAGGATATACTTCAAAATTCGATAACGATCCTAATTTAACAAAGAAGCAAAAAGGATTTTCTGACTTTATCCAGGGTAAGATTTTAAAATCTAAATAACGCAGGTTTTAGTAGCGTTATTGTAAGGATTTATTTATATTAGTATATACAATCCAAAACTAATCGATAATCGCTACAAACCGATGTATGGCACATACACAAAACATAATTGACATAGAGAAGATATTTGATATCTTCGAATCTTCTAATCCTAATACTGCTGAGGAAAAGCAAGTAGGGCAGCACTATACTAATATTGCCTTCTTTACTAAGATGGTAAACCAAGCTCATGTATATCCTAAAACTTTAGGTATTCTGAGAGAAATGTTTACAAATATTGACGATATAGGTGAGTTGGAGTTCATGGGAACATTAATGCTGATCAGCAGGGCATTTAGGAGAATAGAAAATATACCATTAGATAATCTTACTCTAAAGGAACTAGTTATCGAAAGTAAAATTAAAGAAAGCTATTTCAAAGCATTAAATACAGCAATCAAGTACTTTGTGGAGGTTGAAGAATACGAGAAGTGTGTAATTCTTCAAAACCATCTAAACTTTTTCTATAAGGATTGTTGACTTTTTGGAAAAAATTTATTATCTTCTAATTATTATTAAAATAATAAGAATAAAAAGAAATAATAGATAAGAAAATAATTAATAAATAATATTAAAATATAATAATAAAATTATGAGAAACCGCAATCTATACTTTGCAAAAATTGAAGCTGTTGAAGGTAAACTTAAAGCTTTACAAATGATGGTTAAGATGAGTCAATCTGCCGATGAGTTTTTGAGAGTAGCTCAAGAAGCAGAAGAGATACTACAAGATGTGAAAGATATGTTTAATAGAGAGCCTGTTGCTCCTAACGAATATTAATATGTCCTCAAATAGACACTTAAAACTTACCGCTGAGCAGATATTAGAAAACTGGGAGAAGTTCTTAGGTAATATTGATAAATATATTCCTGGGGAGAGGGGTGAAACTCTTAGAGCATTTTATGAAAAGTATGCTGAGAGATTCATAGCTTTACCTGCTTCACATAAGAGTGATTATCATAATTGTTTTGCAGGAGGTTATGTAGAACATGTTAATAGAGTAGTAGATGCTGCTCTTCGGTTACACGCAGTTTGGAAAGACTTTGGAGCTGAGGATTCCTATACAGTGGAAGAACTGGTATTTGCAGCTTTAAATCACGACTTAGGTAAATTTGGAGACTTAGAACATGAGTCAGTATTTCCTAATGATAACGATTGGGAGATTAAGAATAGAGGAATGCTATACAAATTTAATCCAGACTTAACCTTCATGACAGTTCCGGACAGGGGTCTTTGGCTACTTTCTCAGCTAGGTATTAAAGTTTCAATTAATGAGATGTTAGGTATTAAACTCCACGACGGACTATATGATGAGGCTAATAAAGCGTATTACATCTCCTACTATGAGGAACGTAAAATGAAAACGTCTCTTCCATATGTACTACATCAAGCCGATTTATTAGCTGCGAGGGTTGAATACGAGAACAGAGACAAAACTCCAGCTACAACCTTGAAACCTAAAGTGCAACCAAAAAAAGAAGCTATCAAAACTAAGGCACTAACATCGGTGGGATCGGATAGCTTAAAGAATGTTATAAGTAATTTTTTTGATAACGACTAATGGAAATAATTATAGGAATCACATCAGGCCTGCTTTTAATAGCGGGCTTTGTTATTTGGAATCTACTAAGCAAAGTAGAACGCCAAGAAGATTTAATTGAGAAGTATCAACAATATCTTACATCTTTAGACACATCAATTAAACTTTCATCAAAGAGATTGGAAGAAATAGATGTTAAAGGAATGTTTAGTTCCGATGATGAGATAGGTTGGTATTTTAAACAGATAAAAGAAATCCAATTAATATTGGATGACTATAAGCTTAAAATATAATGGTGGAGAAAAAATCTAAAAACTATTTTACAAAGGAAACTGAAGATGCTATAGTTCTATACAATAATAGTAGTGATTCTTACTATAAAAATAAGATATACAATGAAAAGATAAGATATGCTTTCTTTAAGCTAACAGAAAATATCATACATACGTATAAATTTTACTACACAGAAGAAACTTCCATTGAGGATCTACAGCACGAAGTTACCACCTTTCTACTATCTAAGATACACCTATTTGATATATCGAAAGGTGCTAAAGCTTATTCATACTTCGGTACCATTGCCAAGAGGTATTTAATAATGACAAATACCAAAAACTATAAACGTAAAATAGAAAAAACATCGGTATCTGAGATAGAGGATAGTGCGGATTTTAGTTATAACCTAACAGATCAGGATAACTTACAAGATGAGCTATCAGACTATATTAATAAATTCATAGACTACGTAACAGATAATATATATGAGTTGTTCCCTAAGGATGAAGATGCCCAGATAGCTGATGCAATACTTGAATTGTTTAGGAAACGTATGAGCTTGGATGTGTTAAATAAAAAAGCTCTTTACATTTATATTAGAGAACAGATAGACGTTAAGACTCCCAAAATTACAAAGGTAGCTAACGATTTACATAGTATCTTTAAGAGAGGTTACATCCACTATATAGAGGAAGGTTATGTTTCTTTTGAAAATTAAACAAATTCATATTTATTGTAAATAACGCTATATGAGCAATTTAGATAGTATAATATTCAAAGAAAAGAAATTCTCAGACATATTAGAGGAAATTTACAACAATTCGAAAACAAAAGAGAAACAAATAGCAGCTCTAATCTCAGAACTTAAACCTTTAATAAACGACATAGGAGATGCAGTATTAGTTGTTCCATTGATCAAGGAGTACATGGAGGTAGGTGTGAAGAATGATGAGCAACTTATCAAAATGGCAACTATTGTGCAAAGAGCATTAAATAATAGCTCAGGAGGAGATGATGGAGGATTAGGCATAAGCGATGCTGAAAAACAACAATTGTTGGAAGAAATTCAAAAATTTAATACTAATTAATGGCTACTAGATTTGGATTTGATGCTTTAAATAGAGGCTTAACTTCGGGACTTAGAGGCAACTTTATAACAAAGTTTGCTATGGGTACGGAAGGTTTGATCATACAAGGAAGGGTAAAATCTATAGTTTTAGACAGTACTCATCCAAGGTTTTTGGAACTAGGAGAGTGGAACGGACTAGGAACAATTGAATTCACATCAGTAACACAACCAACAAGTGGTAAGCAAACTACCACAAATACAACAGCTCGTCCCGTATTTTCAAATATAAAAGTATATCCACTAGAAAATGAATTAGTGTATTTAATAGCATTGCCAACTACTGAAATAGGAACAGATACTAATAGTACATCCTACTACTATATTAACAGTATTGCATTGTGGAATCACCCTCACCATAACGGATACCCTGTTAATGCTGTCGAAGTGCCAGAAGAGCAGCGTAAAGATTATATACAAGCAAGCTTAGGATCTATTAGGAGAGTTACAGACGGTAGCACAGAAATAAGTTTAGGTAAAACTTTTCAAGAACAAGCTAATATACATCCAATACTACCTTATGAAGGAGATGTATTAGTTGAAGGGAGATTTGGAAATAGTATCCGATTAGGAAGCACTGTTGTTAGTAAAGATACAAATCAAGGACAAAATAACTGGTCAAACATTCCTACATCAGGAACTCCCATTACCATTATAAGAAATGGACAACCATCAGATGCAAGTGATGAAGGATGGGTACCTATTGTAGAAGATATCAACAAAGATCAATCATCAATCTACTTAACGTCAACTCAAAAGATAAACATACAACCTGCATCAATTAACGATGTAGCCTATGACTCTCCTCCTAAAAAACCTAATGAGTATTATGACGCACCTCAGATTCTACTAAATTCAGATAGAATATACCTAAACAGTAGGAAAGACAGCATATTATTATCATCAGGAGGCTTAATAAGCTTACTAGCACAGAACAGTGTAAATATATCAGCAAAAAAGACAATAATATTAGATAGTCCAAATATAAGATTAGGCAGCAAGGCGGCTAAAGAACCCTTACTAAAAGGACAACAGACAGTTGATTTATTAAGAAAACTACTTGTAAATCTTAATGAATTTATGAAGGTATGCCAAACACAAGCAGTGCCACTACCTGACCAAAAAACAGTACCCTTAACCAAAATTAATCAAGCATCCCAGCAAATGGCAGGAGTACTAGAAGGACTACTTCAGCAAGTTGATGATTTAAAATCTAAAACAAATTTCACAATATAATGGCAGAGTTTACATATAGGATAGCTTTTAGAGATGATATTGATAATCAATACATCACCAGTTCTATAATATCTCCATATTTTCCACCATCAGCAGCAAACCTAAACACAGTTGTTGAAAATAATATATTTTCATTTACAGAGGATGATGCAAACTTTGTAGGATTTAATTCACAACCCACTAAACTACAAGCATATAAACTTCCCGATGACCAAACTGTAGTAGTTAAGCAAACATATAACCAAGACTACTACATAGAAGTAACAATACCTGCAGGATTACAGAATCCTACAAATCCGCAACAAAACGGACCTTACATCTTTCAGTCCAACGAATCGACGGTAGAACCAAGTCCTTCTAAAATTATAGACTACATTAATGTGAGGGAATCCCGAGTAGATTACGGAAGTACTTGGACAAAATTCAAAGTGGAAGATTTACAACCAGTTAATCCTCCTCAAAACCCTAAGTCGTACGGATTTAGAGTACAAACTCCAGGATACCAAGAGTTACAATTCTTTTCCGAGGCAGGAGTGCAGTCTCAAAATGGAGTAGTAGATTTAGGAGTAAAAGTTCTAAATAGGATACAAACAAACCAGCAGAAAGAGATAGCAGCATTTCAAGAAGTTGATAGTAATGGTATAAATAACAACAGCCCCTCAGGAGAAAAAGCAAAAGGTCTAGATAGACTATCTCAACTATTGCAGAAACGTTCGAGCACATTAAAAACAGTATTAGTAACAGCTCTTACAGCAGAGATAACTCAATTTGGTATCAGCAATATTAAAGAACTTATTGACCAAACACTTCCAGGACAGCAACAAATATCCTTAGATAAACTATTAGAAAAACTACCCAAGCTCTGCCCAACAAAGAGAAAGATAGAACAGATTATAACTATACGTAATAGATATACAGATCAAATTAACACATTCTTCACAAACGTTCAAAGACTTTCAACAGGGTTAACAGGAACACAGCAGGTAGCACAGGCTATATCAATAGGTATAACAGTTACATCAACCGTACGTAAAGCAGCAAACGCAGCACTCGCCTTCGTTCCTGTAACACCAGGTGCTGCACCATCTAGTATTAATATTTTAAAAGATTTAGAGGATGAAATTAAACCTAGATTAGATAAGATCCTCAAAACGGTAGGAGTACTGACATCTACAATTGCTTTTGTTGCAGCTATACTGAACACAATAATCCAACTACTAAAGATATTGGATACTTTAATACTTCTCTGCTCACAGCAATTAGGAATACCTTTTGATGAAATTAATAACTTATTAAATTCATTAGATAATCAATTAATATCAAATCTACAAAACACAACATCAGATACGAACAACACGTATAAAGGTTTTAAATTTGAAATAGTGTTAGATGTAACAAATAATACAAAATATCCAAAAAGATTTGTTGTTGCAAAAGATAAGTTCGGAGTTATTTTATTAAAAAGTGATTCATCCTTTGCTCCAAATCCACAAATATTGATTGACGAGTTAAAATTTATTATAGATAGAGACAAGCTATCAGCAGGATAAACATTTTCTAAAACAACTATTTATTAATATGAAAGCAGGAGATTTCAAAAAAATGATTAAAGAGGCTGTACGTGAGGTATTTCAAGAGGAAATGCGTGAAATACTTTTAGAAGCAGTTAAGAGTCCTAAAGTACCTGTAGGAGCAGGAAATTATGGATCTGTTACAGAAACAAGATCAACCACAGGAACAAAAACTCTTTCGGAAGCATCTAGACAAGCATTTAGAGACATGATGGGAGGAAACTTTTCATCAAAAGAACAAGACACTTTTACCTTCAATACAAATAACATCCAACCTGCGTATACACCTCCACCGATCTCGACAACAGGAGAAGGTTCAGCTCTCCCTGCAGGAGAAGTAAATTTAGACCAGATAATGGGATTAATGAGTAGATAACATGGCATTTGGCATTAGAACAATAAACCCTATCGACACAAAACCAGGCACAGCCGTAGGTGTTAGTCTTCCTTTCAATGGACCTACAGGGTTTAATTCTACATTCACTACTAGAGATGCTATTAAAACAAATCTAATTAATTACTTTTTGACTAATGTAGGTGATAGGTACGACAATCCAAATTTTGGAGGAAATCTAAGGCAGTATATTTTTGAGCAAATTCAACAGGATACGTTTGACAGTATTACGCAGGATCTTCAAGCAAAGATAAATACTTATTTCCCATCAATTACGATTACCAATATCGAAATAGAACAAGCAAATACTCAAACAGATCTAAATACTACAATCGTAACTATAACCTACGATATAGTAGGAACAGGAAATACAGACACACTACAAATAGGATTTTCATAATGGCAGTAAAAAGAGATATCAAATACTTGAATAGAGATTTTAGCGATTTGAGAGAGACGCTAATAAACTTCACAAGAACATATTATCCAACAACATATAACGACTTCTCTCCAGCATCTCCAGGGATGCTGTTTATGGAAATAGCCGCATACGTAGGGGATGTATTATCCTTTTACACAGATAATCAAATTCAAGAAAATTTTTTACAATATGCAAGACAGACTAATAACCTATTCCAACTTGCATATATGTTTGGATATAAACCCAAAATAACAGGAGTAGCATCAACTACAATAGACATTTACCAACAGGTACCAGCGAAGTTTGAAGGAGGGTCCTACATTCCCGATTTCTCATATGCACTATATGTAGCACCAAACGCTACTATAACAGCTAATACCGATGCAACCACAACTTTCTTAATAGAGGACGCAGTAGATTTTTCAATATCTAGCTCCTTAGATCCAACGGAAGTATCAGTCTATACAACAGCAGGAGCTACGCCTACAAATTACCTACTTAAAAAAAGTAGACAGGCTATATCGGCAGCAGTAAACACAACAACTTTTACTTTTGGAGCTCCTGAAAGATTTACGACAGTTGAAATTAATACGAGCAATATTATAGGAATTTTAGATATTGTAGATAGTGATGGTCAAGTTTGGTATGAAGTAGATTACTTAGCACAAGATGCTGTGTTTGATTCTATTAAAAATAATAATGTAAACGATCCAACCTTTTCAACTGCAAACGATACACCTTATCTTTTAAAGTTAAAAACAGTACAGAGAAGATTTGTAACTAGATTTATAAACAACACAACTCTGCAATTACAATTTGGAGCAGGAACAACAAACGATAACGATGCCGAATTAGTACCAAATCCCGATAATGTTGGATTAGGCCTACCGTTTGGAAGATCAAAACTTACAACAGCGTACGATCCTACTAATTTTATTTTCACACAAACATACGGTATAGCTCCTGCAAACACTACTCTAACAGTAAGATACTTAACAGGTGGGGGAGTCAACTCAAATGTAGCAGCAGGCACTTTAACTATATTTAACGGAACTACTACATTTGCAAATATACAAACAGATAATACAACAGCAAATCTAGTATTTAGTTCACTAGCAGTAACAAATCCAACAGTAGCCTCAGGTGGAGGAGACGGAGATACAATCGAAGAACTTAGACAAAACACAATAGCAAATTACGGAGCCCAACTAAGAGCAGTCACTCAAAATGACTATTTAATACGAGCGTTATCGCTACCACCTAAGTACGGAACAGTTGCAAAAGCGTATATAGAACCTACAAAAGCACAAAATGTTAATGTAGGAGAAATACCATCTGTTTTAGATTTATACATTCTAACGTACAACAGCGGAGGAACATTGACACAAACCTCAAACGCTCTTAAAACAAACCTGATAACCTACTTATCGCAATACAGAATGATAGGCGACTCAGTAAGGATCGTAGATGCATTCATTATCAATATAGGCGTAGATTTTGAAATAGTCACATTACCTAACTATAATAATAACTTAGTTCTAGTGCAATGCATACAAACCTTGCAGGAATTGTTTAACGGAAGTAAGTGGCAAATAAATCAACCAATTGTATTGAGAGAATTGTACACCGCATTAAATAATGTACAAGGAGTCCAATCCATTAAACAAATTAACATCACAAATAAAGTAGGATCAGGTTATTCAAATTATGCTTATGATTTAAAAGGAGCAACATTGAATGATGTAATCTATCCTTCGTTAGATCCTTGTATCTTCGAAGTTAAATACCCAAACTCTGATATAACAGGAAGAATAGTAACTATATAACAATGGCAGTATATAAATTATTTCCGGAAAAAGATGCAACTTTGTATTCACAATATCCCTCCTCAAACACAGGAATAGATGAGATAGTGGAATCAAGTATTATCCCCTCACAATTCAACCTACTCACATCACTACCACAGGCTTCTAGATTTTTAATAAAATTTTCACAACAAGAACTTACAACTATAAGCGCAAGTCTATTAGCAGGATCACCTTTTTACTCAGCAAGTCTAAAACTATATGCAGCCAATGCATCAAACATTAACCAAACAACAACCTTACAAATTTTTCCAGTATCAGGCTCGTGGAATAACGGAACAGGGAAGTACGGCGATGTACCACCTACTACAAACGGAGTTAGTTGGCTATATAGAAGTTCGGAGCTGATTGATCCATGGCTAACTGCATCCTTTGCTCAGGGAAGCACAGGATCCTTTCCAACTACAAATCCAGGAGGAGGCACTTGGTATACCAGCTCTGCCTATACAGCATCTCAAGTGTTTGAATATGCAAATTCGGTAGACGTAAACGTAGATGTAACTTCAGCTGTAAATGCGTGGCTACAAGGAACGATCTCAAATGATGGATTTATACTAAAACAAAAAGATGAGTTTATTAATAGTAGTAGTTATGCTACAACTCTAAAATTCTTTTCAATAGACACTAACACAATATATCCTCCATGTCTTGAGTTAAAATGGAGAGATTATCAATTTAACAAAGGAACTAATCCAATAATTACAAACACCAATATATACGTAAGCCTACAGGACAATCCAGGAATATTCAATACCGGAGCAGTAAATAAATTTAGGTTAAATGTTAGACCTAAATTTCCAACAAGAGTATTTCAAATAACTCCACTGTATACTAATAATTTTTATTTACCGACATCTTCGTATTATGCTATTCAAGATGTTGACACCAACGAGTATATTGTAGACTTTGATGAAACATTTACACAAATAAGCGCAGATGTACAATCTTCATATTTTACTGTATATATGAACGGTTTAGAACCTGAAAGATATTATAAAATTTTAATCAAAACTATTCTAGACGGTAGTACTTATATACTAGATGAGAATTATTATTTTAAGATCGTCAAGTAATGGAAAATATTAGACTAAATAAAACTGTATTCGATAAAACAAATTATACAAAAATTGTAGATACGCAATTTGCGGAGCTAGTACCTCAACAAAAACAACCTATAATAGCAGTAGAATTACCAAGCATTGATCAGTTTTTTAATTTCTATAATCAATTATTTTATACAATTCCCAAAACAGGAGATACAAACTCTCACACATACTTAATACAACAAAGTAGTAATTATATAGGAGATATACAAGTAAATGAGGATGTACAAGCATTATTAGATGAAATAGATCAACTTAGAACAGAAAACCTGTTGTTAAATCAGCAAGTTGTACAACTACAATCACAAACAACTAAAGAACAAGCTAAACAAGCATTAGATGCAGCAACTAGTTAATATAAGACCAATAGTACCTACTGACTTCGAGACTCAAGCATATTCACTTAATGACAGTGCTTTGATGAATTCTTTTGAAATTGAAGATACCTTCAATGCTCAAACAGATTATATTGAATATCACATATATGACTACAATCAGGAGCTGATCTATACAACAGAACAAGGGTCGTATGCAACTTATAATAACGTAGTTAATATAGATCCTAAAGAAGATATACTAGCAGTGGGATTTGATCAAGGATCCTACTACACAGTGTACAATTTTCTAACATCTCTAGCTAATTCAAATCCAACAAATAAATACTACATTAGTGAGATAAGTAGTGATAGGACAGAAATTAGATTAGATAGTAACGTAATTACCAACGAAGATTTACAGCAAGGAGCCCAGCTAGTAATTTCAAAAATTGAAAGCAGTACGTATTATTACGATTTCTTTTTAAACTTTGGATCTAATAATCTTATAATTGCAAACAACGTTTTATTAGATAATACAGACATCACAAATCCTACAATTTTAATAAAACTATACGAACCGTTACCAGCAGAGTACGATGTTTATTCTGAATTGTGGATTGTTGAGAATTTAAGGGAGCCAGTAGCGTACAGTGTAGAAATACTAACAACATTCGATGATCAAGCCCAGGGAATTCAATTAAAAGGTCCTAATTTTAATTTAAACATATCAAATGAGGTAAGTACAACTTCAACACCAACAAGTTTACAAGAGCTACTAACAACTGATCTAGCACTAGGTACAGCAAGTTTACAATACAACTTAAACAGTCTACTAGCTGAAAAAGGAATTGAAATCAACATCGACTACTCACAGTACGATAACTTTATACACTTCTCATCAGCTCAGACAAGACTTGAGAACTTCTACTACAAGCTAAGCTTATTAGAGCAATACCAAGCCTCTGCAAGCATCGTAACAAGTAACAACATATACACGTCAGGATCAAATGTATTATTACAAAATAAAATTAATGAAATAATAACAAACTTTGACGGGTATGAATACTACCTATATTACACCTCAGCAAGCACAGCGTGGCCAAAAACAAATACAGAACCTCCATTTATAAATACAACAACAACATCTACATTAGGAACTGACTGGTTAGCAAACCAATTAATATCAGCTTCTAATTTTGACGAAACTAATAAAGATAATTTAGTATACTCAATTCCTCCCTACCTTAGGGACGATCCAATGAATTCTCAATTTGAGTTATTTGTTCAGATGGTCGGACAACACTTTGACATACTCTGGACGTATATAGGAGGTATAACTGAGAAATACAACGCAGATAATAGATTGGATTATGGTATTTCTAAAGATCTCGTAGCCGATGCTTTACGCGATCTAGGAATCACAATATACCAAAATAACTTCAGCACTCAGAATATTTACTCATCGCTGTTAGGAATAACATCAACAAACAGTTTATTAAATATTCCAAACACTACAAATACACTACCAGCTGCAACAGGGCTTGAATACATAAACACATACGTTACAGCATCTTCAACAAGTTCTCTAGTACCCTTAGATGATGCTAATAAGGAAATTTATAAAAGAATTTACCACAATCTTCCATACCTACTAAAGAAAAGAGGAACTACAGCTGGGTTAAGAGCGTTGATTAATTTATACGGCATACCAGACACAGTACTAAGAATTAATGAATTTGGCGGACAAGATAGGAAAAACGCTGACGATTGGGATAACTGGCAAGATACATTTAACTACAGCTTCTATGTCACAGATGTAGATCAATCTATATATACACCAGCCGTGCTCTACCCTTCAGGTATTCCAAATACGATAATGGTACGGGTAAAGAGTCCTAAATTAAGTGAAGTGGTGTCTCCGGAAGTGATTCCAACACCTTTTACCAACAATATAATGTTGATGTGCTCTAATACTCCCGTAGGATATGAACCAATAGAGTTCTATTCTGCACTAGTTGTAGAGTACACAGGCTCAGGACTTACATCAGGATCTTATTCAGGTTCTATATACGATCCATATTACCAATACGCAACAGTAAAATGGATACCAAATATAAGCTACCCCCAGTACTCTGCCAGTGCGTACATACCATTTTACAACGAAGATTGGTGGTCAATAATGGTTACAGTCAACCCTGATATAGACAATAACGTATACACCAGTTCTCTGTACGTAAAACAAAAAGGAAACTCACAAGGAGCTTCATATATACGATATGAGCAATCTCAACAAATATTACAACCTAACGTTGCTCTTGCACCTTGGGAGACGATAATAACACCTTATCCATATAGCTTCCTTATAGGAGATACTGAAATCAATAGTGTAGGAGCTACTGTAAGGAATGTACAAGAACTAAGGTACTATAGTACAGTAGTATCGGAGAGCATATTTGACGACTATGTAATGAATCCTTACTCAATTGAAAGTAATCAGATATCAGGATCACAATCGTCCTATAACAGCTTACGATTTAGAGCACCACTTGGATCAGATTTAGATACAACCTCACCAGCAACAAAAACCTCTATTCACCCAAGTATTACAGGGTCTAAAACTTCTACCCCAACAGCATCATTCTCAGATGGAAGCAGCACATATGCCAGCTATAAATTTAATTATCAAAAAAATCAGGAATACATATATCAAAAGCAACCAAACGCAGGTATTAAAATAGCAGTATCAGACAAGATCAAGCTAAGTAGTACAACTCTACCGATAGGAAATACACTCTCTCCATACATATCAATTCAACAAAATCTAGCAGCAAGTCAAAGCTATACTCGAGATGTGAATTACACCGAGGCAGGATTTTCACCTCAAGATGAAATAAATGATGACATCATCGATCAATTAGGATACTTTAATTTTGGAGATTATATAGGGGATCCCCGATTAGAATCATCATCTTACACATCATATCCAGACCTCGACTCCCTTAGAGACTCCTACTTCGTAAAATATACTAAAAACTACAACGTCCAAGACTACATAAGGTTAATTAAATACCTTGACAACTCTCTATTCAAAATGATTAAAGATTTCGTTCCTGCGAGAACAGGTCTAGCTTCAGGAGTTATTATTAAACAACATCTACTAGAGAGAAACAGAACTCGCCCTGCCCAAGTTAGTTGGACAAGACCTGAATATACGGCATCTGTTACTACCCGAGCTGTGGGATATGCCACAGGATCTAAAATTTATACATTCACAGGATCTACAGGAGGAACATTACCATACCTAACAGCCTTTACAAGTTCATTCTCTGGATCAACTTATCAGCCTGCATATCTTAACATATCCCAAAGTTGGAGTGAACAAATTAAAACAATTTCAGGATCTGTAACAAAAATACACAATACATTAGATGAGTTTTATAACGGAGAATTCCAAGGAACAGCCGTTACAGTAACTAATGGATCGCTAATAGATCCAAATTGTGAAATATTTTTAGACGTAAATGTTGCAGAAACGGATTATATTCCCGTTCTATATGATTATAGGGTCACCAGTCAGAGTATCTTCTTGAGTAACGTTGTACCACTTTTAGGTGAAATTAGTATTTATTATACGGACGAGGAGATAGCAATAGGATCTCCAGGCAGACCAGGAACAATTACAGATTAATAATAATGGCTTACAGACGAGGTGTAAAATTTCTTAAGATAAACAAGACCGATGCTTTAGGTAACGATAAAACCGCTACCCTAAGCCAGTTAAAGAACATACGTATTAGATATTCTGATATAGGAGTAGTTCAATACGATGTTTTTAACAAAACTGAGTATCCAACTTATTTTCTATTTCAAGTAGATTATAAAGATACGGTAAGCTCCATCGATAGAGGTATTTACGATTATAGATTGATAGCATCTTCAAGCACACTCAACGGATTAGCCACATCAGTATTAGACGACATAGTACAGATTACAAACTACGACAGTACTCCAATTGCCAATTCACGATTTTTAGATAACGAAGGAACTTATACAATAACAGACTCAGAACACTTCCCTAACGTAACTATTATATATACAGCATCCGTTAGTTATGGTGATTCGGGTGCAGGATATCCACTCAATCCAACTCTTCGATTCTCAACAGGCGATTCATCTCCAGGATTAGTAATAACAAGTTCTTCACCAGGCGAAGTAAACAGTGACGGAACTATAACATTTTCAGGAACTTTTACAGACCCATTTCCTTCAAATAAAAACTACTTTTTGGAGGTATTTGCTACTTCTAGCAACAGTGCAAAACCTGTTTCATTTACAAATGCACGACTATTCGTAACACAGTCTATAGGACCGACAGGAAACAGTCCTTTGCTAATTGTACCATCTCCCGACACTGCTTTAAAATTTGAAGGAACTGATTGTGATGTTACGTACGGACTTATTGATAGGTATCCTACAAGTCAATATTTTATGGATATTGATTATTCAACAGGATTAACAATTCCAACAAATCAAATAGCATTGGTATCTGGAACAGCAACTCCAGCATCAGTTAAGGATTATTACTACTACCTACAAGCACAAGCAAGACCAAGATACCAAGGAAGTAGGTTAATAGGTCAGCAACTAAATACCTACACAGCAGGAGATATTAGTTACGGTAAAGAACCCGTTATCAATTTAGGTCAAGCCTACTTCAGCTATTTTAATTACATTTACGGAGTATCTCCAGAAGTTAATGGAGTAATAGCAGCGGATATCAAATATGTGATAGATCAAGCAGGAGATATATACGCACCAGGATTAGATTCAGAGGCTGTGAGAACGTTAAGACAAAACTATCCAGAAGGATCCATAGCATCTGTAAAACTGATAGGTGAAACAAGCCAGGCAATGTCTACATACTTAAATAAAGAATTTACAGTATATAGAGCTGGTGCTAAAGTTAAACCTATTCTTTATTCACAAACAGGAAGTCTAGGATATACGTCAAGTATTGTCTTTAATCCAACTGCAGGAGCTCCTAAATCGTATAAAATGACAGCAGGGCAAGCAGATGGAGCTGTATATACAATTGCTGCAAACTCCCAACAATTTCCGTACGTATTCAGTCAAGAAACAGTAGATGAGGCAAGCTACTACGATAACTCAACAGGAGTATACACCTTTACACTAGCTCCCCTAGTTCAGGTGCAATTTCAAGCAGGTGTATCAGTAACAAATACATCAACAACAAATAGTACTGTGCAACTACTAATCGTAAAGAATAATACTATACCGTTAGCCAACGTTTTAAAAACTCTTTTACCAGAAGAAAAGGATGCATCTGTTACAGCTACTGGAGGCTATGCTAGCTTTGCAGCTGGGGATACCGTAAGTGTTAAACTGATTAATTTATCAACCACTAATACGATAACCTCTAAAGACGGATTATTTCAAACTTTTCAAAACGGCTTAGCAGGATCAGCTGCAACATCAGCTCCATTTTTCTTATCAGGAAGTTCACCAACTTCTAGTATATTAACATGCTCATTAGACTTATTTAAAAAGCTAGGATATCCACAAGCAGATATAACATCTAGTGGATTTAATCCAATAGTTGATAATTTTACATTTAAGGTAGGTGACCAATTAAGATTTCAAAATGACGAGACTAGAGCTCACACCATAACAGCGATAGGTAATCCATCTACTCTATACGGCCCAACTCTTACGATTACACCTCCATTGGTATCGGGATCGAATATCGATTTCTTCTTATTACGAAGATTTGAGGACAGTACTAATACAGTTCTGTTGCTAGGGGGTAAGCCTGGTGGAGGTACTAGTGGAGGTACTTTAACACCAAAATACGTTAGTGATGCGTTACAAAAAGGTACTTCTACCATATTAGCAAATTTATCATCAAAGAATTTAATTTAACATATTTATAATAAAAAAACAAATACATGGGATACTTAAATAACCAAGTAATAACAATTGATGCTATTCTAACTACCAAGGGCAGAGAACTGCTAGCAAGAAATGACGGTTCTTTTAGAATTACGCAATTCGCATTAGCTGATGATGAAATTGATTACACGTTGTATAACCCAACCCACCCATCAGGCTCAGCATATTACGGGGAGGCAATTGACAACTTACCTTTATTAGAAGCGTTTCCTGAAGATAGCCAGATTATGAAATACAAATTGGTTACCTTACCTAGAGGAACAGCTAAACTACCTATACTAGATTTAGGATATACAGCAATCACAATTAAACAAGGAGCATCTTTGTCCATCACTCCTCAAACACTAAACTACTCAGGAGGTAACAACTTTGAAAGTTCAGGCTACTCCTTTACAATTTCCGATGTTAGACTAGCTAATACATTTACTGCAACAGGTATTCAAACAGCTCAAGCAACAGCTGCAAATACAACAACTACAATTGGAACTAACGTGTCTAAAACAGTAGTAGGAACATCTCTGAGCTTTACAGCAACAACTGTGAACACTCTTTTTGGAACTACAAATACAGCACTATATGCAACATTAACAGTAGTAGGTAGAGATAGTGGAGCTAGATTAACAATTCCTGTAACAGTAAATAAAATATCATAAATATGTCATTCAAGAGATTAGAAACAGATGACTTCGTAATATCAGCAGATTCAATTACAGCTGCTATATGGACCAATAATAGCCCAACCTTAACGCAATTTTTTACATCATCAGTGCAAGCTGCAGGAGCAGCAGGACTGTTTTATCGTTCAGTGTACCAAACCGGATCAACTTTGACAGGCGCTGAAGTTCAGTTTGATCTAGTATACGGAAACAAAGCAGGATCAGGAAGTGCTCTTTACAACTCAGCAATTAATGGAAAATCTCCTACAACTACAATCTATGGACAATATAGAACACTAGTAAACGGAGATGAGAATACAGATTTCAGTTTTGGAGGAGTAACAGCAACTGAATTCTACGGAATATCAGTATCTAGAAACAGATACAAAGAATCCCTTTTTCCAGGATCTTTAACCCTAACTTTAAAATCAGGATCAAACACTTTAACTCTAACAGATGATTCGCAAGTAGTTTCTTCTATATCCTTTAAAGATGCAGGTAGAGTATTCCAACTTGTCTCAGGATCTGCAGGGGTTAGAAACACAGGAAGACAGGCAAACGGCTATACAGTAGCTTCTGGATCTTATGGCTGGTTTCTACCAGACATCGGTACTATCTTATTAAATCCACTAGCCCTTACAGCTTCAGTAGCAGATGGAGGAATGGCATTACCTACTAATAGATCAAGCAACTCAGACGGAGCAAATCTTAACACGATCTTTAACGCAATCTCAGGAGGAGCTTCTTTCACATTAAATTCACAAGAAACAATCACATCAGATTACATTTTTATAAGACCGAGATCATCTGAATTTAACTACTCCGAAAACCCCAGCTACATATCAGGATCTACAGGAGAGGTTATATATCCTGATTTTATCAATAATCCTCAAACTTATATAACAACTGTAGGATTATATAACGATACAAATGATCTACTAGCAGTAGCTAAGCTATCTAGACCTTTGAAAAAAGACTTTACGAAAGAAGCTCTTGTTCGAGTTAAATTAGATTTCTAATGAATGAGTGCGTTCAAAACATTACTAGCATCTGATTTAATTGTAACCCCTTTTACAGTTAATAAATCACTTTCCTTCACAGGAACAGAGTTTACAAGTTCCGCTGTAGGAATCGATAAGTATATAGGTAGGTATACAACAGGTACAGAGACGACAGGATTTTTCACAGGAAGTTACCCAGTCTATCAGAAAGCCGTTTATGATTCCGTAAAGCAACTATATTACTCAAACTATTCAGGATCTAGGTACAATGCCTCAGGATCTTTCGAAAATTACCTCTCATCGACGGTAAACTGGAGTATAGGAGATGCTTTCGATACATTTCCAAACACAGGGATCGATAGATACTTTCCATACACACAATCCTACAATGATAGTGTGATAGGGGTCATAACAATTCCTAGAAAATTGTACGGAAGTTATATAACACCAAGCTCTTTTGTACTAGACTACAAGGCAATTGTTGTAGGAACGGGATTAGTAAGTGGATCACTTTACGATGATGGGGAAGGTAATATACTAGCACATCCTCAAGATGTTCATGTAGGAAATATTATATATCAACATGGTATAGTCACTATTACAAATAACATAACAGTAGGAGCACTTACTGTTGCCGAATATGGTAAAGGTAGATATGGAACAATTGATCTTTATGGAAGTTCTGCAGGGAACGGGGTATTATTAGTACCAACTATTATCAACAATACAAACCTAACCTGCTCTTACCAAGCAAGCACCCAGTTATATGAAACACAAATTAAATGCACGATATCACCTAGCGAATTTAATACTACATTAAATCCAACGATATACGAAGGAACAGGATCTATATATGGATTTGCAACAAGTTCTTATTTTGCACCTTACGTAACCACTGTAGGATTATATAACGAAAACCAAGAACTACTTGCTGTAGCGAAGCTGGCACAACCTTTACAATCATCAACAACAACCGATACAACAATTCTAGTAAACATAGATCGATGAACCTTAGAGAAATAGTACAGCAGATAGTAGCTGAAAAGATTGCTAAAAAAAGCAACTGCTGCTACAAATGTGGACATATGCATAAAATGGGAACAGCCTGTCCAAAACCAACATACTCCAAATCAGATCCCAAACATTGCAAAAATAGAAAAAAATAACTATGTGGTTATATAAAGATAAAGAGGTTGCATCAATTGAGGATATGCCTCAAGGTACTATAGGTTTTATTTACAAGGTTACTCATAAAACGACAAACAAATCGTATATTGGTAAAAAGGTTTTACAACATACTCTAAAAAAGAAACTTACAAAAAAAGAGCTTGCTGAATTAACAGGACCAGGCAAGAAACCAACTTTCAAAAGAGTGAGTAAGGAATCCGATTGGAAAACATATTATGGATCTTCTAAACCTCTATTAGCAGTACTAAAAGAAGAAGGATCTGAAAACTTTACAAGAGAGATTATTAAGTACGTTCATACAAAGAAACAACTAACCTATTTTGAAACCAAGTACCTTTTCTCATACGGAGTACTAGAATACCCAGATCAATACTTCAATGATAACGTACTAGGTAAGTTTTATACAAAAGATTTGACATCGTTGGAGATTGACGATTAATTGTGTATATTATAGCATGGTTAATCAGGTTTTGATAGGTTTAGTAGATAAAGTACTGGGAACAGGAAAACCCACTGCTCGTAATAATCGAGCATACACTTGCCCTTTCTGTAATCACCACAAACCTAAGTTTGAAGTTAATTTCACACCAAACGAAAAGAATCAATATCCATACAATTGCTGGGTATGTGGAGTGAAAGGAAGATCGTTGGTAAACTTATTTAGAAAAGTAAATGCATCAATTGCTCAACTTGAGGAATTAGGTTTACTACTTAAAGTAAAAGTAACAAACGACCAATCTCAAACTCAAACTCTCAAAATACAATTACCAAAGGAATACAAAGCGTTATCATCGGTTTCTAAAGGAGATATTGTAGCAAGGCATGCAATAAGCTATTTAAAGAGGAGAGGCCTTAATAAGCATGATATTCACAAGTATAGTATAGGGTATTGCAGCAGTGGTCAATATGCAAATATGATCATTATTCCTTCCTACGACAATACTGGAGAATTAAACTACTTCATTGCAAGAAACTTTGATCAAAACTCCCCAGTCAAGTATAAGAATCCACCAATATCAAAAGACATTATTGCATTTGAGTTATTTGTTAATTGGAATTTACCAATAGTAATTTGCGAAGGAGCATTTGATGCCATAGCAATAAAAAGGAATGTAATTCCACTATTCGGAAAGATTATATCAACTACATTAATGAAGAAGCTTGTAACTTCACAGGTAGATAAAATATACATTGCATTAGATAAGGACGCACAAAAGCAAGCACTACAACATTGTCAACAACTTCTAGATTTAGGAAAGGAAGTTTACTTGGTTGACATGGAAGACAAAGATCCAAGTGAGATGGGCTTTGAGAATTTTACTAAACTAATTCAAACCACTTTGCCGGTAGACTACTACGATCTCATGCAGAGAAAACTCCAAATGATATGAGTATAACTAAAGGAATGAATGTTCTAACAGAGCATAAGAAGAAGAAAATTAACTTCGATGCTCCGTTGAAGCAAATAAACTTCTTAGACAGGAGAGTTTACAAAAGAGCTGAAGGAGTGTATTATCCATCAGTAACTACCATTCTAAACTACATGCCAAAGAATAATTTCTTTATGACATGGTTGAAGGATGTAGGGCATAATGCTGATCTAATCGCAAGGAGAGCAGCTGAGGAAGGTACACAAGTACATAAAGCAATTGAAGAGTTAGTAGAAGGGAATGAAATATCTTGGATTGACGATTACGGTAATGCTAAGTATAATGAGAATGTATGGGGAATGATATTGAAGTTTGCTGAGTTTTGGAATAACCATAAACCTAAATTAATTTCCTCAGAAGAATTTGCGTATTCCGACGAACATCAATTTGCAGGTACAGCAGACTTGGTAGTTGAAATGGATGGAGAGACTTGGTTACTAGATATTAAGACATCCAACGCATTACATAAGACTTATGACATGCAACTTGCAGCTTATGCAAAAGCACTGAAGGAAACTAGAAACCTCGAGATACAACGCACAGGAGTAATTTGGTTAAAATCTTCTAAAAGACAGACATCAAATAAACCAGGAGTGTATCAAGGTAAAGGTTGGGAGATTAAAATAGTAGATGAAATCGAATACAATTTTGACTTATTCCAGACAGTTTACAAACTTTACAAACTAGAAAACCCAACAACAGAACCAATTTACAGTTCATATCCTACCACGATTTCTTTATCTTTAGAATAGATATTTATTACTAAAACAGAATGATTAAGCTATTATCGTTATTTAAGGATGTTATCCAAGAGGGAGGGAATGTTTTTGGTACAACTGATCGCATTAAAAGAGAAGATATACCACCTACTCTTGATAGGTTTGTAGAAGAATTAGGTAAGATTTTTCCACAAAAGAAAAATACTTTTAAATTTCAAACCCTAGGATCTGTAGGACAGAAAGATGAATCAGGAGATATAGACTTAGGATATGATGGTAATAACCTTACGAAAGACGGAAAAGCTGATTTAGAAGGTTGGAACATCGATCCACAAGAGTTTCAAGAAACTTTTGATCGTATTAGAAAAAGAGTTAGATCGGCAACAGAAGAACAATCAACTAAACGAGCAATGCTTGAGCTGATTGCAAAACAAGTAATAGAAGCTCCAGGACCAATTAAAGCTGACATGAAAGCGGCAGGTAATGGTTCACTATTCTTCGAGTTTCCTCAGTTCGATCCTTCTGGAAACGAATTGGATAAGCATGTACAAATCGACATCAATGTAGGTGATTTAGATTGGCTGAAGTTCTCGTATTATTCTAAAGGATACACAGGAAATATAAAAGGGTTGCATAGAACACAACTACTAGTAGCTTTGTTTAAAAATAAAGATTTAATTTTCAATCACAATCTAGGAGTAAAAGATAAAGAAGGAAATGTATTAGCTAGAAATCCCCAACAAGTTCTAGATTTACTTAATAAAATTTATGGAACTAACATCTCTGAGGATATAATTTACGACTACTCAGAGTTAATGGATTACCTACAAGCAAACCTACCTGAATCAGAACTCAATTCAATTTACGATATATACTTAAAAATCCTAGACTCAACTAGAGCAGATATACCACAACACTTACAAGATTATTGGATTAAAAACCAAGAAAGGTTAGGCCTTAGAGGTAAGTTTTTACCAGACGATTCGAATCTAACAAAATATAAAATAGAAGCATGAGCGGTTCAGCAGGAGGACAAAGAATTTCACGAGCAGCAGTAGAAGCTACGGTCAAGGATTATATCGATAGAGTTCTTTCTAAATTCAAAGGATTCAAATCAGCAAAAGTATCCGGATCATATAATTACAGCGATAAACAAGACTTTGGCGATCTTGATCTAATTGTCTTTATTGAAGGAGATGATAAAAAACAAGTAAAAGATGCTCTTGCTAATTATTTACAAAGTCTACCCGATGATGTAATAGTTCCTTTTAAGAGTGAAAAGTACGCAGGGAAGAAACTTCTCAAACCAGGAGAGCTTGTAACCGTTTTATATCCAATAGCAGGAGTGCCAGGAGAATTTGTACAAATTGATAACATAGTAGCAATCTCACAACAGGAAGAGCAGTTTAAACAGACCTTCTTGGATGTACCTGCTGCAACTCAAGGTTTAATTTTAGGACTAGTAAAAGCAGCAACTGTTGAGGAAGATCCACAACAAATCTTTAAAAGATTAGGAATAACAGATGTACCAACTCCTGAAGAAAATCAAGAATACGATTTCAATTTAAGTGGAGATAAATTATCACTTAGATTAGTAACACTGGGAGATGGTTTTAAGGAGTTAGGTAGAGAAGTAGTTTGGACATCTCAAAATTGGAGCGATGTCGAGAAGCTGCTTTCAAATTATGATTTAAACGTACCTTTTGAGGATCTACTTAAACAAGTAAAATCTAATCTGTCAACAGAACGAGGTAAGAATAGAGTAAAAGGAATTTTTAGGTCAATGGTTTCGGTTAAGAGTGGTGAGGTTGGAACTCCAAAAGGAGATGATAAGGAAAAAGCACTTACACAAGTAGCAGCTTTAGAAGGTAAGTATTCACAACTTACATTAGAATTAATTAAACCTTTCTTAGGTGAGCAAGAAGAATCACCACAATCAATCGCAGTATTTCCAGGAGCATTTAAACCACCTCATAGATCACACTTCGAAGTTATCCAAAAAGTAGCTCCAATGGTGGATGTTGTGAAAGTATACGTATCTAAGCAGCCAAGAGGAGGAGGGAAAGAGGTAACAATAACGCAAGATCAAGCATTAAAGGTCTGGGATATATATAAAAATTATCTACCAAACAACGTAGAGATTATACCAGCAACTAATGCAACCCCTGTTTTAGACGCGTATCAGGAGATAGAAGCACATCCTAACAATCAATACTTAGCTATCTATGGAAAAGGTGAGGAAGGGCGCTGGAAAGCTGTTGAAAAGGATCGTAACAAGTATGGACATGTTAAAACTGTAAACTTAGGAGATATTGAGGGAGTATCTGCAACAAAGATTAGAACCTTACTAGCACAAGGAGATGATGCCCAACTTATTGAGTATTTACCTAGCATAAGTGAAGAAGACGCTTTAGAAGTTTTACACATATTACTTGGTACAGTAAGAGAGTTTGTTACACGTAAGGATTTAGAGGATGTAGAGCAAGTAGCTGATACAGAATTAGCTCCCGTAGACGTAACATTTGATAGACATTTTACAGATAGAGTAAACGATCCGAGAAACACTCCAGAAATCTCTAAAGAGGAGTTAATAGACTTTTTTAAAAAACTAGCCAAGAAGCAGGGAGCTCTTAAATCTCTATTGAATAAAGACAGTGAAGTAGTTGCCAAAGATATGCAAAGAGATTTAAACACTCCAATTATCGCTACACAAAAAGATAAATCAGGGGTTAAGCAAATAGCACCTAAAACTATCATGCGTAAGAAAAACTTCAATACTCCAAATAAAACTATATTTGTAGAGAAGAAAAAATAATAAATGTCTCAAACGATATTTCTTGATTGGAATGATGACCGGGTAGGAACTTGGGATGGTAACGACTTTGTATGGGAGTTTGTTGCTATTGTTATTCCCGATACTATTCCAACAACTGGAGGTGGTAGTTATGATGAGAGTGGAGCAAGAAAAAAACGTAGAACACGGATCAAACTAATCACTTTCATTGATAACAAAGAGATAACAGAGGTAAAAGAAATAAAAGAATTTCCAAGTATATTTATACAAGACGCAAAGTTCGTCCAAAAAGATGGTATTAAACTTGAAATCAAACTGTAATGTATATAGTATATCTTGACCAACCTAAGACATTTGAATGCTCAATCCAATTAGAAGGAGCTTCTATTTCAAATTCGAAAGCTAGGTTGATAATGGAAACCAAAGAAGGTCTTAATTTTATTTTCAATGGAAAAATAACAGACGACGGTAAGGTTTCTATTCCTATTACAAAACTAAAAAACATCATCAAAGAAGAGCAGAGAGGAAAAATTATGCTAGAAGTCATTGCAGATGACGTGTACTTCTCACCTTGGTCTTCTGATTTTGAAACAGCTCTAATGAAAAAGGTCCAAGTTACAGTAAACGAGGAGATAACCAAACCATCTAAACCAAGCGTATCAGTTACAATACACGAGCCTGCAAAACAACCTATTAGAAAAGTTGACCATTTGTTAGAAATTGTTTATATTCTAGCTAAGAATAAAATTACAATTCTAAACATTAAAGAAAATCAAAATAGGTTAAGTACTATAATTGATAAGTACGTAGTTAATAAGAAACTCGATAAATCACAACTAAACGAAATTTTAACAAAACTACCTCAAAAATTATACGAGCTAACCTACAGTAAATAACTAAGGTATGCCTAATCCGCTATATAATCTTTTTGGTAAGAAAGTTTCCGATACCTACCACTCACTTCTACAATCAGGATCGGATGGTAAATTTTATGATGGGGATGGAAATGAGGTTACTATTAATGCCACCATTCCTGATATCTATGTTCTAACAAGTTCATTTAATAATTTTACATCTTCCTATAATACCGGATCATTTACCGGTTCTTTTACTGGTAGCTTATTAGGAACTGCATCTTATGCATTAAATGGAGGAGTAACTCAAATCACAGCAGGAACAGGTGTTATTATTTCTCCACCTACTGGATTAGGCAATGTAACGGTAACATCGTTAGCACCAAGCTATAACACAGCAACAGGATCTTACGGATCTTTTTTCAGTACTGGATCACAAACAGCAGTACTAGCGACAGAAATATACTCAATGTCTATTTCAACAACAGACATTTCAAATGGAGTATACATAAGCGGATCAGGAGATCCATATAACACCTTCGTTAAGTTTACTAATGCAGGAACTTACAACATTCAATTTTCAGCACAGTTCTCCAATTCAGGAAACAACCCATCAGATGTAATTATTTGGTTGAGAAAAAATGATGCATCATCTGTTAATGATTTAGCTGATAGTTCTGGAATATGTACTGTACCTGCTAAAAAAGGAACAGTTCCCGGTCAGCTTATAGCAAGTTGGAATTACCTTATTAACGTAGTAGCAGGAGATTTTATACAATTACTATGGCATACTGCCGATGCAAACGTAATTACATTAGAAACTATAGCTGCAGGAACAAATCCAGCCCACCCAAGAACACCAGCACTTATCTTAACTGCCCAAAGAGTAGATACTTTTCTAAGCAACACAGGATCGTTTAGTGGATCGTTTACTGGAGAATTTACAGGAAGCTTATTGGGAACAGGAAGCTGGGCTGTAAGTGCAAGCCAAGCAGTAACATCTTCGTATTCTAATACATCACAAACTACGTCAACAATCACAGTAAACTCTTTTGGAAGTAATGTAGAGAGTTATCTACTGATGTCAAACGTAGTTGCATTACCTGGTGTAGCAATAGGAGGTGATGCTGATTTAAGATATAATGCATCAACTAATAGACTCTCTGTAGGATCTATATCAGCTACAAGTTTAACAGGCTCTCTACAAGGAACAGCTAGCTGGGCAGATAATGCAACAACAGCGAGTTATATATTAAATGCTGTTAGTAGTTCATTCGCATCAACTGCTTCATTTGCTCCAAACTATCTGTTAGTAAGCAGCACTAGCTCAATGCTAGCTCCATACGTCTTGAGTTCTCAAACATCTAGTTTTGTAACAAATTCTCAAACAGGATCATTTATAACAACAGCATCAGTTAGTTTAAATACGATTACTTTTACAAAAGCAAACGGTACAACTTTCCCGATCACCGTAGACACAGGATCAGGAGGCGGAAGTGGAGCAGGATTTCCATTTTCAGGTAGTGCTGTAATAACTGGATCATTATTTATATCAGGTTCAGCAGGATTAACTATTACAGGTAGCGGTATACTTACCGCAGGTGCAGTTGGAGGTGATGAAGGAGGGGAAATTTTACTAGGTAAAGCTATCACCAATACTACATTAACAGGTTCCGGAGTTACAATTGATGTATACCAGAATAGACTTAGGATATTTGAACAAGGAGGTTCAAATAGAGGAGGATATTTCGATATTACAGACTTAGCCACAGGAGTAGGTACAAACTTATCAACCGCAGAAGTAACACTAAACAGACAAGCAGCTAGCTATGTTTTGGCACTTACGGACATAGGTAAATTAGTAGAGATGAACGTAGGTACTGCCAATACATTAACAGTACCGTCGAGTTCAACTGCCAACTTTCCAATTGGAGCTAAAATTGATATAGCACAATACGGAGCTGGTCAAACGACAGTAACTACCGGAAGTGTTAACGTACTATTACGAAGTGCAGGTAATGCGACTAAGCTAGCTGCCCAATATGCAGGGGCAACTGTAGTAAAAATAGCTACAGACGAATGGTACTTGTTTGGGAATATAACAGTATAACGGCATGATAGGAACAGTAGCAAGTAATCAATTAACTCAAGAATATATTCAAATATTGAGTCAATCCAACGTTGCTCTTTCTGGCGTACGGCCTACCTATGTCAATCAATTAAAGCAAGATACATTAGTTAGATCCCTAAAACAAGATGGATCTTGGAATCTTATAGACGTTTTGTATATATTTGCTAATGATGAATCAACAGGTAATTTTGCCTTACTGAATTGGACTAATCCATCTCTATATTCATTAACAAAAATTAATTCACCTGTGTTTTTTTCAAATAGAGGGTATAGTAGTGCAAACTCTACTAACTATCTTTCATCATCATGGGCACCATCCAATGGAGTTAATTTTCAACAAAACAGTGCTTCAATAGGGGGCATGGTGTATAATACACCAACTGCTAACAGCTCAAGTGCTTTAATAGGAACAAATGGAGCAACCCAAAATGCTGTATTTCTAGTACCCAGGACAGTAAGTACGTATAGAACATCTCTAAACCAAGCCACGTTGAATGCTAGTACTATTCCTCAAAACTTCATGGCAAGGAGAGTGATAGGAGCATTCAGATCACAATCACTAAACTACGATCAATTTTACCCATCTTCAAGTACTGTAGATGCGTTTATTAGACCAACAACCAACATGACAAGCTCCGCTCCTACAACACAACAAGTCAATATATTATCAGCTAATCAGAATGGTACTAGACTATACGGAGGAGATTTAACAGCATCAATGGCCTGGTTTGGAGGATACGGAATTGTAAATAGATTAGCAACATTTACTGGTTCAATGACAACTTATATAAATTCAATTTAATATGAGAGTATTAAAAGGCAATCCACAACAGATAGCAATGTTAAATGGGTATCACAATAATAATTCAACTTTACTATTCCTTCCAGACTACGCAGGTAATATGACAACCTCTGTTAATGTCGTAGATAATCCTGATTTTGAAGCAATACGAGACGAACTACTACAACTAGAGGAAATAGAGTACGTAGAGTTCCCCATACAAGATGATATTTAATTAAAAGATATGTTCAAACATCATTTAGCCTCCCTGACAAAACACATGGTAGAATGCGGAATGCCCATTACTCCACTACCATCTGTGCAATTTATACACAACGACGAGGAGAATGCACAAGATATCCTAGGTAGAACAGCATATTACGAACCACAAAGTAAATGCATTGTACTTTACACTAAAGGAAGACATCCTAAGGATATACTAAGATCTTTTGCACATGAGATGATCCACCACATGCAAAATATAGAAGGAAGATTGAATCACATAGATACAACTAACGTAAACGAAGATCAAAATTTATATGAACTAGAGTTGGAAGCATACTCAAAAGGTAATATGTTATTTAGAGAGTGGGAAAACTCTTGCAGAGCATGATTAAATTAGAACAACTACTAAAAGAAATACAACAACAGGATTATCGTATTTATTGTGATCTTGATGGAGTCTTGAGTAATTTTGACGGTAGATTTAAAGAACTCGTAGGCGATTCGCCCGACAATTACAAAGATCAATACGGCAAGAAAGCGTTTTGGAGAGCTATAGATGATCAAGGTGAGGAGTTCTGGTCAGGAATGAAACCAATGCCAGATGCTAAAAAGCTATGGAATTACATAGGCAAGTATAAACCCGAACTACTATCAGCACCATCGAGCAAGCAATATTCACACACAGGTAAACAACTATGGGTAGATCAACACCTACCAGGTGTAACTCTGAACCTAAAACCCGCAACTGAGAAGCATTACTACTGCACAGGACCTTATGACATCTTAATAGACGACAGAGCAGACACGATTCAAAGATGGAATAATGCAGGTGGTGTAGGAATTCTACATAAAAATGCACAAGATACAATAAACCAACTAGCTGAGCTAGGTTTATGATATATTTATAACTAAAATAATCCATATGAAATTACAACATTTTAGAAAATTAATTAGAGAAATGGTTGAAATGGAGCTAGATGAGAAAAGAAAAGCTCCAGACAGAAAGCTAGAAAAAGACGAACTAGGAAAATTCTTCGTAGTAGTGAAAGTTACCTCAGAGGATTCTGATCCAGTAATGACAGTAAACTTGCTAGATTTTGCTCACAAAATTAAGAGTGGTGAAATTCCATTGGAAAAACTTGATAGTGTATTTTCTAAAAGTGGATCTGCTCGTAAAAGGGCTAATGAGATTTTGAAAGTAGTTAAGGAAGAGAGAGAAGCTTTGGAAGAAGAAATGGAAAAGATCCGCGAATTAAGAAGACAGGAAGAGGAAATGAAAGCATCAGCAAAGTCAAAAGTTAATAAGTTAAAAGGAGCATAATGTCCAGCAACGTTTTGAAAAGAGAGTTTAGAGAAAAAGATGTGCAACGTCTTCGAAATTTGATTACCAACAAACAAGGTAATAAAACCTCTATCTCTACAGGTTACAATAAAGATGAGATTGTACGTAATGAGGGAGATGTGTGGGAGGAGGATGGTAGAAAGTGGACTGTTAAAAATGGAGTTAAGTCAAACATTACAAAATTAGATGGGGCTAGAAAAACAGCAACAATGCCGTTATTTTGTCCATGTTGTAGTAAATTAATGAAGCATAAGTTCGATAAAGGATTCTATATGCAATACTACAAATGTTACGATTGCGTAGTAAAGATTGAAACTAAGTTACGAGCTACGGAAAAATGGGATGATTACGAAAAAACAATCCATAATGGAGATGTAGAAGGGTTAAAGAAAGATGTGACATTGTTTATGGAGAGTTTGTTAACAGAATCAAATCAAGGATTTGTAACAGAGCAAGGTGACATCGAGCAGTGGAAGTCAGGAGGTAGGGATAAAGAGTTATTAAAAAAGCAGTTGGACGAAGCAATTAATTACTTAGATTCTTTAAAAAAATAAACTATGGAATTTATACTACCTGTAGTATTAGCATTAATAACCTCTATTCTTGGACCTATCGTAGTTGAATGGGTGAGAAAAAAGCTTAATAAGACGCCAATTAGCGATCCCTTAGCAGAGGCAATAGAGCACAACCAGGAGATAGATCACCAACTTCAACTGATAATGGATGAAACTGAGGCTAGTAGAATTTGGATAGCCCAATTCCATAACGGAGGTCATTTCTACCCTACAGGTAAATCCATTCAAAAATTTTCAATATTTTACGAAAGAGTTGCTCCAGCGGTTAATTCCATCATGGAACTTTTCCAAAATATCCCAGTATCACTGTTTCCAAAAGCGCTAGGACAGCTATTTAAGGAAAGGGAGTTAATAATACTCGACTGTGAAAACGATGAAAACTTCGATTTACCATCTATACCAGGAGAAAGAGGTAGTCAATCCTTTTATATGTTGAGTATCCACGATACTGATGATAGATTCATAGGAGTATTAGCTTTGTCTTTCGTAGATAAAGGAAGAAGATTAACAAAAGAAGAGTGGATATTTATTAGAAGTCGAACAGGAACGATAGGTATGCTCTTAACAAACTATTTAAAAAACGTAAAAAAACAATGACAGATTCTTTCAGCATACATAATTGGCAGTTGAAAAACGCCATTGAAGAGTATAGACAAATACTAGAGCCAGTTCCAGGACCTATACAAGAAGACGAGGTTGAAATTCTATGGAATAACCTTCGTAACCACACAGAAGTTAGAGCTGATATCATAGCAGCAGCATCACCCATAGCAAATGTAAACAGTAAAAGTTTTAATTGGGGAGACTTGAAGTCAAAACTTAGAGGCCTTATTGTTGGTTATTTCAACAATCACCCTAGAGAATTCTATTATTACGAGGGTATAGCACAATCTATTTAAAGGTACTATTTATAATGAGAACTAAAAAGCTACTTGATAATGTCGAAACTCTCGCTCGATCATTAGCACAAAGGTATGATCTCAACTATGATTTAGTATTAGCAGCCGTAAGACAAGTTCTACAAAAGTTTAAAAAATTGAATGAAATGAATACAATTGAAAAATTAACCTGGCAGAAAAAAGCTGGAATTATTTCCGAAACTCAATATAGAGAAGCTGTAGAAGCTCTTACATCTGAGGATGCTATTCGTAAAATGATACGAGAATCTCTACCAAGCATACTTAACGAAAAAAAGAAAAAAGCAAAGGCTAGTAAGGAAGAAACCCCTCCAGCAGAAGATGTAGATATGGATATGGAAGACACATCAACAGAAGGAGATGATTTTGGCATGGATGCTGCTGAAGCACCAGCTCCAGAAACAGCAACACCTCAAGATGTCCAAAAAGAGTTAATGGATGCGTTGGAGGCTGCAAAGAAGATAGGAGATGTTAAACTACAAAGACAAATTAGCAACGCATTAACCTACTTCACTCGTCAACAAGTAGCAGGATCGGAGGGAGAAGCTTCTACTGCAGCACCTGCGTTGTAATATTGAAAAAATATACTGATATTATCAAAAGACATGACAAAAGAGGAGTTTGTAGGGCTTATTAGAAAAGCAGTTAGGGATAAAGTAAAGTCAGGAAAACTAGCTCTTCCAGGTAAAGGAGAGGTTACTATCCCTAGTAAATTTCCAACAGTGGAAGAAACGTTGGTAAAATTGCTAACAGACCAGTACCCTCTTTTTGTACAAGATATATTATGGATTGCTCCTCGTCCTACAACTTTTAAAGTAGTGTTTAAGAATAATCAATCAATGCTTATGGTTAAAACAGACACTGATTGGATGGTTCAAATAGAAGGTAAAAAATATTACATGCCTTCTTTGCAAGATGAACAAAGAGCAGCAGAGGCGATTGCAAGAGTATTAGGATACGGACAAGCCAAAGGTGCGGCAGGAGAAACAGCTCCACCAGCGGGTGAAGGAGGAACAGCAACACCACTTCCACCAGCTGAAGAAACCCCACCATTTGAAGCTCCCGAAGAAACCCCACCCGCAGTTTAAAATGATGCAAGACGTACTAGATAAATTTTTAAAGGAAGTAAGTTATAAATTTCCAAAAGGATATCCTGACATGAAAAACCCTCAGGATATTAAGTTATTAAATAAATTAGTTATGGAATATACAAATGAAGCAGAGGATCCTCAAATAGAACCTCAAGCAGATTCAACACAGCAATCATTATCAGAATACGATCAGATAATAGCAAGTACTATAGGAGACGGAAAAACTTATCCCAAGCCTACCGGTGCATACAAGATTGGACAAGATGGAAATGTAAATAGCACTGATTTAAAATTCTATAAAGAGCTGTATTATAAAAGTCCTAAAACTGCAAAAGGAGGAGAATCAAGTAAAGGATCAGGTCACGGTGAAATAGCAATGTACTGGCTTTTACAAAAAGAATATCCAGGACAAGTTCAGGATAATAGAAGAGAAGGTAAAGACGCAGCAGATTTAAAAATAGGTAATACAACCTTAGAGGTTAAAGCTGTAGGTACTAAACAAGTTCAATATGGTCGTATAGGGAGTGAAGGGGGAATCTTAGGATTGTTAAATGTAGTATTTGGAAGTACGGCAATGGACAGTGCAATGGATGGTGAAAACTTCTTAAATGATGGAAGTGCCTTAGGCTTCACAAAAGATCAACTAGTAAAAGCAGTAACCGCCTTCGACAAACTCAGAACAAACCAAGGCTTACGAGCATTGGCAAAAGGAGATGGTGTACCAAAGATAGACTTCATAACTCAAATGATGACTAAGCTCGACAAAGCACATCTTGCTATGGGCGAGTATAAAAACGCAGAAGAAGGAGCAGGTAAAGTGTTACTAGATCTACTAGCCAAAAAAACAATTAGTAAAATGGGAGGAGATGGCTACTTAGTAGATCTCACACCGCAAGGCGGTATGAAATACTACCATCTTACATTAGATTACGTAAAAGGTCTTGATCCAAAGGATGCTTTAAATAGCGTAGTAGTTAACCAAGGGCAGTTGAAAGTTAACTTTGGACAGCTGTTGAGCAAGAAGCAATAAAAACAACTATTTATTAGCATGAAGCTAATAGACATACTAAAGGAATCAATCCAACCGGCTAAGAAGGGTTGTTCATGCGGTTGTAACTCGTGTGACAACGCTCCAAAGCTAAAAGACACATCAACCATCATATCGGAAGGTTTACAATACCATATCGCGAATAAAAAACCTATTACCGATACGTTATATAGGTACGGTAGCGATGCTCACATTAAGCTTATTATTGAAACTCGTCAACTATTAGAAGAAGGTCGTATTGAGCTTAGTGGAGATGATTTAGAACTATTCGAAGAGAGTGACTTAGGTAGAATAGGAATCTACGAAGGACAAAAAGTCCTTTTAGATTACCCACTACTAGAAAACGAAGAAATCGACGAAGCTAAGCACGGCGGAAAAGATGTACAACTCAACAAACCTAGAAGAGGTGGTCCTAAAAAGTTTTTTGTTTACGTTCGCAAACCTGGAGGAGGAATTAAGAAGGTAGCATTTGGAGCTAAAGAAGGAGGAGGTAACCTAGCTGTTAAACTCAACGATAGAGAAGCAAGACAAGCTTTTGCTAAGAGACATAAATGTGCACAGGCAAACGATAAAACAACTCCAAAGTATTGGAGCTGCAGACTTCCAAGATACGCAAAAGCATTAGGATTAAAATCAAACTTTACAGGATTCTGGTAAAAAATAAAATATGGCAAATAAACTAACACAAATGAACGAAATGTTGGCTGCTTCCAATGAAGCAATCACAACCCCAATGACTCTTGCACCTGAGGTGGTTAAGATGTTAATAGAGAGAATTGGAGATGAGTATACAGCACACTACTTCTACAGAAACGCTGCAAACTGGTGCAAAGAGAAAGCATATTTCAGAGCAGCAGCTTTTTTTGATGGAGAAGCATCAAACGAATTAGAGCATGCCAAGTTAGTGCAAGATTATTTAGTGGATTGGAACACTCTTCCAGTTATTCCACCCGTATCAATGGTACCACAATTTTGTAACCTAATCGATATTGTAAACAAAGCATACGACTTAGAGTACGGCTTGTATTTGAAGTACAACGAAAACTCAGCAGCAGTATTTCCAGCAGATCTAGCTACATTCGACTTCCTACAAGAACTAAGAATCGGACAGAGAAAATCAGTAGCAGAGTACTCAGATCTACTAAATGCTGCACAGCTAGTAAATGTATCAAATAACTTTGAGGTTCTATACTTCGAACAGACATACTTTCCTGAAGTAGGATAATGACTAATCTTACTGACATATTAAAAGAAATTCTTCTTGATGAGAAAAAGAAGAGAGACAGATGTCTACGTATTGCAGATCGTAAGTATGATAAACCATCTGCATATAAATCAGGTGCTGTAGTTAAATGTCGTCAAGGTAAGATTTGGAAAGATTTGAAAGAGAATTGGCAAGATACTTCTTGGGAAAATGAAAAAGGGCAAAAAATAACCTTACCGCAGTTATTAGATGTTATAAAAAACTACCCTGTTAAAAATATTCCTGTAAAAGACGTAGAAAAAATAGTTATCAGAAAAGACACAGGAGGTATAGAATCTGATAGATTGGACAAAGCGGATACTCAACATCCAATTATAATTGTTGTAGACGATAATAATAATCTTAAATATATTCTAGACGGTAACCACAGAGCCAATAAGGCCATAGATAATGAATTAAAAACCATTCCAGCTAAACTAGTAAACATTAAAGAATTACCACAAGACTTTCAAAATGTTTTAACTGAAGAAGAATCACTACGAAAGTGGTTCGGACGCAAAGGAGCACCTGGCAAATCGAAAGGTTGGGTAGATTGTAATACTTGTCGTGATGGTAAATGTAAACCGTGTGGCAGACAGGAAGGAGAGAAAAGATCAAAATATCCATCATGCAGACCAACACCAGCAGCATGTAAACAAAAAGGTAAAGGTAAGACGTGGGGTAAAACTAAGGAAAACCTAGACCCTAAAACATTCAAAGATACAGGAAAAGCCGCACCATACGGTTCAGGATATAAACCAGCATGATATGATAACTCTATTAGAAATATTAAAAGAAGCATCTAAGGAAAAAACTGAACGTTTAGAAAAACAAGATGTAAAATTTAAAATACCAAAATTAAATTATTCATACTCTTCTCTTCAACCGTACATAGATAAGGAGACTATGGAAGAGCATTTCAATAAACATTTTAAAGGATACACGGATAAACTTAATGCTGAATTAGATGAAAAATCTATCAGAGTAAAAGCTGAAAATCAAATTGAAGCTATTCAAATAATACTAGGTAAATATCCTAAAAATGATATTATTAGAAATAACGGCGGCGGTTTTTACAATCACGTCTTGTATTTTGAAAACATTACACCCGACTATAAGGCACCTTCAACTAAGTTTAAAAACTTATTAGAAAAAAACTTTAATTCATTTTCCGAATTTAAAGAAAAATTTAAAGAAGCTGGTTTAAAGCAATTTGGATCAGGTTGGGTATTTTTAATTCAAAAAGGAAATAAATTAGTCATAGAATCATATGCTAATCAAGATAATCCGTATCTTGATAAAAATTTTAAAGGCAGAATTTTAATTGCTATGGATGTTTGGGAACATGCTTACTACCTAAAACATAAATCCCAAAGAGGAAATTATATTAATGATTTTTTTAAAGTAGTAGATTACAAAGTAGCTGAAGAAAGATTAGAAATACCAAATACTTTATAAAGAATATCCAATATGTTAAATAATAACATCCCGTTTTTTAAATGTTTAATCAAACAGTCGTATTTTACAAAAGATGTTAGAGATGCTGAGATATACCATGATGCTTATGCTTTTGGAATTCAATCAGTAACAGGAAAAATTCTTACATTTCACGTAATGACCGATTATGGAATGTTAAGGTCGAGAGTTCCCATCTCAGAATTGTATATAAAAAAACCTGTAAAAGATATCCCATACTACTACAAGCAACTGTGGGACTGTTTTGATAATGACAGCACTGTGGTTTTTTATGAATACCTCAAAGAAAAACGTTGCAAAGTGATCCTTAGAGATAAAACATTTACCTGGGCAACTTACATGTTTACCGTAGACTGGCAAAATAACCCATACAGCGACGAACCCAGTGACTACAAGTGTGGACACGTACTTAGAGCAGATGATGGTTATTTAATGTGTATGCCAAATAATAGAATTTTTTGGAAAGATTCTAATTGGATCACTAAAGAGTTTCCTATTGAACCTAAGGCAATTAAAGTAGATACTGAATTATTAGCAGTAGAATCTGTTGCCGACCGATGGATAACAGAGGATACTGATTCATTTTATTACGATATCCATGAAGCCGTACAAAGACCTAAAAGTCACTAATAAGTATATTCTTCGAGAATTTTCACAAAACATTGATCCTATCGAACTTATGTGGCATAGGGATGATGAAGATAGGATGGTTGAAATAATAGGAGAAACTGATTGGAAACTGCAATTAGATAATCAACTTCCAACAAGCATGAACGAGCCTATATTTATACCAAGACATGAATGGCATAGAGTCATTAAAGGAACAGGAAATCTTACTTTGAAAATACACAAACTGTGAAGAAACTAATATTAGAAATAGTAGAACTTAGTAGCGACGAAAGATCTCAAATAGATCAGATCATACCTAAGATAGTGCAAGCATACCAAGAAGGTAAAGCAGTTAAAGGAGGAGCGTATCCGGTAGGAAGCATAACGTATAAAATGAGGTCAGCAGAAAACCTACCTCGACTACAGAAGCAGCAGAAAGATTTACAAGCTAAACTTGAGAAAGCTCCAGATGATCAAAAACCACCTATACAAGATAAATTAAGTAGGATAGACAAAGCCATATCGACCGAATCCCAAGGAGGAAAAGTTAGCATATTACTATCGAACGGACACAGACAACATCCAGAAAACGTGGAAGGTTTATACCTACCTGTAAATCTTACAAATTTACAAGATAACGTCATAAGCATTAGTCAAAATCTCGTTCAGAAATACTACGGATTAAAAGGAAAACTAACTGGTAGAGAGAAGGAAGGTGAGCAACAACTACGTCGAGTTTTAACTCACGAATTAGTCCATGCTAAAGATCCAACACTAAACCACCTTAGTCCAAACGCACAAGGAAGACGAGCAAGACCGGGAAGAGAGGAGACTGAGCAATCTGGTGAATTTAACATAGAAGCATATTTTAAAAAACCAGAAGAAGCACTAGCTTTCTCAAGCCAATTGAACGAAGTAATAACGAGATTAATATCTACTTGGATCAAAGATAACTTAAAGACAGGAGAGGAAATAGTAACTAAAATTCCTGGAGTGGGTGTTCCAATAATTCAACAAACCGATAAAGCTCTATACGCAAAAGCTGAAGAAATACAAGACGCATTACGGGACCTAGATCAGCTATTTGCTAAAGGGTTAAGAGCTAGAAGTTTTTCTCCTTTGGGTAAAGCGTTTATGAAGGAGATAGAAAGTGAGGGACTTTTCAAGAAGTTTTTTAATAAAATTTACAAATTCCTAGAAAAAATAGGATTAAGTAAAAAAATAGAAACTCCTCAAGACAGCTATATTCAAGCAATGGAACTACTTAAAAAATACAACCCAAAAGGATACGAAGCAGCAGCTAAAGGATTTCGAAAGAGCTTCAAAAAACTAGAGCTAGCAATTAATGCAGCACTATATAAGAGAATGGTAGCATTACTTAAAGCTGCTGACGATCTTCCTGGATTACAAAAAGAAAAAACTAAACTAGAAAAAGAACTACAAGCTTTAAAAGCAATCCCAGCAACTTCTAGAGAAAAGAGAGCAGAGTTGGAGAACCAAATAGGGCAGCTTGACTCTCTACTAAAAACAGCAACTCGGATCAATAAAAATCCAAATACTGCAAAGATTATACAAATAGCAGTTGAAGGAACTGACCCTCCAAGAGAGGAGATAGCAGATTCAACGAAGGTTAGTCAAATTAAAACAGAGCTTGAAGCAGCGAAAGGGAAGTTATATCCTAAACAAGCGGTAACTGAGATAACAGCTTTAAAGAATAGATTAGTAGAACAAGTTTATAAAAAAATAATTGAACTAGTACAAAGTTAAAAAATAAGAAATGTCAATAGTAGTTGTAGGAGCAGGCTTAGCAGGGTTATCAGTAGTAGATACCTTACTACAGAATGATATGAACCCACAAGAAGTAGTGTTAATCCACGAAGGAGTAAATCCATGGGATCGTGATAGTATATACGGATTTGGAGGAAATACATGGACTAACAAACTTACGTTAACAAAAAAATTACAACTCTTACCCGAACTACAAAATTACTTAGATCCTCAAGACATAGACGTGAAGATAGCACAGGCAAGTACTTTCATAAGTAAGTATACTAACAGCAGAGCAGTGGAATACGAGGATCGAATTGAATTAGATTCCGAAACAGTAAATTATTTTTTAGCAAAAATATGGGCTGATTTTAGAAACAACCAAATTAAAATAGAAGGTGAGTCAGTCTGTAGGCAAATAACTAATATAAGCAATTACATTATTTACGACAAACAAGGAGAGGATTTTCAACACGAGCAACGCTTCACTAAGTTAGTTCTTGCAACAGGAAGAGATGGATACAACGTGGCACACTCCTTAGGAGAATACGCTGCAGGTTTGGCAGATATTCCACTTAAAATAGTCACACCAAGTACTTTACAAGTTAACAAGAACTGTACTTTATGTAATATGGAAAGTGTTTATGTCGTAGGGAGTATATTAGGCTATACGAATCCTATGGTGTCAATTATCCAAGGAATTATAGCAGGAGAATCAATAGCAAAAAGTATATAATGAAAAACATAGTAATATTGTGGATTATATCCATAGGTTTAGCAGTAGGAATAGGATGGTACTTACACAAAGAACCAACCACTCCACCACCAAGCACAGACAGATATCAACATCAGATTGACAGTTTGATAAAATACAACGATAGTTTAAATACTCTCGTTGATCTCAACAACAAAGATATTTCTCGATTAAGAGATTCAATTAATAAAGTTGAAGCAGGAATTGACAGGAAAGAAGATAATTTAGATAAACTAAAAAAAGATTATGAACAAAAAATTAAGCGTATTGATAGCTTGTCTTCTGATGAGCTTACCAAGCTTCTCACAGAAAGGTACAAGTGATTCTTTAATACTACTTCCTAAGTCTATTGTAGTTAAAATTACAAAAGATTTGGAAAGATATGATCTATGTAAGAAAGAAGTTCTAACAAAAGACAGTGTTATTCGTGATTATATTACTATAAAACATATCAACGATAGTATTATACATAAGCTAGACAGCAATCAAAACATACACCTAACACAAATTTCCAACTGGGAAAAAGCAGATTCTACACGGAATTTACAAGTAACTGGGTTGAAAAATGACGTAGAAAAGTACAAAACTCAACGTAATTGGGCAGGTGGACTGGGTGTAGCTTTAACGGTTTTGGCGATACTATTCCTATGAGTCAACCAGATTTAAGAGAGGCAATACGCCTAGAATTCATTAAATGTGCACAAGATCCAGCGCATTTTATGAAGAAATACTGTTACATTCAACACCCTCAGAAGGGTAGAATCCTATTTAATCTGTACCCTTTTCAGGGAAAAGTATTAAATTTATGGAAAGATAACAAGTATAATATCGTTTTGAAGTCGAGACAGTTAGGAATTTCTACACTTGGTGCAGGATATTCTCTATGGTTAATGTTATTTCATAAGGATAAAAACGTACTTTGTATTGCAACTAAGCAAGAAACTGCTAAGAATATGGTTACCAAGGTGCGTTTTATGTATGAACACCTACCTTCTTGGCTTAAAGTAACAGCGGATGAGAATAATAAACTATCATTAAGGCTGTCAAATGGCTCTCAAATCAAAGCAGTATCAGCTGCATCCGATGCAGGTCGTTCAGAAGCTGTGTCATTATTGCTGATCGACGAGGCTGCTTTCATCGATGGCATTGGAGAAATATGGGCTTCTTCGCAGCAAACACTTGCAACGGGTGGGGGAGCAGTAGTATTATCAACTCCAAATGGAGCAGGTAACTGGTTTCACAAAACATGGGTAGACGGAGAATCAGGAGAAAACGACTTCTTACCTATTAGATTACCCTGGAGTGTACACCCAGAAAGAGACCAATCATGGAGAGATACCCAAGATAAACTATTAGGACCACGAATGGCAGCACAGGAATGCGACTGCAACTTTGATACATCAGGAGATGTAGTGTTCACATCTGAGGTACTAGAACAATACATGCCTATGATTCAAGATCCAATCGAACGTAGAGGGATGGATAGAAACCTTTGGGTATGGGAACCAGTAGATTGGAGTAAGCAGTATATGGTTCATGCCGACGTGGCAAGAGGAGATGGAAAAGACTACTCAGCCTTCCACGTAATGGATCTAGCAACTTGTACACAAGTGGCAGAGTATAGAGGACAAATCCCAACAAAAGAGTACGCTCAACTACTAACAGCAATAGCAACAGAATACAACTCAGCACTCCTCGTAGTTGAGAATGCAAACATAGGATGGGCGGTTGTACAGGATATAATTGCTCTAGGCTATGCTAACCTACACTACACAGTAAAAGGAGAGCAGAACGCAGTAGAGACCTATATAAATGCATACGAAGATCCATCTAAGATGGTTCCAGGATTCACTACATCAGCTAAAACTCGTCCAATGATTATAGCTAAGATGGAAGAATATGTGAGAGAAGGTAGTGTTGTTTTTAAATCTAAACGACTGCTAGAGGAGATGAGAGTATTCATCTGGAAAAACGGAAGAGCAGAAGCGCTATCGGGATACAATGATGACTTAGTTATGAGCTTTGCTATAGGATTATATACAAGAGACACAGCACTGAGATATAGAGGTCAAAGTTGGGATATGGGTAGAAGTATGTTTAATAATATGACTAAGGTTGATACGTTCTTACCTAAGAATTATGACGATTACAAAGACAGAAATCCATACCAAATGGATGTCAATGGAGGACAAGAAGACATCCGTTGGCTATTCTGAGTTGTCTATAAACAACTTATGTAGTATATTTATAACAAAAACCAATGGCAGATACTTCTGTATTTAGTAGATTAAAAAGATTATTCTCAACTGATGTTATAGTTAGGAATGTAGGAGGTAACCAACTGAAGGTTATCGACATTAACTCAATCCAACTTTCAGGTCAAATTGAGACTAACTCCCTATACGATAGATTCACAAGACTCCACTTAACAGGAGCAGCTCCCGTATACAATCCAGCACTCAACTACCAAACTCTCCGTATTCAATTATACTCAGATTACGAAGCGATGGATACCGATGCTATTATTGCATCTGCTTTAGACATACTTGCTGATGAGTCTACTTTAAAAAACGACATGGGAGAAATTTTACAAATTAGAAGCTCCGATGAGACTATTCAAAAGTTACTCTACAATTTATTCTATGATGTAATGAATGTTGAGTTTAATTTATGGTCGTGGATTAGACAAATGTGCAAGTATGGTGACTTCTTTTTAAAATTAGAAATTGCTGAGAAGTTTGGAATATATAATGTAATTCCTTACACTCCTTATAACATAGTAAGAGAGGAGGGTTTTAATAAAGAAAATCCAACAGCAGTTAGATTTAAGTTTGATCCAGACGGATTGGGAGGAGGAAGCTCAGGGTACTACGGAGGTGCTCAAACAGCTTTAGAAACATCCAATACTATCTATTTTGATAACTATGAAATGGCACATTTCAGACTACTATCTGACGTAAACTTTCTACCATACGGTCGTTCCTATATTGAACCAGCTCGTAAACTGTTTAAGCAATATACTCTAATGGAAGACGCGATGTTAGTGCATCGTATTGTTAGAGCACCTGAAAAGAGAGTATTCTATATCAACGTAGGAGGTATTCCACCTCAAGAGGTTGACGGATTTATCCAAAAGACAATTTCTAAGATGAAGAGAACTCCTTACGTAGATCAAAATACAGGAGAATATAATCTTAAATTTAATATGCAGAATATGATGGAAGACTTCTTCATCCCAGTAAGAGGTAATGATTCTGCAACTAAAATCGATACAACTAAAGGATTAGAGTACGACGGCATTAAAGACGTTGAGTATTTGAGAGACAAACTATTCGCAGCTCTCAAAGTACCTAAAGCTTTTATGGGGTATGAAAAAGATCTAGAAGGTAAAGCAACGCTAGCATCGCAAGACATCCGATTTGCAAGAACAATTGAAAGACTTCAAAGAATTATCATATCAGAACTTACTAAGATTGGATTAATTCACTTATATGTTCAAGGGTATACTGGAGAAGCTCTTACTAATTTCGAACTAGGAATGACTACTCCATCAATCATTTACGATCAAGAAAAGATCGCACTGCTGAAGGAGAAAGTTGACTTAGCTAAAAACATTATTGATGGTAAATTACTTCCATCCGATTGGGTATACGACAACGTATTCCACTTTAGCGAAGATCAATACGATGAGTATAGAGACTTAATTAGAGAAGATCAAAAACGAGCCTTCCGCCTTAATCAAATTATGAACGAAGGTAACGATCCACTAGAATCAGGCAAATCCTACGGAACACCACACGATTTAGCAATGCTATATGGAAAGGATAGAAATGAGGCTAATCAACAAAACCAAGTTCCATTAGGATACGAAGAGAAACCTGTACTAGGTCGACCTGTTGAGAATCCAACAGATCGCAATACCCAAGATGATAACTTTGGTAAAGATAGATTAGGAACTCAGAGAATGAAGGACAGAGGCCTAGAATCAAACCCAGTAAAGCATGAATTCAAAGGGGGATCTCCATTGGCTTTGGAAACTACAAAGGCAGAGTATTTGAAAAATAAGCAATTACTAGAGCAATTAAACAACTCTAAGAAGATATTATTTGAACAAGGAAAGGTTGAAGAAGGTCTTTTAGATGAAAGACAAATTAGGGAATGATATATACACATATATTTATATAAAATACAACTCAATGCTAGGCACATTTAAACACTCGAAATATAAAAACACGGGAATACTTTTCGAGCTACTTGCGAGGCAGATAACAGCTGACACTCTATCAGGTAAGTCGACAAAGGCAGTTGATTTGCTAAAAACACACTTTGTAAAATCAGAATTAGGCAAAGAGTACAGGTTATACGAAACGTTAATGAAACAGAAGTCATTAACAGAGCCAAGAGCTCAGTTGGTTATTGAAACTCTATTAGATGCTTCTAAAAAACTTAATCGTAAAGTATTAAAGCGAGAAAAGTATAATTTAATTAAGGAAATTAAAAATCACTATAATTTAGAAGAGTTTTTTAAAACAAAACTTCCATATTACAAAACACAAGCCGCTTTTTATATTTTATTAGAGATGCATAACGCTGAAGAGCCGATCAACCCTTCACAAATTGTCCAAAATAAAATAACAATACTAGAACATTTAACATCTAAAAAAGTTGACGCAAACAAAGTACAGTCAGAAGTTTTAGAGGAGTATGAAGGATACGATAAGGATCTACGTATTCTAGCGTACAAAATATTACTTGAGAAGTTTAACGGCAAGTATGCAGACCTTACAACCAAACAGAAACAAATCCTACAACAATACATTACATCGGTAGATTCACAACCTAAACTTCGTGAATATTACAACGTAGAAATTACTGAAATTAAAAAACAATTAACTAAAGTTTCAAAGCAGATTTCAAATAAAGTAGTAAAGATTAAAATAGAAGAAGTATTAAAATTTGCTACAGAAGTTGAAAAAACGACACAGATTAACGGAGACGATATAGTAAACCTATTACAATTTCACGAACTGCTACACGAAATAAAAAAAGCTAATGGATAAAGGTAAACTTAGGGAGATTGTTAAGAAGATCATAAAAGAAATGTCTGTAACAGGTGGAGGAGTGGCAGGTGCAACTACCACCGCAGGAACAGGAGAAGGTGTAGCTACTAAGTATGCTTTTAATCCAAATAGAAAGGCAAAAGGTACATCTCACAATTACTACACGGATAAGTTAGGATTCAAAGAAGCTCCCTCTGGAAGACCAAAGTCAAAAGTTATGGATTATAAAGATCTATGGAAGTAACTACTATTTATTAGCATGAGAGATCTAGATGAAATATTAAATGAGTTAGAGCAAGCTAAAATGGAAGCACGAACTGCACGGCAGCGTGTTAGTGATTTAGTAAGAGAAAGAAGAATAACTCGCAAAAAGACTCGTTTAGTAAACCTATTATACGAACTAATTAAAGAAAAAGCACTATGACGCTTCAACAACAATACAATTTAATCAAAGAAGGAAAAGGAGATAAAGCATATTTTCTTAAAAATGCTAAGTTTGAATTTCCAAACTTATTTAATGCATACACTTCTTACGAAGACGCAGCCACAATGCTAAAGGCTAAAGGACTGATTACAGAAGGAGTAGGAGGAGTAGTAACAGTTGGAAAAGACCAAGATTGGATTGGAATCTTCAAACAAAACATTACAGAAGAAACTAAAGCAGTAGAAAAGAAAACCTCAAAAGAAGTTGAAGATGTGCTAGCTCATAACTACGATTATAAAGATCAAAAAAACATTGACAACTTAAATGGTCAAGCTTTTCTTCACGGATTCTACACAGAAATGCAAGATCCTAAGAATGAGGATAAAAATACAAACCAAGTTAAACAAATTGTAGCTAAGAATCTAGCAAAAGATCCACTATACTATACAAAAGATGGAATGTTTGGATTGAAAGGTGTAGGATATACAACAGAAGCTCCAGGCCTAGGAACACCAAAAGAACCTAAAGGTAGATACAAATCATCTGGATACGGAGACTTGAGAGAAGGTATAGAAAATAAAAAATTAAAACTACAGCGAATCGTTAAACAAGGCTTAAAAGGATTAGATCTTTACAGAAACACCTCAAGCGATGGTGAGGAACTTTACTATTACGATGGAGATGTGTTATATAGTGTTAGGGATGATGGGTCAAAAGGACCTTCTGTTAGAATGAGTTTATTCGATATAACTGGATTGGAAGGAGAAGAACCAGAAAATACGTTCCTAAAACCAGGAGAAAAGCAAACCTTCAAACCTATACCAAGCCAAGCAGACACAGCAGGAGATAAACTAAGAGCTTCCACAGCCCGCTATAGTAAACTTAAAGAAATTATTCGTGAACTAGTCTTACAAGAGCTTAACGAAGAAACTCCAGCAGCCGATGCAATAGATAATCAAATCGATACGGTAAAAAAACAGTTAGGAGCTCTTTATACTAAAAAAGGACAGGAGTTGAGCAAACCAGGAACAGGATCGTAACATGAGCAAGCAAGTATTAATAGAAACCCAAATCTTTAAACCTAAACCATTAACAATTGTTGAAGGTGTAGGAGGTACCAAGAACCTTTTGGTAGAGGGTATTCTTGCTACTGCTGAAGTGAAGAATGGCAACGGCCGTTACTATTCAAAAGAGTTGTGGGATAGAGAGATCGGCAAATACATGGAATTGGTTAGGGAGAGAAGAGCTTGTGGTGAGCTTGATCACCCCGATTCCCAAATTATAAACTTAAAGAACGTATCCCACGTTATCACAGATATGTGGTGGGATGGGGATAAGGTAATAGGAAAAATTGAAATCCTACCAACCCCATCAGGAAACATTCTTACATCCTTGTTTGAAAACAGCATACCAGTAGGAGTATCTTCAAGAGGTATGGGGTCTCTAAAACAAGTAGGAGAAATCATGGAAGTACAAGATGATTTCGAACTCCTATGCTGGGACTTTGTATCAACACCATCTAACCCAGGATCATACATGGCTCCAGTAGGTAAGATGAGAATGAATGAAGGATTACAAGCTTCACAAGGAAGCACTGACAAGTTTGCAAAAGTAAACCAAATCCTCACAGAAATTCTGTGTGCAAACGGTACTTGTCCATTATTTTAAGCACCCCCCTATCGATAGTCTCGTTAGGCCAAGCCCTCTTCGGAGGGCTTTCTTTTTAAAAAAATTATATATATAAATATATTTTTGCAAAACTGCACCATATTTATCCACGAATATGCTATTCCATTGTTAGGAGATTTTTATAGCATTACTGTATTATTGTTTATTTATTGCGTATCCAATATACGTATTCCCACAAAAAAATTTGAGGTAAAATGTCAAGAGCATTATTAAAAGAAGCAATTGCCGACGCAAAAGCCGTGAAGGAAGCTGCTATTGCAAACGCCAAGGCTGCTCTCGAGGAAGCATTTACACCACACCTGAAGGAACTTCTTGCTAGCAAACTGGAAAGTTTGGAAGAAGAAGAAATGGAAACTGAAGGAATGGGTAAAGCATCCAAGATGAAAAGAGCCATGGACGAGTATGGGATGGAGCATCCAGATATCGACATGGACGGCGATGGAGATGTTGACGCAGACGACGTCGCATTGATGAAGGAAATTGATCTCGATGAAATCTTAGCTGAATTAGACGGCTTAGATGAAAAGAAGATCAAAACAGCTCGTCAAACAGACAACCGCGATGCGGAGGAAGAGGATAATCCATTTGATAAAGGTAGAACCAAACATCAACCAATGGATGAAGCCAAGAAATCAGATGATTCTGAAGAAGAAGCAGATGATGAAGAATTTAACATGGATAACATTGAAAAAGCAATCAGAAAAGTCATCGACGATATGGTTGAAGCTGGTGAACTGGAAGCAGGAGAAGGCGAATCAAGAGAAGATGAGGATTCAATGAAAGACTTGGAAGATGATGCCATGGGTGAAGAAGATGAAGAGATTGACTTACAAGAGCTTATTAGAGAGATGAAAAAAGAAGAACAAATGCGTGAATATGTTGAAGGCGGACCTTCTTCTGAAAATGCTCTGTTGAAAGCCGTTGATGCTGCTCTTGAAAAGGGTGGTGAATTAGCTAAAAAACTATTGAAGCTACTAGCTAGTGGTGGTGGTGGTTGGCAAAGAGGTGGTATGTATGAAGAGGACTTGAACGAATACGTTGAAGGTGGTCCTTCTTCTGAAAACGCTCTACTAAAGGCTGTTGATGCTGCTCTTGAAAAGGGTGGAGAATTGGCTAAAAAGCTAATGGCACTACTTGCTCAAGGTGGTGGTGGTTGGGATCAAGGAGGTATTTATGAAGATGAGCTTAACGAAGCTTACTCTACCATTAAAACTCTCCGCTCTGAACTTAATGAAGTAAACTTGCTAAACGCTAAGTTGCTTTATACCAACAAAATCTTCAAAGCTAAAAACTTGACTGAAGGTCAAAAGGTAAAGGTTTTATCAACATTTGATAAAGCTACAACTGTAAAAGAAGTTAAATTGGTATTTGAATCACTAAGTACATCAATTGCTGCTTCTAACAGCACAGTTAAAGCTCCAATCAAAGAATCAATGGGCTTTGCATCTAAAGCTTCAGGCGTAGTTAAAAACAATCAAACGATTGAAACAGACGCTGTGATCGCTCGCATGAAAAAGCTCGCAGGACTATAAATTAAAGTAAAACAAAAAAACTAAAAACGCAATGAGCACAATTCAATCATTACTTGAATCAGCTAATCCTTGGAGAAACGTACAATCTGACGCTGCAAGATTAGCAACCAAGTGGGCTAAAACTGGCTTGCTTGAAGGCCTAGATGGCGAAATCAATCGTAACAACATGGCTATGATGCTTGAAAACCAAGCTAAGCAACTTGTTGTTGAATCTTCAACTTCTGGTGGTGGTACCGCAGGTGGTACCTTTACTGCAGGTGTAGGTGAACAGTGGGCTGGTGTAGCTCTTCCATTGGTACGTAAGGTGTTTGGACAGATCGCTTCTAAGGAGTTCGTTTCTGTTCAACCTATGAACTTGCCATCTGGACTAGTATTCTTCTTGGATTTCCAATATGGAACTAACAAAAACCCATTCTCTAGCGCAGCAGGAGCCAACTCAGTATTCGGTGGAACTTCAACCCCAGGATCTTCTGCAGGATATCCTTTCTCTACCAACAATGCAACCAACGGTTTGTACGGAGCTGGTCGTTACACCTACTCTACTAACTTGACTGGATCTCTATTGGCACAAGCAGCTGCTACCAACTTAGGTATCACAACTGCATCTGCTACTTGGGCTTCTTTCAACTTCGATGCTGATTTTACATCATCTTTTGGTACTTTTGACGTATACACTCTTACAAATGCTTCTACCAAACTAGTAAACATGGATAAAGAAGCAGTACGCAGCTTCTACATTTCTGGTTCATACACTGGTGCAACTAAAGCAGGTATCGCATTGCCAGCATTCACAACTTATAATGCTACTACTGACGCTTTGTCCTTCATTGTAACTAAGTCAGCTTTCACAGGAGCTACTCCTCTAGCACCTACAGCATTTACAGGTTCTTTCATCATCTCCTACTCAATGCAGCCTACTGACAATAAGAGAGGTGATTTTGAAGATACAAACACTACATTGAACCAAGCTTACAACAACCCAATTTCTATTCCAGAAATCAACGTTCAGATGCAATCTCAAGCGATCGTTGCTAAAACTAAGAAATTGAAAGCTGTATGGACTCCTGAATTTGCTCAAGATTTGAACGCTTACCAAAACATTGATGCTGAAGCTGAATTGACTTCAATGATGTCTGAGTACGTTTCTCTTGAGATTGATTTGGAAATCCTAGATATGTTGATTCAAGATGCTGCTGCTGGTACTGAGTTCTGGTCTGCCGTTAACAACGTAGCTTACGACGGAACAGCTCTTACCACTCTTACCTCTGGTTTCTACAACACTCAAGGTCAATGGTTCGCAACTCTTGGTACTAAAGTTCAAAAGCTTTCTAACAAGATTCACCAATTGACTCTTCGTGGTGGTGCTAACTTCTTGGTAATGTCTCCAACAGTATCTACTATCTTGGAATCAATTCCTGGATTCGCTGCTGATGTGAACGGTCAAACTGAGAAAATGAACTATGCTTTCGGAGTACAGAAAGTAGGTCAATTGAACGGTCGCTATAAGGTTTATAAGAACCCATACATGACTGAAAACACAATCTTGGTTGGTTTCCGTGGTTCTCAGTTCTTGGAAACTGGTGCTGTATTTGCTCCTTACATTCCATTAATTATGACTCCTCTTGTGTACGATCCAAACACCTTCACTCCACGTAAAGGTCTATTGACTCGCTACGCTAAGAAGATGTTGCGTCCTGAGTACTATGGTAAGATCTACGTATCTGGCTTAACTACTATCTAATAATAACTTGATCTAATTCTTACAAAGGGAGCTTCGGCTCCCTTTTTTGTTGATATTTATATTAGAGTTACGATAATTAAATAACGTTTCAATGACATCAAATCACCACACTGATCCAATCTTCGCTGAGAAGAGAAGACCTAAGAATCCAATTAAGTTCAAAATGAACTTAAACGACGAGCAGAAGATAGCAAAAGAGATCATCCTTCAAACCCCAATCACACTTCTCAAAGGAATGGCAGGTTCAGGTAAAACACTTCTCGCATGTCAGATAGCATTAGATATGTTATTTAAAAAAGATACAGAGAAGATTGTAATTACAAGACCGACTGTAGCAAGAGAAGAGATAGGATTTCTGCCAGGAGATATCAAAGAAAAACTTGATCCGTGGCTAGCTCCAATCTATGCAAACCTATACTTACTATACGATAAGGAGAAAGTTGATAAGATGATAGCAGATGGAACTATTGAGATCGTTCCATTTGCGTTTATGAGAGGTCGAACGTTCCCAAACAATGTAGTTATCGTCGATGAGTGTCAAAACATTACACACGCGCAAACAGAACTTGTTTTAGGGCGTTTAGGAAAAGGAGGGAAAATGATCTTTTGTGGAGATTTATCCCAAACAGACTTAAAGAATAAGAAAGATAGTGGTATTGGATTTTTTAATAGACTTGAGGAAAATATTAGAGGAGTAAAAGTAATAACCTTAAAGACAAACCACAGACATGAAATAGTAGAGCCTATCTTAAAAGTATACGAAGATTATCGAGACTAATTGATATTTATAACTAAAAACATGGCTAACTTAACTATACTGATTAATGAAAAGCTAACCTTAGACGGTAATGATAGAGGTATACTAACTACTCAAGTGGTGTCAAATGTAAATAACATAGACAATAGAGTAGTAACTTGTCCCACAAGCTCTATCACTGAACTATTTAGTATGACAGACTCAGACCAATCATACGCAGCGTTTAAAACAGGAAGCTTTAGATACGGTAGAGTAACAAATAGATCTGAACTTCCCATAAAATTACAGGTTACTACTTACAACAGTAAGACGAGTACCGAAGCTTTTGCAAATTATATAGTAAGCGGAGGTTATTCTTTTATGATATCATCTCCAGTAGGTACAGGAAGTGCAGTACCAATAAATACTTTCGTATTCAACGACTACATCTCATCAATAGGAGTAGAACCCACAGGATCTGCAGCAGTTATCGAATACTTTATAGCAACAACTTAATTTAAAATACAATGTCAAGTGTATCAATTTGGGCAGGATCCAGCACATTTATTCCAGGAATGACTCCTTTTGGTTTCTACGATTACGATGTAGATTTCCAAAAAGATGCAGATAGAGTAGCAAAATTCTGTGCTCAACGCTTAGGATATCCGTTAGTTGATATTGAACTACAAGATATTAATTTTTATACAGCATTCGAGGAAGCTATCACAACCTATGGTAATGAAATGTATGCTTTTAAAGTTAGAGAAAATTATCTATCCTTAGAAGGAGCTAGCAATCTTCCAACTTTAAATGATAAAACCATAACACCTAACATGGGAGTAGTGATCCGACAATCAGATCAATATGGAACTGAAGCAGGAGTAGGAGGTAGTGTAACATGGAGATCAGGATCTTTGGATCTACAAGCAGGACAACAGCAGTATGATTTAACTATCTGGGCATCAGCATCAGGGATTCAAGCAGGGGATTTGGAAGTTAAAAGAGTATTTTTTGAAGAAGCACCTGCAATTGTACGATACTTCGATCCTTATGCAGGTACTGGTACCGACATACAAGCACTAATGGATACTTTCGACTTTGGTAATTACTCACCAGGTATTAACTTCATGTTAATGCCTATTAATTACGATCTCCAAAAGATACAAGCAATCGAGTTTAATGACCAGGTAAGAAAATCAAATTATAGCTTTGAATTAATAAATAACCAGTTAAGAGTGTTTCCAATTCCAGAAAGACCTAAAAAACTACTATTTCAATACATATTAAAATCTGATAGGGTTAGTGGAAGCATATCACAAGGAAATAATTTAGTAACAGACATCTCAAACGTTCCTTACACAAATCCACAATACTTAATAATAAACTCAGTAGGAAGACAGTGGATATTTGAATACACACTAGCTCTTTGTAAAGAAATGTTAGGATATATTAGAGGAAAATATGGTCCCATCCCGATTCCAGGAGCAGAGGTAACTCTAAACCAATCCGACCTACTTAGCGCTGCAACAGCAGAAAAAACAGCACTAATTGAAAGATTAAGAACCTACTTAGAGGATACATCTAGGAAAGCTTTACTAGAACGTCGAAAAGACGAAGCAGAATTTAGAAGAACTGAGCTTGGAAATGTGCCGTTTACTATTTATATTGGATAAGATATGATTAGCTTAGTAGAATTAACAAAAGATGCACAAAGTTTGAACAAAATGTTCAAGGTGCAGGTCATACTTGTCACTGATAGAAAGCATAATAAAACTGAAATTATCAATGAGCTTAGAGGAGTAGAGGGAGTTGTTTATATAAAAGTACGCCAAAACCAAAACATAATCGATAGAGGAGATGATAATAGCGAATACACTCTTCTAGAAATCAAATACATGGCTACAAAAAACACTCCAATAGCAGCAATCAAAGCTATTAAACTAAAGGCTACTAAAGGTGATGAGGAGCAAAAACGTATTTTAGGCCTCCGTAGTATGTATATTATTGAAAGGAGCGTAGTAGAAGTATAATGGCTTTATTTGGAAATAGAAGAGACGTCAACCTATTTACTACTATTAATAGGGAGCTTATCAGGAATATCATATCCCAAGAGGTAGGATACTATAAATATAAATTAAACGACACAGTAAGCAACCTATACGGAGAAGCTGGACAAACAAGATACTTTACGGATCCAGTTTTAATGAACTGCCTGATATCCAAAGTAGATAACGTATGGTCAGGAAACGACTACGGACCTGATTTAGACCATGCTTTAACAATAAACTTCCTAAGGGAAGACTTACAAGACATTGAATTATATCCAGAAGTGGGAGACGTGTTTATATATATTGATAACTACTATGAAGTAGATACTGTAGCAGATAACCAGTTCGTAGTAGGTAAAGACTTTGAACACGCTTACTCATCTGATCTAACTACCTTTGGCAGAAACTTCTCAATAACAGTCACAGCACACCTAGTACCTGCAGATAAGTATGGATTATCAAAAGAAAGAACGTAATGGCAAAAAACGGACGCACTCCAAGACCTAAAACCCAGAAGGAGATTTCAATCACCCTGCAAGAGCCTTATAAACTTGCCAACTTAGAGAATCCAAATAATATATCTGTTCCAAACAGGGCAACTAGAACCTCGTTCAGAAGTGATGACACTAAACCGTTTACATTAGGAATTGTAGATATTGATGAGTCTATAAAGTACTATATAGAGAATGTAATAAAACCAACTGTAATACAAAACGGAGAAAAACTAGCAATACCAGTAATATATGGTAACCCGGAGAAATGGAAAGCTGTACAAGCTGATGGTTATTATCGAGATAAGTTGGGAAAAGTCATGTGTCCTTTAATTATGTTTAAGCGAGATAGTATTGAGAAAGTTCGAACTATAGGAAATAAGTTAGATGCAAATCAACCTAACTTATATGGGTCTATGACTAAAAAATACTCTCCAATAAATGCTTATAGTAATTTTGATTTGCTAAATAACAGAATACCGGTAAAGCAACACTACTTGACGGTAATACCTGATTACGTTACTATAACATATTCTTGCACCGTTATGACCTACTACATAGAACAATTAAATAAAGTAGTAGAAGCAATGAACTATGCATCTGACTCCTATTGGGGAGATTCTAACAGGTTCAAGTTCAGAGCAATGATAGATTCATTTACATTAGCAACAGAATCAGAACTTAATAAAGAAAGAATTGTAAAAACTACTTTTAACATAAAACTAAACGGGCACCTAATACCAGATGTAATTCAAAAAGATTTAGTAGCAGCTAAAAAAGTAAACTCCAAAGCGCAAGTAATAATTACAGCAGAAACAACAGGTTCATTATAAAATAAAATTTATGGAAACTACAAAACTAATACAGGAAGAAATAGATTCAATTACAAATCTAAAACAGGAATTCAATCAATTAATTAATACTACGGGGCTGATTGAGTATGAAATTCTAGACCTTACAGAGAAGAAAAAAATTATTGGACAACAATTACTAGCTGTTAGAAGTCAAGAGCAGGAAATCTATAAACAGTTAGTTGATAAGTATGGAGAAGGAACTTTATCTCTAGATACGGGGGAGTTCATTAAAGATTGATATTTATACTAAAATAGTAAATGGCAACAATTAACACAGGCAGTAATAAGATAGAGGATGGCTTAATAGTTTACGCTCAACACGTTAGACCAATCTACGATGCTTTAGTAGGAACGACAACTACGGATATAATCGTAGGAGGGGATTTAACACTAAACGGAGGATCAGGACGTAAGCTAGATCTAGGCGCAGCCACTTTTACAGGCAGCTCTGCTCGCTTCACCTCTACAGTAAGTGCAAGTACAGACGTGTTTGTTGGCAATAAACTCACTGCAATAACAGGATCATTTACAAACGTTTTAGCTACTAATATAACAGCAAGTCTAATCTCAGCATCCACAAATATTGCAGCTCCAGTAGGACTATTTAACAACAATATTCAATTCCTAAGCTTAGGAACGATCATTACAGGATCAGGAAGTGTACCATTGCTGCAACACATTGTGACACAGTCTGGAGCTGTAGGACATGGGTTAATTTTAGGTAGTTCACAATTTAGAGACTACCTAATACACGGTAATGCATCTCCTAGAATAGGAATAGGATCGTCCACAAGTATATCAACAGCATCGCTAGCATCGGGATCATTTCTCTTGAACTTACCTTCTTTTACATTAGCACCATCAACCTTATTGATATCATCAAGTGATGCTTATGTAATGAAAGTAGCCACTGCAGCAAGATCGCAATCATTTGCAATATCAAGCTCAGGATTCGTAGGAATTAACACATGGACACCAAGAGAAGCACTAGATGTACAATTAGGTAACGCAGCAATAAAAAATCCAACAACAACATCAGGATCGATTTTATACGTTGAGAATAACTCAGGACGAATATTAGATATAACAAATCAAATAACAAATTCAATCTTTACTGTACAAACGATATCAGGAGCACCTATACTAGACGTAGGTACAAACTCCTCAGGAGTATCATATGTAGCAGTGACAGGAAACGGCTCAGGAATAACTCCAGCAATCTCAAGTTCCTTAACTTTAACTAACGGTAGTTTAGGCTTACCCTTTACATCGGGAAGCACAGTTACGGCAGGCAATACTGATGTGGTAATAGTCGCAACAGGAAACGTAACACTTCCAACGGCTACAACAGCAGGAATTGGTAGATTTTATATTATTAGGAACGCAAATCCACTAGGAGGAAGTTCAATAACGGTAGGTGCAGGAGCTTCAGCAGTTAGTGGTATAACCTCACTAGGTCCTACAAGCGCATCTCAGTACATTAGTGATGGTACAGGTAGTTGGTATAGCTTATAATTATGGGTATAGTAATAAAAGGAGGTTCCACTAAGGTAACAGGTGTAGGAAGAGCTAACACAGGTCCGTCAATTCCTACAAATGGATTAGTAATGATCATAGACCCAAGTCTTGCACAAACAACATCATCAGCATATCCACTAATAACACCTCTTACATCATCACTTCTAACAGCAACAACTTCAAATATTTTACCAGGAGCAGGTGTACTTGCTACTGTAGGATTGATAAGACGTGCATATCCAACAGGAGCAGACTCGTTTGTATATGCAAACACAGGTTCAACTCCAACAATTACAACGATAGATGCACGAAATACATTTATCGATGTGCAAGGAGATGCATTAGCATATCTACAAAATAACGTACAAAATAATCTAACAATATTATACTGGTATTCCGGATTTTGTCCAGGTGTCAGCTATCCACAAGTTACTACTGACGCTACTCCTTATTATAAATTCAGCATGTTACTGAATCCATCTCCATCGCCAGTATTTCCAGTTAAAAGTGCCCTAGCAACCTCATTACCATCAGCCCAAATGGCATTTGCTTCTTCCGTATACGCAGGGGCTTCTACTTATAGGCTATGGCCCGCAACAGGTTTAAATACAACCCCGTTCCCGAATACAGGGTCGATGACTAAGACCGAAACAATTAACATTCCATCCTCTGTAAACTGGGGATCAGGTAACCCAGCACCACTTCAAACAGGATCAAACACACCATCATACACAGCACATCCAGCTACTCCAAATCTCCCTGCATTTCATAGAGGTTTACAAATGAGCTCCTTTGCAGGAAGAGAAGTGTATAGGGATAACGATACGTGGAACTGCTTTGCATTAACAGTACAGCAGACCGATAAGACTATAACATCGTCTGTGTTTTTAAATGGTGGTTTATATGGTACTGCTGCTTACATTACATCATCATTAACCGTAGGAAAAGTTAGTGGAGGATCTACAAACTTAGGTAGCTACGATATTACAAACAACAACCTAGATGCTTTTTACTTTACGGGATCAATCATATCTACTATAGGAGGAACAGGAGCAAGGATTCAAATCATCCCAACATCTTCAGGAACATTTACGGATACGACAGGTTTCCCTACAAGCACTAGAACATACTACTTCTCTTCAGGATCTACTATCGGAATAACTCTTCAAAATTTAGTAAATAAAATAAACAACACAGCAGGACTATCAATTTTCTTCACGGCATCTCTCAACGCAACTACCGTAAACATTTCATCATCAGTAGTAGGCACGCAATTTAACAGTACCGTAACTTTTAACTTTTCTAGCTCAGCACAAGCAATAAATACCTCATTATTCACATTTGCAGGAGGAACAGCCAACGCAGGATCGGGACCAATCACGACAACGCTACTGCAGTCGGACCCTAGCGCCAGTGCTTTAAGGGTTGGGGTATCGGAAATACCAGCCATTGCTTCAGGATTTTATCGTAATGGATTAGCTGGATTGTTGGGAGCAACTTACATATACAATCGTATACTATCACAAGATGAAATTATACAATTTTATAATGCGTTAAAAAGTAAATACGGCAACACAGCATTAGGAAACACTCCAAAAAACACATATAGGATATTTAACGCAGCGATATCAGGCTCAGGGGCATTAGGCATTTACGAAGAGCCAGTATCAAGCTCAGGAGTAGGATATTAATTTAGTTTTTGAAGTTGGAGCAGATATTTATGATAAAGTAAATATATTATGGCAGAAACTTTGATATCTCCTGGAGTTCTAGCAAGAGAGAACGACCAGTCACAAGTTACACAAGGACCCGTAGAAGCAGGAGCGGCTATTGTAGGACCCACCGTAAAAGGTCCTGTAGGGATTCCGACAGTAGTAACATCATACTCAGATTACACAAATAAATTCGGAACTACGCTTGTATCAGCATCGACAACGTACACTTACTTTACATCGATAGCAGCTTACAACTACTTCCAAAACGGCGGTACTACTTTACTAGTTACTCGTGTTGTACCTGAGTCATTTACCCCAGCAACTTCAAGCATCGTTTCAGGATCAAGCACAACACCAGTATTTACACTTGAAACACTAAGCTCTGGAGTAGTGATGAATAGCACAGGAAGTGAGCTTGCAGGAGGAGTACTAGTATCAGGCTCTTCTGATAACATTAGATGGGAAATTGTAACACCAAACACCTCATCTGGAACTTTCACATTGCTCATCAGACAAGGAAGTGATAACCAAACAACTCCTTCGGTATTAGAGACTTGGTCAAACTTATCACTTGATCCTTTCTCTCCAAACTACATCGAAGCTGTAATAGGAAACCAAGTACAATCTGTAAATACCTCAGATACTACTTACTACGTACAAAGTGTCGGAGGGTACACAAACAAGAGTAGATACGTTCGTATTAAGTCTGTAAATTTTCCAACTCCTAATTACTTAAATTCATTAGGAAATATTACCTCTGCAAGTAACGGAACCCCATTTGACACCTTTATTCCATTAGCTGGATCAGGATCTTTTGGAGGAGCCACAGGTAGAAACGTTACAATAGATGGAGCAGCTTTCTACAACTCAACAACCAGCGGTACAAATATTCAAGGTCTTTCTGCTGCTGCATACACAACTTCCATACAGCTATTAGGTAATGAAGATGATTACAAATTTAATATTCTAACAACTCCAGGTCTTACAACAGCAAATGCTCCAAGCCAAATTACATCACTTGTAACAACCTGCCAAAACAGAGGAGACGCAATCGCAGTCATTGACGTAGCAGCATACGGAGCTACTGTAAATACAGTGAAAACCAATGCTTCTGCCTACAATAACAGCTATGCAACAACTTACTGGCCTTGGCTACAAACAATAGATCCAGATACTGGCAAGCAGGTATTTGTCCCAGCCTCCACAATGATCCCAGGGGTATACGCTTACAACGACTCAGTAGCTGAGCCTTGGTTTGCACCAGCAGGTATCAATCGTGGTGGATTAGGAACAGTAGTTCAAGCAGAAAGACGTCTATCACAGGCAGATAGAGATAGCTTATACGTAAGCAATGTCAATCCAATCGCAACATTTCCAGGAACAGGAGTAGTTGTGTATGGACAAAAGACTTTGCAGAAAGCAGCATCTGCATTGGATAGAGTAAACGTAAGACGTTTGTTGATCGCTTTGAAAGGATATATTTCTCAAGTAGCAAATAATCTAGTATTCGAACAGAACACAACTGCTACGAGAAATAACTTCCTAGCGCAGGTAAACCCTTATTTGGAATCAGTACAACAAAGACAAGGTTTATATGCTTTCAAAGTAGTGATGGATGATTCAAATAACACCCCTGATGTAATTGACAGAAATCAATTAGTAGGTCAAATTTACTTACAACCAACTAAGACTGCTGAATTTATCTTGTTAGACTTTAATATTCTTCCTACAGGAGCAACTTTCAGCTAAAAAATAGTAACGTAGATATTTATAAACGATAAACAAAGAATACCATGGCAGTATTAGATCCAAATGAAATATTTTTCACCGCGTTCGAACCCAAAGTAAAGAACCGCTTTATTATGTACGTAGATGGTATTCCATCTTACGTAATTAAAAAAGTAGGAGCGATTGGTGTAGATATGGATGAAATTAAATTAAACCATATAAACGTATACCGTAAAATTAAAGGCAGAGCTAAGTGGGATGATGTGGAGATGACTCTTCACGATCCAATCACTCCATCAGGAGCTCAGGCAGTAATGGAATGGGTACGTCTACATCACGAATCAGTAACAGGACGTGATGGTTACTCTGACTTCTATAAGAAAGACGTAACTGTAAACGTACTAGGTCCAGTAGGTGATATAGTATCTGAGTGGATTATCAAAGGTGCTTTCATTAAATCAGCTAAGTTTGGTGACTATAGCTGGGATGATGACAACGCAGCTCAGGAACTAACAGTAAACCTAGGAATGGACTACTGTATCTTGAATTTCTAATCAATACACATATTTTACTTAGGTACAAGCCTCCCACTGTTGTGGGAGGTTTTTTATTTTAGTATATTTATAATAAAATGTTTTTTAAATTATGGAATCAAAGTTTAAGTTGCCAACAGAAATAGTTGAGTTGCCATCAAAAGGTTTACTGTACTCACAAGAAAGTCCTCTATCTAAAGGTACAATTGAAATGAAGTACATGACCACAAAAGAAGAGGATATCCTAACAAATCAAAATTATATCCGTCAAGGAATTGTAATTGATAAATTACTACAGTCGATGATTATTACTGATATAAATTTCGATGATTTATTGATCGGAGACAAAGACGCTATTATGGTAGCTGCAAGAATTTTAGGGTACGGTAAGGATTATGTAGTATCATACGAGGATCCGTTAACAGGACAAAACCAGAGCTATGCTGTTGACCTAACCTCGTTAAAGGACAAACCACTATCTCCAGCACTAAAGAAAGCACAGGGAGTGAATGAATTTACTTTTACGCTTCCTCATAGTAAGACTGACATAACTTTCCGTTTAATGACCCACGGATTGGATAAGCAAATTGATAAGGAACTTGCAGGATTGAAAAAAATTAATCCTAATGCAACAGCAGAAATGTCAACTAGGTTAAAGTATATTATCACATCTGCGGGAGGATCACGTGACCAAAAAGATATTAGAGAGTTTGTAGACAATTACCTACTTGCAATCGATTCACGTGCCTTACGCGAGTATATGGCGGAACTTACCCCTGGAATCGATTTAACATATACTTTTGAAAAAGATGGCTACGTTGAGGAGGGCGTAGATCTCCCAATTGGGGTTGACTTTTTTTGGCCTAAGTCCTGAATATAGAATGTCTGTTTTTAGACAACTACATGAAATCGTTTATCATGGCAATGGAGGATACGATTGGGAAACTGTATATAATATGCCTCTATGGTTAAGAAGGTTTACTTTCAATGAAATCCAAGCATACCACAATAAACGTAGTAAACAAGAAGATGAGGATGTTGTAGAAACAACAAGACAAAACATACGAGCAGCAGGGTTTGACAGATCCTCAACAAACCAAAAGATACCAGTTCCAGACTATGTAACAAAAGCGGGCAAAAAGTAGCCCGCTTTATATTTATAAGAGCATGCAAACTAATATAAATGGGGCAAAGTAAACAAGATATACAAAATCTGATAGATCAACTTAATCAACTAAGAAAGGATGCTAACCGTCCTTTAGTGGATTTTGATGAGAAACAGTTTCAAGATGCTGCAAGATATGCTAAGGAGCTTAAAACACAGATCGACGAGGCACGAAGGACTTCAAAAGATTTAGCAAGTGAGTGGACTTATATTACAGATAGAATAAAAGAAGCATCTAAAAACTTAGAAGGTAACAATAGACATTTAGAAACTGCTAAACAAGCTTATAGTAGAATAGCAAATTTAACAGAGCAACTAGAACAACATGCCACTCAACAGTCAAATTTATCGATTATAGAGCTAAGAACTATAAGAGCGAAGCTGGCTGAAGAAAAAAAATTACTAAATCAACAACTACAGCTGACAGATTTATCAGAGCAGGAACGACAGACTCTGGAAGAGAAATTAAAGCTTACTGATGAGCAGATTCAGAAAAGCACTAAGCTGATAAAGGAAGAGCAAAAACTTTCAAAGATTTTCTCGGATCAGAGAGAAATACTTAAAGAGGAAGTTCAACAAAGCATAAAACGAAACCTTGAAGCGATAAGCTACGGAAGTATTCTAAAAGGAGTATACAACGCAGCCGTAAACCTCAGCGATAAAACTTATCAAAACCAAGTAAACCTAGGGTTATCCAGCAAAGCAGCTCAGGAGATGACCAATAACCTGATGCAGGTGTCTTCGACAATGAAGAACGTCACGTTTGCAGATGCCGTAACGAGCAACCAGGAACTAAATGATCAGTTCGGAGTATCGACACAGTTTTCTAATGAGATGATACAATCTCAACAGCAGATGAAAGATTTGCTGGGACTTAGCTCAGAGGAAGCAGGCAGGTTGGCGTCTTATACTGTATTGACAGGAGTAAAGCAAAACGATTTAACCAAGTCGATAGGTAAAAGCAGTGATAAACTCCTTAACAATAAAAAAATACTAAAAGAAGTTCTATCAATTGACGGGCAGCTGGCAGCCCAATATAAAAATGAGCCAAAACTTATAGCAAAGGCGGTTGAGCAAACAACTAAACTAGGTCTAACTCTAAAACAAGCAGCAGATGCTTCAAGAGGTTTATTAGATTTTGAAAGCAGTATTGCCAACGAACTTGAAGCTGAACTACTGACAGGTAAGGACTTAAATTTAGAAAAAGCACGATACCTAGCCCTACAAGGCGACTCTGCAGGGGCAGCTAAGGAGATGATGCGAGAGGTAGGAGGATTGGCTGGATTCCAAAAGATGAACGTCCTACAACAAGATGCATTAGCTAAGTCTGTGGGAATGACAACTGACCAGCTTGCGGATGCAATGAAGAAGGAGGAGGAGATAAATAAGATTCGCAGAGAAGGGGGACCTGCAGCATTAGGAAGAATTGAAGAACTAAAAAGACAAGGCAAGACAGAGGAAGCAAACCAACTCCAGAAAAGCTTAGCTGAAGGAAAAAGTCTAGATGTTGCTGAGAAGGAATTGTCCATCAGCCAACAAATGCAAAAAAATAAGGACAAGCTTACACAAGCATTAACTAAACTAGTTGCTTCTCCTGCAATGACAGCAATATCTAAAACACTAGGATTCCTAGCGGATATGCTAGCTAATCCAGTTGTAAGTGCTGCCTTAGGTGGTATAGGAGCAGCAGCAGCCATAGTAGCAGGTATCGGAGCTGTTAGGAGTGTTATAGGAGTAGTAAAAAACATGCTGTTTGGCAAAAGAGGTGAATCAGCCAACCGACCTCTCTACACACAAAACGTAGGAGGAGGAGGAGGCGGAGGGTCTGCCTCTGCAGACTTAGCAGGAGCTCTTACAGGTGAAGGTGGAGGAGAAGGTGGAGGAGAAGGCGGAGGAGGTATTATGAGCATGTTTAAAAAAGGTGGATTAAAAAACATATTCAAAAAAGGAGGACTTAAAAATCTAATCAAAGGTGGAGGAGGATTGAAGGGTATGCTTAAAGGAGGATTAGGAGCAGTGATGGGAAGCGGTGGAGGAGGAATAGCATCAATGCTACTAGGAGGTGAAGGAGGAGGATTTTTAGATTCAATTATGGGGGGAGGAGCTTCAGAAAGTGCAGGAGGAGCTCCAAGCAGTACAGGTCCACTAACAAAGTCAGGTAAACCTGATATGCGGTACAAAGCTAATAGAGTAGGTGCTACAACTTCAAAAAGTGCATCCGTAGCAGGAGATGTAGCAGAAACAGCTTCAAAGGGAAAAGGAGGATTGTTTTCGAAAGTGGGAAACTTCTTTGGAGGAATGGCTAAAAAAGCAGGTGGCTTTTTAAGCAAACTTAATCCAATGACCTACTTAAAAAAAATATTTACAGATAAAGGAATACTTAAAAAGGTTTTAAGTAAAATACCTAAAATAGGAAGTATAGCCAATTTAGCTATGACCGCCTACGATCTATATAGCAAAGGTGCTTCACTAGCTGAAATGAAGGAGCAAGGAGCAAGTTATCAAGACATAGGAAAACAGTTACTGATGACGATAGGAGATTTAGGAGGAACCTTCTTAGGAGGAATGTTAGGAACGTTAATAGGTCCGGGACCAGGAAACCTACTAGGAGGTATGCTAGGAGGAATGGCAGGTAGTGCATTAGCAGGTTTGATAGCGGATAATGTTAACTTAGAGGGATTAGGCAAAACCGTTGCAGGAATATTTGGAGGGGGTGGCGGTAGTGCACCTAAACCTGCTACAAAGGTGGAAGACGCGATCATCTCGGGACAAGGCCCAATAGTGAAAACATCAGCAGGAGTATTTCAAGGTCGTCCGGATGATGTAGCTATACTTGGTACAAAGGTAGGAGCAGGTGGGGGAAATTCGGAAATGGTGAATGAACTTAGGGCAATTCGACAAGTGTTGAGTCAAATTTTAGCAAAAGAAGGAGATATAACTTTGGATGGAATTAAATTAGGTACAGCATTAAGCATTTCAACTAGAAAACTTCAATAAGTTAGATATTTATCATAAAAGTACTATCATGGGATTATACGATAAACTCACAAAAGGAGGAACTCCTTTCTCAATCACAGGAAACGGATCAACTCCATCAACAAATCCTCTAGCAACTAAGGATTCTAAAATGCATGCTGATAATAACGCGGCAGGCTATTCACTAAGTGGCCAGAATGCTTCACTAGTTAATTCTCAATACCAGCAGTACGTGGATGGAGTACCTAACTTCTTACCACAACCATCTGGATTGGATATCAACGGATTAAAGCCAATAACAGCATTAAAAGATCCTAAAACGATATCTATTAACGACAGCTTTTCAAAAGGACAATACCTTAACAATTTACCTCGCTGATTAAATGGGTCTTGTAGATTTAAAAACCGATCTCAAATCTTTAAAGTTCGGAAAGGATAGACCTTTCGGTGGTAGCAGTAATCAACCTTATATACAAAAACCAATTCCTGACGAGCTGCCAGTATCCTCTCCTGATTTTCTTTTGAGAAATGGATTTTTAAATCCAGTTTCTTCTGCAACAGACGTTGTTAGACTCAGCAAGTATTTCACCGACTTGAAAACTCCTTCAGGTATTTTATTCACACTAAAGCAGAATACTTTATCTAGAACAGCAGTAAGAACCCAAGCATCGGTAGGACCACTAAACGATAAAATATACCTACCAACAAATACACTAGCCCAGGCCGCAGGTGTATCTACTGGACTGCATCTCAACAAACAAGGCGCTTTTGGAGGCGTAGCAGAGGATTTAGGATTCGGAGCGACATACGTCTCCAGACTTAGATTTTTAGGCACTCTAGGGCCTGTAGCAAACAGGTTAGTTGAGTTATATGACAGTAAGATCGAAGGACAGTTTATAGCAGGTATTCCAATAAACAATGTATCTCCATTTGGTGGAGAGCTGCTTAGGTATCAAGGAGGTCCTGGTGCTCCGTTGGGAATAGGACAAACTAAGATTAAATTTGCAAAAGGCAGCCCAGGAATTCCTTCACAGATAGGACCTTTAAGAACTGGTAACAATAATCTGCAAATAAAATTAGGGAAGGCAAAAGGATTCATCTCAAGTGTCAATCAAAACCTTATACAAGACTATACTCCAAAGTTAGGAGTTACGTATGAGTACGATGCATCCTCAACAACCAATACTAATATTATAGGAGATACACTATTTCCTAATCCACTATCCCCAGGAGGAACCATCCTGAATCCACAATTCAATCCACAGATATATAATCAAAGTCCAAACGGAGATATATACATAGGTCCAACAGGTCCTGAAATTAATCAAAGTAAACTTCAACAATCGATATTGAGACCTATTCCTACTATCGATTATGTGAAAGTAGCAGGAATTGATCCAACCCTAACTATATCTGGGAAAGCGGCATCAGCAACTTCTAAGTACTACCTAAGTGCTAATGCATCAGGATTTAGTGCTGCGCAGAAGGCACAAATATTAAGCAGTTATCCTAACGGTCCAAACAACACAGTTACATTAGCATTTGACGGAACTGTTTATAAAAAAGACAACAAAGGAGAATTACTATTTAATCCCAGCACATCAGGACCAGAGCTGCTAGGTACAGTAGCATCTAGGTATCAACAAGGCAATGCTAAGCAGGTAAGCTTAAATAACTCAAACTCAGGTCTTTTTAGATCAACATTAGGAGTAACTACCGGCTACCAAGGAGTACCAGTACAACCCCAATCATTTACACCTAACATATACAAATCAGGTTCGTACATAACCCCAATACTTGATACAACTCTAGCCGCTTTAAAAAATCCTCAAGCAACAGCAGCTCAAGTTAGCTTAAACAACTCAGCATCGGGAGATTTTAAATCTTTGCTGCAAATTACAAACGAAAGTGGCTCCCAATTCGTAGATAGATCTTTTAAACTAGACTATGAGCCGACACTTAACTTAGGAGAGATAGGACCTTTACCAGCTCAGTATATACAAAAGAGCGTATATACTACATTAGAGCGAAATGCTGATAGTAAGGAATCTAGATTAGGATTAAGTTCGCTAGCAAGCGGAAGCTTTAAATTTGAAGCATCCCTAATAGGAGCACAGCTTAGAGCACCGAGCGTTTATCAAGACTCCGGTAGTGTGAAAGTTGATACAACAGCAGTTCGAGGGGGAGTAGGTGGAGGAGGAGCTTCTCTAACAGCAGGATCTACCTACACATACACACAGCAACAATTAATAGATGTTAGTAAGGAAAATTTAAGAAAAGTACAGGATTTTCGCCAGGTACTTCGGGAACAGAAAAAACTAGGAGAGATATCTCCTGATTTGAATGTAAGTGCCAACGCACCTTCCTATGCTGATAACAATATAGAAAAAAGAACAAACCTAGGTGATCCAGGCAAGCCTGGAAGAAGTCTAGTCAGCTACACGGCAGGACCAGTACAAGCAGGATCCAAAGTAGCAGATCCGTTAGATAAAATAAACGCATTATCTGTATACAAAAGTACTGGAGTAACAACTAACTTAGTTAAAAACGATTTAGTTAAGTTTAGAATAGCAGCCATCGATAGCAACAGTCCAAACAAAAAAGAATTCTTGCATTTTAGAGCTTTCTTAAACAACTTCAGCGATAGCTATACAGCAACATGGAATCCTATATCGTATGTAGGCAGAGGAGAAAGCTTTTACAGCTATAATGGATTCGGTAGAACAATTTCTTTAGGGTGGACCGTTGCCGCACAATCCAAACCTGAGTTAATTGCAATGTATAAGAAGTTAAACTTCCTAGCATCCAACTTAGCACCAGATTATAGTGGATTAGGATACATGAGAGGACCATTAGTGCAATTGACAGTGGGAGGTTATATATACGAACAAGTAGGATTTATAACAGGAATGACACTTGATATTCCTGAGGAAAGTACCTGGGAGATAGGAATTAATGACACGGATGCAGGAAACGATGCAACTGTTAAAGAACTACCTCACATGATCAAAGTTACAAGCTTTGGTTTTACACCTATTCACGAATTTATTCCAAGAAAGCAAAGGAATAGTTACGGAGAGGATGGCATAGGAGCTGTGCAATCCTACGGCCCTCAGCAGTACATAGCATTGGCTGCAAACGAAGATGCAACAGCAACTAACTGGAGCGATGCTGAACAGTATACAATAAACACACTTAAACGTTGATGAGAAGATATCTAAATATATCAACAGAGAGGATAGAAGGTAAACAAGCTTACATAACCACTCAATATCCTGAGATTCCTCTATCGGAGACTGATCTATACCTGTATGCAACAGTTGGAGATAGATACGATACCTTAGCATTACAATTTTACGACGATGCAACTTTTTGGTGGGTGATAGCAGCAGCAAATCCCAATAATGGATTAGATTCAATTGTACCACCTCCGGGAGTGCAGTTGAGAGTTCCTCAAAATCCATTTGATGTAGTAGCATTATTTAATAGACAAAACGCAAGATAAAATGCCAAATATAATAGGTGAAGGTTTTAGAGACTTCGTAGTTGATCAAATAACACGAAGAGAAAGACAGTACGGACTTGCCACTAGAACAAACCAAAACATAGCATACCAAAATAGTAAAACTGGATGGGTGTGTATGGCTTCTGGAGTAAATGTGGCTGATGTTAACTTTTTTAAAGGATCATCGTATCAAGGGTTAAATGTTGGAGACAATACTTTAGCAAAGCAATATGTATTATTCAACGGAACTTATAACAGCTTCAACCAACAAACAACAACTAACGCAGATAAAATCCGAACAGGAATAAATAGAGCAAATCAGAAGGAAGGGATAAACCGAGACGGTAGTATTCTAAATGAAGGAGCTTATGGATTAGGAGGTCTCGAATTTGGACTAAGACCAATGCCAGGGATTTCATCTGTAAGCATTACATCAGGACCCAGAGGATCGTTAAGATTTGCTGAGGTAAAAATTAAAGCATGGAACAGAGCCCAGTTTGAAGCGTTGGATGCTCTATATATGCGAATAGGATACACAGTATTAATTGAATTTGGTCATAGTAATTTCTACTACAACAATGGAACATATGAGGAAAACAATCCTTGGACACTGACAGATTCTTTCTTAGACGGTGTTAATAATCTCGGTTCTATAAAAAACGAAGCAGATACTGTGGAGGTTGTTAGAGCAGGTAAGGCATTGGGACAATATGATGTGCTTGCTATGATTAGACACCTACGGGAAAAGTCCAATGGTAATTATGATGCTTTATACGGCAAAGTAGTTAATTTTAACTGGAGCTATCAGAAAGATGGTAGTTATGATATAACTGTTAAAGTAGTTAGTATGGGAGACGTTATTGAGGCCCTAAAGCTCAACACTATGTCAACCCCTAGAAGTCTAGCATCCGGAAGCACAGCTCAAGAAGGAGAAGCCCAAGCAATCGAAAACCCAACATCAGCACAGCTCATTGAAAGCTACTCAAGTAAGCACGACATAGGTAAGATGCTCAACGATGTACGCCTATCAATAGACCAGAACGGTACTGATAGCCCTGGCTACATAAGGTATGTAAAGTATGGTGTTTCAAAAGACTCAACAGGAAGAACCTTAGTAGATGCATTTAGATTGGGAGTTCTAGGATCCTTTCCTAGGTACTACATACGTCTAGGGTCGTTTCTGCAATGGTACCAAGTAGCAAAAATGATTGTTGTCAAAGACGACCAACCGTTATTGTCCATTGACTACGACACTGACTCTAATCTAGTGTACTTTGCTGAAGGTCAACGCAGTACTGATCCTACAATATGTATTCTATCCTTAGAATACCCTCTTATTGACGGAACTAAGAGAGTATACGCCCCTGGAGTGGAGAAGTATGCCGAAAATATAAAGCAAGGGTACGGTAAAATAATGAACACGTATATGAACTTCGAGTACCTGCTAACAACATTAGATGCTGTGCAGGATAGTGAAGGGAACGTAGTGTTAGTAGATTTTCTAGAAAAAATTCTTTCTGGAATCTGCGAAGCTACAGGCAATGTTAATAAACTATCAGTAGCGATAGATGAAGAGGAAAATATTATAAGAATCATAGACGAAGTAAAATTACCAGGTAGAGACGAGTTAATAGCCAAGCTCAACAAAGGTAAAGCACCTAAACTTGCATTATTTACTATGTATGGGTTTAGGACTGAAGGAAACGGTTCTGGAGCTAATAGAGGATCTTTCGTAAAAGATTTCAATATACAAACAGGTTTTTCTAAGGAAACCGCTGCAATGATAGCCATAGGAGCTCAAGCAAATGCACAAGTCGTAGGAGAAGATGCAACAGCATTTTCTGCTTGGAGTAGAGGCTTAGTTGATAGAATCGAACCTAGTAAATTAGATAAAGCAGTCAGCCCCGCTACAGGATCATTTGATGAAACGTTTAAAACAGATCTTGTCAACTACAACAAATATCTGAGTGAAATATCAAACGGTAATGGAACAGGAGCACCTACCTTTAATACAAACCAAATAAGCACCTGGGCTTCCTTTCAACGAACTTATCTACAATATAAGATTGGAGAAAATGCAAGATCCAAAGATGTAGCTTCGAATACAATAGGCTTTTTGCCAATCAACCTTTCTTTAACAATGGAAGGGTTATCAGGAATGAAAGTATATCAGAAATTTGCAGTTGATTCTGCTTTTCTACCTGCCAATTACCCAACAGCCTTAGAGTTCATTGTAAAATCCATAGCACACTCAATTGAAGGCAACCAATGGACAACAACCATTGAATCGCTAGTAGTTCCTAATTCGATTCCTAAGACAGGAGAGATGGGATATTTACGAGAGGTACCGTCTGCAAACGGAGCACAAACAGGAACAGGAGGAGGAGCTGCACCACCTCCAACCAATCAAGAACAGATCATAGGAACAGTTCCAGCAAGAGGAAATGATTCACAAGCAGCAGTAAATGCAATTATTGCAGCTGCAAATCACGTATTTGGAGTACCACTATCACCGGAAACAAGGTCGCGATGTGCTAGGTACACCTACAACTTAGCAAAATCCTACGTGGAAGCATTAGCTAATAACATTACAAAGCCAAGAGGGGCGTCAGAACCAGCAGGAGGAAATGCCAACGATGCCAGCTACCGAGCTGCTCTAACCAAGTTAGGTTATTCAGGAACTAAAATAGGCAATTTTAGAGGATCTGATCTAGATGCAGAGTTAAGGAAATCTCAGTTCAACATCGGAGACGTAATAATATACTATAGAGGAAGTGAAAAATTCCACACTCAAATTTACCACAAAGGTTATATATCTAAAGGATTCAATTGGGCTTGTGACCAGAAAAACAACTTTGGTGCTAATTTCGTATATAGACGTACACATTCAAACGCTATATTCGAGTTTTGGGTATTTAAAGCTCCAGGCTCAGTACCCCAAACAGTAGCCAATAAACCGCAAACAACAACAACATCAGGACTGACAGCGGCTCAAGCAGCGCAGAAGATAAAAGAGTTTGGTGAGGATACTTTGATCGTGACAAATAAAGCAAAAGTGCAGTTAATAGTTTCACAGTTGGATACGGAAAACTGGCCTGAGTACAAAGTAGGTAGTGTGTTTCAAACATATCAAAATAAGGGAGCTGTGGCTAGAGTGGATCTCGAAGGAGGTGATCTAACATCAACCATTAAACCGCTAGGCAACGATTACGTTCAATTCCCATTAGACGTAAGTGGAGATACTGACGCTATAGTAGTTAAGATTAAAGTCACCGACATTGATACAATAACAAAAGAGTAACAATATGGCATACTATCCACTATCGCAAATTAAAACAGGATTTTTCACAAACGGACAAGAGTATGTTTACAAAAATACAACTACTCTGTATGAAGGTCCTTATTGGAAAACCTCCAAAGGGGAGGTTTTTAGTGGACAAGGTCCTAATGACCCTACAACAGCGGAGCTTCAAATTAAACCACCTACTTTTGGTGAAAGTAATGAAGAATTAGGATACATACCCGAAGGAGAGGCAGGGTACGGAACTAAGCAAGTAATTCGATTACCTTTCGGAGAGCCTGACTTCGATTTTAGTGGTAATGAGTTAACTTCTAAATCAAAAGCTCCATATATAGGAGAGATGGTAGAGACGTATTTGAATATAACAAAACAAGACATAAATAATCTACCAATTATAGACATGCCTATATACAACTCCAAACCCCCTACAGAAAAGGACTATGCAGTAGGAGAGTTTCGCAGGTACTTTTGTAAAAAAAACAATGAAGTGCTATATTTAGAGATAGATAAAAACACATACGACGCACTGGAATCAAAAACTCCAACAAGTGCGTGGACACTATACACACCATTCAACATTTCTTGGCAAATTACAGGAGATAGGGAAAGCACTTATAGAACTAATAAAAACATTACCGAATTAGAAATTTCAAGAAAAAACTTAAAATCATTTGCAGAATATCTCAAAAATGATTATCTTAAATATTACAGAGGGTAGTATGAAAGATAAAGGTTATGTTTTGGTTAGTTGAGACAAAAGAGCAACTACAACAGCTTCCACATAGTGAGGAGATATTTGTAGAGTTGGTTCTTTACCACGATAGGCTACATCCTGCATTAAATTGTATTAGCTGCATCTACGTTAGAGGTATTGAGCAAAGTAAAGGTTTTATGCTTGCCTTATCTCACAACGAGGCTCTACCTTTACAATACGAAGATGTAGTTGAAGCATTATCTAAATACAAAACAATCTTCGTAAGAGATAAGAAGCAATTCCTATACTTCTTCAATCTAAAGGGAGTTAAGGACATCAACCTAATCCAGCAAATAAAAGTAGATTGCACTACTCCAACTCACGAAATCCTATACAGAAAGAACCATCAATTAGATTACATCAATACTTTTATTCCAATTGGTAAGCATTACGAGAGGTGTGAGGAGATATACAATAAGGTTACACCGGCTTTTACAAGTGATATACCCGACCATTTTAAGTTCTACAACAACGATGCCACTAAGGTATTTTGGTACATTGAAAAGCAAGGTATTCACGTAACACATCCTGAGGATTGCCTTGATTTACAAAACCCACAATACTCGATTGGAGACGATAGGATATACACTCATTACAACCTATATACAACTACAACAAGACCGTCTAATGCTTTCAATGGAGTAAACTTTGCAGGTCTCAACAAAGAAGACGGAACAAGAAAGTTCATAACACCTCAAAACGATTTCCTACTTGAGATAGACATTAATGGATATCATCCAACCTTAATTGCAAACGTAATTGGGTATAATTTAGGATCAGATGGTGTTTATGAGCACTTTGCTCGAGTTTTAGATGTAGAGGTTAGCGAAGCAAAGGAGCTAATGTTCAGACAATTGTACGGAGGTATTTCAAAAGAATATACTCACCTAGAGTATTTCAAAGAAGTAGATAGACTGATAAACGATCTATGGAACGACTATAGAAGTGAAGGATATGTAAAATGTCTAGTATCAGATTATAAATTCGATGGATACAATATAGAAAATATTAATAAACAGAAATTATTTAATTATTATATCCAAAACTTGGAAACAAGTAATAATATTCGTATATTAAAAGAGATATTGCCACTACTAACAGGTAAAACTAAGCTAATACTATATACGTATGATGCTTTTTTGTTTGATGTTAGCAAGGAGGAAAAGCAAATGATTCAACAAATAGTAGATACTTTTACGCAACACAACCTAAAAATTAAAATGAGTTATGGAGGAAATTACGATTCCCTACGCAGATTGTGATATTTATACCGAGAATAATTTCGGTAATCTAAATTTTAAGGACTTGAATAATAAATTGTTTTGTACTTTTACTAAGAAAGAGTACGTCGACGATCTTCTTAATACATTAACGTCCAAGTACACAATCATGTATAATAAAATCTTCGTTTTGCAAAGCAACAACGGAGAATATGTGTGCACTTATAATGTCGACAATGGCAACATCAACGATCTACCTGGAAATACTATATTGGTACATCGTAAGAAAGAATCAAATACACTATACACTATCAATGCTCTAAACGAGTTAATCAAACAACTCAACAACGGAATTGTAGATACAAGTTTCAAAGTAGAATGGAATCACTACAGAAACACAATCCTACTAACCCAGCAGAACGAGCTCAAGCAACTCAAAACTAAAATCTTTAAAATAGTTGAGCTATAAGTTGCTTTTACCACAAAAATTAGTTATCTTAAAATAAAACTTTAATTGTTATGGATTTAAACGCTATTAAAAACAAACTAGCAAGTTTGCAAAGTAAGCAAAATGGTGGAAGTCGCAAAGATTATGCGGATATCTACTGGAGACCGGAGATCGGTAAACACAATGTACGTATTGTTCCTTCTAAGTTCGACAAGAAGAACCCATTTAAGGAGTTGTACATTCACTACGGAATCGACAAACCAGTAATGATTTCTCCTACTAACTTTGGTGAAAAAGACCCAATTGTTGAATTTGCAAAGCAATTACGTCAGACAACTGACAAAGAAAACTGGTCACTAGCAGGTAAACTTAATCCTAAAATGCGTGTATTCGTTCCTGTAATCGTACGTGGAGAAGAAGCAAAGGGAGTTCGCTTGTGGCAGTTCGGTAAAGAAGTATATACTGAGTTGTTGGCTATGGCTGACGATGATGATATCGGAGATTACACAGACATTGCTGAAGGACGTGACTTTACCGTAGAAGTAACTAAGGGTAATCCTTACAATAAGACTTCTATTCGTCCTAAGACAAAACAAACTGCTTTGCACGATGATGCTGAGGTAGTTAAGAAGTGGTTGGAAGAACAGCCAAATCCAACTGAAGCATTCAAACGCTACACCTTTGATGAAATGAAGGAAGCTTTGCAAAAATGGTTGAGTCCTGAATCTAAGGAAGATGAGATCATCGATGATGAGAAATCAACTACCGAGGAGGAAGATGGAGACTTACCATGGGAGCAGAATCCACCTGTAGAGCAGAAAGCTGCTAAAAGCTCGAAGCCAATCTACAGCTTGGAAGCTAAACCTAAGCAAAGTGCTGAATCAAAGTTTGATAGTTTGTTTGATGATGAAGACTAATGGCTAAGAAATCTTTAACACAAGCAGTATCACAAGAACTAAAAGGAGCTTTCTCCTTGGAGAAATTCAAGGAGAAGAAGCTTCTCAGTTCAAGTGTTAAGTTCAAACCACAAAGATGGATTGCACTATCAGAAGCTTTTCAAGAAACAACATCTATTCCAGGAATCCCTCAAGGACATATTGTACTTCTAAGAGGTCACTCCGATACAGGAAAGACAACAGCCCTACTAGAAGCAGCAATCTCAGCTCAGAAAGCTGGAGTACTTCCGGTATTTATCATCACAGAGATGAAATGGAACTGGGAGCATGCTATCCAAATGGGATTAGAAGTAGAGCCAGTAGTTGACGAAGACACAGGTGAGATTCTAGATTACAGAGGGTTCTTCATCTATGTTGACAGAGAAACTCTACAGTCTATTGAAGATGTAGCAGCATTTATCTTAGATCTTTTAGATGAGCAGAAGAAAGGTAACCTACCACACGATCTACTATTCCTATGGGATTCGATTGGATCAGTGCCATGTGAACTTTCAATCAAATCTAACAAGAACAACAACGAATGGAATGCAGGAGCGATGTCAACACAATTCGGTAATGGCGTAAACCAAAAGATTGTGATGTCTCGTAAAGAATCTTCCAAGTACACCAACACATTGGTTTGTATTAACAAAGTATGGACTCAGAAACCTGAATCACCAATGGGACAACCTAAGTTGATGAATAAGGGTGGATTTGCAATGTGGTACGATGCAACGTTCGTAGTTACGTTTGGAAACATTACTAACGCAGGAACTTCTAAGATCAAAGCAATCAAAGGAGGTCAGCAGGTAGAGTTCGCTAAGAGAACCAACGTTCAGATTGACAAGAACCACATCAACGGGATTACAACTCGAGGTAAGATCATTATGACTCCACACGGCTTTATTGTTGATGAAGAAAAAGCTCTGAAGAAGTACAAAGATGAACATTCTGATGAATGGAGCAGAATCTTAGGTGGAGGGGACTTCGACGTAATCGAAGAGAAAGACGAACCAGAATCTACAAACTTCTTTGAAAACGAACCTGATTAATCAATAAAAGCTTGCTATAGTGGAGAGTGTTGGATAAATGTAGATATATTTATTTATAAAGTATTGTATGAACAATTTCGATTTGAGAAGATATCTTATTGAAAATAAATTAACACGAAATTCTAGAGTATTAAAAGAATCTACCAAACCACAATACTCTCCACAGAAAGCTGCGAAAGCAGCAAATACAGATAATCCATATTCCGATAGACTACTACAAGCAATCGACCGCATCGATAGTAAGTATGGCTTGATGGAGAGGTTAATATTAGAAGTATCTTTTGAACAACTCAAAGCAGATTTTGTAGATAGTGGAAAGCTTACACAAGAGGTATTTGATGAAATTGTAGATGCTGCAGGTGGAAAAAAAGAAGTGGAGATGAAAGATGGAAAACCAGAGGAGAAGATAGTAGGTGGAAAATCAGCTTACGCTACATGGCTAGCTAAGAAAGTAGCTGATCGTGTTATAAAACCTAACGTCGTAGACAGCTTTAAACAATACTTCTCTATATTCGACAGGCATAGAACGGAGTTCGAAAAGCAAGACTTAAATCAATACAAAACAAAAGAAGATGTATCCACATTGGTAAGAAAGGCAAAAAAGATTGCAAGGGCGATAGCAAAAGATCCATCTAAGGAAAAAGGAGTATCTCAGGAAGCCAAATACAAACAATACTTAATAGGTACCGTGGATGGATTTAATGTTTACAAAATACCACAAGGAGCCACAAACCTGTATGGAATGAACTGCGAGCTAGGTAAAGGAACAGAGTGGTGCACTGCTACTGAGAAAACAAAATTCCATTTTAACCATTATGTTAAAAAAGGACCGCTATATGTGTTTATAAAACCGAACTCGAACGAGAAGTATCAATTTGCGTACGAAAGTGACGAGTACAGAGATAAGGACGACAAACGCTTACTTTGGTAAGTTAAACAATCACACATTATGACAAACATATACAACTTATTTAAGTTCTTAGAAAAAACCGAAGGACGACCAATTCCTCAGGCGGCAGAGCTGCTATATGGAGAACATAAACCAGGAGAGGACATCATATATGAACCAGAAACAGGAGGATTGTTGTTAGATTACTCAGTCTCTGTAAATCTTCCGGATAACCTTACAATAAAGGGCGATTTAACGATTGAAAATAGTAAAGACATCACAACTTTGCCAAAAAACCTAACAGTAACAGGAAATTTGAAAATATGGAACACAGGAATATCAGACTGGCCTGAAGGTCTAACAGTAGGGCGTAGCATAACCTTTGCAATGTCTCCTCTAGAACAAATACCTGATAACCTAACAGTAAACGGACATTTATTCATCAGAGGAAGTAGTGTAAAGGAGTTACCTAAGGGGTTACACGTAAAAGATCTATTAAATATTGCGAAAACGGAAATAGAAACTCTTCCTGCAGATCTTAAAGTGGATGAGGATTTGTTAGCCGGAGAGACCCTACTAGCGGAGAAGTATACAGAAGAACAAATCAGACAAATGTGTCCAGGAATACGAGGTTCGATTTATTTATAATAAAACACAATAAGACCCTTGCCTAGCAAGGGTTTTTTAGTTATATTAAGGTATATGAAACCAGATTTTAAATCAATGCTTGATAACCTTGTGGAGGAAGAAGCAAAGGCTGTGAAGCAATCAACCTTCCATAAACACTCACGAACAATGTTCGTAGATGGCTTGAATCTTTTCTTTCGCAACTTCGCTACTTTGAATTACATTAACCAAGATGGAGTGCATATTGGAGGGTTAGCAGGTTTTCTTAGATCATTAGGAACTTTAATTAAAGTAATACAACCAACTTCTGTCTATTTGATATTCGACGGTATGGGTTCTTCCACTAACAGGAAGAACCTTATACCCGAGTATAAATCAGGTCGAGGAGTCACAAGGATGACCAACTGGGATATTTTTGACTCAATTGAAGATGAGGATGAAGCAAAGTATGGACAGATTGCAAGATTAGTACACTACCTCAAATGTTTACCAGTTACTGTAATATCAATAGATAAAGCAGAGGCAGATGACGTTATTGCATACTTAGCAAAAAAGGTAACACAATCAACACCACAATCCAAAGCATTCATTGTTTCATCAGATAAAGACTACTTACAATTAGTAAATGACGAGATTACTGTTTATAGACCTACTGAGAAAGATTTTTACACATACGCTACAGTTGTGGATAAAATGGGAGTCCTTCCTGAGAACTTTATTCTTCTAAAAACATTAACTGGAGACAATTCAGATTCGGTAAAAGGAATTAAAGGAATGGGAGCAAAGACTGCTATTAAGTTATTTCCACAGTTGAAGACTGAACCTATTACATTTAACGATCTGATTACAATAGCTGAAAGCAAGTATAAAGATAACGTACTGTACTCTCGATTGATATTCGAAGAAGACCAGCTACGTAAGACACATAAGATTATGGATTTACATAATCCAATCTTAGATGAGAGTCAGATTGAACTAATTAATGAACTAGCAAGCGCACCAACTCCAAAACTAAGACCAGGAGAGTTTTTGAAAATGTACCATGAGGATGGTTTAGGACATATCCTAAAAGCACCTAATTACTGGATTGCTGAAACTTTTTCTACGATAAAAGGTTTCTAATCCAAAAAAGTTTCGTATATTATATAAAAGGTTATTACAATGACACTGCAAAATTTATCTGCATACGGTTTTTCTTTTCAAGTAAAAGTTTTATCAGGACTCTTAACACACAAAGAGTTTCTACAATCAGTTCACGATTCAATTAAAGAGGAGTATTTCGACAATGCTGCTCACAAATGGATCATCAACCAAATCCTCAAATACTACGATAAGTACCACACAGTACCTACTATGGAAGTACTTAAAGTAGAAATGAAGAGAGTTGAAAACGAAGTACTCCAGCTATCAATCAAAGAACAGCTACGAGAGGCTTACAAATCAACTCAGGAGGATCTAAAATACGTTGAGGAAGAATTTAGTACATTCTGTAAGAACCAACAGTTAAAACAAGCGTTATTATCGTCCGTAGACTTACTTCATGCAGGAGATTATGACTCAATCCGATATCTCGTTGATAAGGCGTTGAAATCCGGGCAAGACAAGAACCTAGGACATGAATATGATAAGAACATAGAATCAAGATTTAGAGAAGAGAATCGATTAGCAATCCCTACGCCATGGGCAGGAATCAACAACCTACTACAAGGAGGAATCGGTGGTGGTGACTTCGGATTGATATTTGGTAACCCTGGCGGAGGTAAGTCTTGGACGTTAATAGCGTTAGGTGGAGCAGCAGCTAAGTTAGGATATAACGTAGTACACTACACATTAGAACTGAGTGAAGATTATGTAGGAAGACGATACGATGCATTCTTTACAGGTATTCCGGTAGCAAATATCCTACAGCATAGAGCTGAAGTGGAGCAAGCACTGGAAGCAATCCCAGGTAGAATTTTAATTAAAGAATTTCCAACAGGTAGAGCTTCAATCACAACTGTGGAGAATCATATACAAAAATGTATAGATCAAGAATTTAAACCAGACTTGATCATTATCGACTATGTAGACCTACTCACATCTAAGAAAAAATCTAAGGAGCGCAAAGATGAGATTGATGATATTTATCTCAACACCAAAGGTTTGGCCCGTGAATTGAAGATTCCAATCTGGAGTGTTTCACAGGTAAACCGATCAGGTGCAAAGGATGATATTATTGAAGGAGATAAAGCAGCAGGCTCATACGATAAGATTATGATTACAGATTTCGCAATGTCGTTAAGTAGAAAGAGGAAAGATAAAGTGGACGGTACAGGTCGATTCCACATTATGAAAAACCGTTATGGAATGGATGGGATGACCTTTGCAGCTAAGTTAGATACATCAACAGGACATATTGATATCGATTTGCATGAGTTCGATGAGGATAGTATGGATACAAGTGATGCAGGCAGACCCGATAGAGCAGGCTTCGACAACTACGATAAGAAGCTACTAGCTAAGAAGTTTTTTGAATTAAGCAATCAATAATTTATTTTAAAATATGTTAACACAGGAACGCAATTTCTATAAGCCATTCGAATATCAACAAGCATTCGATTTCTATAAAGATCAACACAGAGCCCACTGGCTAGCTGATGAAGTACCCCTTGCATCAGATCTTAACGACTGGAAGATGAAACTTACGGTGGAGGAGAAAAACCTTATCGGTAATATTCTAAAGTCATTTGCTCAAACAGAAGTACACGTAAACGATTATTGGTCTTCAAAGGTATCTCAATGGTTTCCAAAGCCTGAGATTGTGGCTATGTCCTCTACTTTTGGTGCATTTGAAGCAATCCATGCTGAGGCTTATGCACGTCTAAATGATGAGTTAGGCCTAGATGACTTCCAAGCTTTCTTAGAAGATGAGGCAGCAAAGAGTAAAATTGAACGATTACTAGACACTAAATCAGAAACAATCGAGGAAAAAGCACAATCACTAGCCATTTTCTCAGCATTTACCGAAGGAGTTAATCTATTTTCATCGTTTGCTATCCTTATGTCGTTCCAACTACGCAACCTAATGAAGGGTACAGGACAGATTGTAGAGTGGTCAGTACGTGATGAATCGCTACATTCTAAAGCAGGATGTTGGTTATTTAAGACTTTAATCTCAGAAAATCCACACTTAGATACTCCACAACTACGTAATTCTATCGTAGAAGCATGTGAATTATCAGTACAATTGGAGTTCGACTTCATTGATAAAGCATTTGAGATGGGAGATATCGAAAACCTATCGAAAGTACAGCTAAAGAACTTTATTAAGCAGAGAGCCAACGAAAAGATGATAGAATTAGGATATTCAGCAATTTATAACGATATTGACCCTAATTTACTACGTCAAATGGAGTGGTTTGGACACTTAACTTCAGGCAAAACACAGCAGGATTTCTTCGCTGGAAGGGTGACTTCCTACTCAAAATCCACCGCAGATTGGTCAGATTTATAAACAATAATATGAAAAAATTAAATTTAAAACAAATTATCAAAGAAGAAATACGAAAAATATTAAAAGAAATCACAAATCCATATTCAGTTAATTGGGTTGAACCCACTAATGAGTATTTTACTCAAGAATTAAGTGAACTTCTTGGAAATGAAATGAGGTTTTCTAAAAAAGAATTCTTTCACCCACAAAACTACGATTTGATGTATTCAATACTACCACACACTTTTAAGATGATAGCTGAACATGCAAAAGGTGAAGAAATCAAGAATGAACAGGAAATTAAAAAAATATTGTTAAATAAAGAAGTAGGGGAATTAATGGACGATTGGGGTGATTTTAGACATACCCTAATGAAAGATTCTGAAGCCAAAACAGAAGCTTTGAGTTTATTTAAAAAAGGTAAAATGGAAGAATGGCCTGATGATAAAATTAATAAAACTTATTACATGGGGTCATTTAATAAATTATTTCCAAAAATGTTTAAAGACACAACTACTTCTGGTTTAATGAAACAAATGAAAGGGGAAACTGGTGAAACCGAACCTCATTTCAAAGGTTACGAGAAAAATATCCAAGATTTTAGAAAAGAGAAAAAAAGAACATTACCACCACCATTTGTTATGAAATTACCATCAGGTGGGAGAGATGGAAATGAATACACATTAATTGGTGGTCATAAAAGATCTACAATAGCCAAACAATTAAATGTATCTCCTATATATGTTTGGTTTATAGATTTAGCATAAACTTTTAATAAAAATATATGAAAATAGATACTAGCACATGGACTAAGGGTAAACAATACCCTGTTTGGATGGATGAGATCGGCTTATCCACCGTATCCAATGGATATTTACTACCCGATGAGAACGTATTTGATGCTTTTAGACGAGTTTCTAAAGCAGCAGCACGTAGATTAAGACGTAAAGACTTGCAACCGTTGTTTTACGAAGCAATGACTAAGAACTGGTTGTGCCTTGCTTCACCTGTATTTTCTAATATGGGTACTGAAAGAGGAATGCCAATCTCTTGTTTTGGTATCGATGTAGACGATTCTATTGAAGGAATTGCTGGAGCAAACTCTGAATTGATGCGTTTATCATCACAAGGTGGTGGAGTTGGCGTAGGAGTTTCTCGTATTAGAGGTAGAGGTAAGTCAATTAAAGACAATGGAGTATCTGAAGGAGTAGTACCTTGGTGTAAGATTTACGATTCAACTATCTTAGCAACCAACCAAGGTTCAGTAAGAAGAGGGGCAGCATCTGTAAACTTAGATATCAATCACCCAGACATCGAAGAGTTCTTAGGTATTCGCAGACCAAAAGGTGATGTAAACCGTCAATGTCTCAACTTACACCAGTGTGTAGTAGTAGATGATAAGTTTATGAACAAGTTAGAAGATCGAGATGAGAAGTCTATGAAGTTGTGGGGAGAGATCCTAAAGACTCGATTAGAGACAGGTGAACCTTATATCATGTTTAAGGATAATGTAAACAATGCAAATCCTGAAGCATATAAGAAGCACAGCTTAGAAGTTTCTATGACTAACATCTGCTCAGAGATTACTTTGTATACAGATCCTCTACACTCTTTCATTTGCTGCCTATCATCTTTGAACGTAGCTCGTTGGGAAGAGTGGAAGGAGTATAAGTTTGAAAATGGAATGTCTCTACCTGAGCTTACTTGTTGGTTCTTAGAAGGAGTACTTCAAGAGTTTATTGATAGAGCTAAGAACTTAAAGTTCATGGAAAACACAGTTCGTTCTGCAATTAAAGGTAGAGCAATCGGTGTAGGAGTTCTAGGATGGCATACCTTCTTACAAGATAAGAATATCCCATTCGTAGGTCTCCAAGCAAATGCAATGACTCGTAAGATCTTTGGATTCATTCAAGAAGAAGTATTGAAAGCATCACGTGATCAAGCTACTGAATATGGAGAACCAGAATGGTGTAAAGGAACAGGACTACGTCATACTCACCACACGGCCATTGCTCCAACAGTATCTAATGCAATTATCTCAGGAGGCGTAGCTGCATCTATCGAACCAATCCCTGCAAACGTATACAATCTTAAATCAGCTAAAGGAGTATTCATCAAACGTAATCCTATCTTAGAGAGATTACTACAGCAAAAAGGATACAACATCGATTCAGTGTGGGATCAGATTCTAAGAGACCACGGATCGGTAATGGGATTACCTGACTACATTCTAACTGATGAAGAGAAAGAAGTATTCCTAACCTTTAAAGAGATCAACCAGCTTGAGATTGTAAAACAGAATGGTATTAGACAGCAGTTCATTGACCAAGCAATATCTTTGAACCTATCCTTTGATCCAAATGATACACCAAAATGGATCTCACAAGTACACAAAGAGGCATGGAAGCAAGGAATTAAAACTCTATACTACCTAAGAACCGAATCAGTACTTAGAGGAGATAATCTCCAAAGGTTAAGCGATTGCATCAGTTGCGAAGCCTGATTTGTTAAAAAACCTTAAAGGGAGTTGAAATATACTCCCTTTTTATTTTAACGTTGCAACAAACAATATTTATGCGTATCTTTAAGTATTAAACAGTTATAACATGAATGAACGTCAATCACTTTACGACTATTTAGGTCGAGCAGCAGGACCAGAGCTAGGATGGTCAGTAGCAAAATATGCAGGTAAGGTAAACGCTGTGGTAACACTAAGAGAAGTGCACACAACTTACTACAACGGAACAATAAACGTATACGACAAGAGTTTTCTCGATGAGTATTTTGCAAATCCACAACATGCACAAATTCTAGCATATGATAAAGAGCAGTACAATAAACGTAGAAACAAATGAATAGAGTAGCAGTAGATATTGATTTAGATGACATCTACTATCAGATGAATAGAGCTGATAAGCAAATGATGGCTGAGTGGCTAGCTGAGGATGATATTATGGAGGCAGTAACTGAGATTACTTGGCCAGATCCACAAAGCAGTACTGAACAAGAATTACTACAAGCTATCAAAGCTGTTTGGGATAATAGATCTGTATTAGATAACTCTGACATATCAATCCTAAACAGATTAGGTAATAAAACAGCATACGAAGGAATCACAGCTCCAGGTCACGGAGCATGTTAAAAATAAAATATGAGTTATAGATCAACAAAATTATTTGACGGATTCAGTACAGTATTTCGTCAATGGGCTGCAGAAGGAACCCACTGCAAATATCTACATGGATATGATGTAGAGATTAGAGTAACATTTGAAGGTAAATTAGATCACCGTAACTGGGTATGGGACTTTGGAGGAATGAAACGAGCTAAAGGAACTATCGATGGTATGAATCCAAAAGCTTGGTTTGATTATATGTTTGACCATACTACAATAGTAGCACAAGATGATCCATACCTATTCACCTTCCAAGAACTACACGACTGTGGAGTAATTCAACTAAGAATAGTACCGAATGTAGGAGCAGAAAAGTTTGCTGAGTTTGTTTTCAATAAAGTTAACAACTTCGTACAAGAAGAAACTGAAGGACGAGTGCGAGTTGTAGAAGTTGAAGTTTTTGAAAACAATCGCAACAGTGCTATCTATACTTCAACTAATGAAAAGAAAGATTTACTATCTAAAAAATATGCTTCACGTAGAGATGATGAAGGAGCAGAAGATTGGGCAAACTATTTAAAAAAATAAATAATATGAAAGGATTTTTATACTTTACAGCGGCTTGGTGTCAACCTTGTCAAACTTTAGGACCTGTAATGGATATGCTAAAAGCATCAGGAACCCCTGTTAAGAAAATTAACGTAGACTACGACACACAGTACGTGCAAGAATATAACGTAATGAATATTCCTACCATCATTCTATTTGAGGAAGGAAGAGGGGAGTTGGGACGTCGGACAGGAGTACAAACTCAACAGTCGCTCATGGAGTGGTTTAATAATGGATAAGATGCAGTGGATTACTACAACGACATTTGGAGAAATAAAATACAAGTACATAGTAAAATGAATAAAAGAATACAAGATTACGATAAAGTACTTCCAGTTTTAGAACTATACGTATGCGTTCAATCTGAAGGTTCTCGTCAAGGAAGACCTACGGTAGCAGTACGAACTACAGGATGTACTCATAGATGCTACTTCGGTGAAGGTGGTTGGTGTGATAGCTGGTATACAAGTATTCATCCGGAGAAAGGAAAGTTTACATTTAACGACATTGTTAGAATGTATGACGAGAATCCAACCATCAAAGAAATGATGTTGACAGGAGGATCACCCACAATGCACCCAGCTCTAATTAACGAACTTACCCACTTTGCAAATGAAAGAGGTATCATCATCACAATGGAGACTGAAGGGTCGCATTACGTTGAAACTGACTACCCGATCGGATTACTTTCACTGAGTCCTAAGTTTGGTAACAGTGTACCTCAGGTAGGAGCAGTAACACCTATGGGAGATGTTGTCGATGAGAAGTTTGTAAAACAACACAACAAGTTTCGTCTAAACTACTCAGCAATCAAAGCAATGATGGACTTCCATTCCGACTATCATTTGAAACCGGTATGGGATGGAACAGAAGAAAACCTACAGGAGATTGAAGATGCTCGAGTGTTTTTAGAGATTCCAAAAGAGAAAGTATGGTTAATGCCAGCAGGTGATACTAGAGAGGAACTTATTAAGATGTATCCTATCTCAATTGAGAAAGCAGCAGAGATGGGTTATAACTGGACAGGTAGAGATCACATCATAGCATACGATACTAAACGAGGAGTTTGATATTTATCTCTATGAAAGATATTAAAACACCACAAGATTTTAAGGAAGCCTTGCAATCGCACAGCGAGGCTTTCTTTTTTCTATACTCAAACGGATGTGAGAGCTGTAGAGAGATTAAACCACAGGTAAGACTGTTTGAAAGTAAAACACAATCACATGCTCCTTTCTACAACGTTTCAACTTATGGAAAAGAAGCTTTAGTAGAAAGTCTTAAACTAGAATGGGTACCTACTTTAATTCACTTAACAGAGGGTAAAGTAAGACGTATCGAAGGAGCAGATAAAATTTTAGATTACATCAATGAACGTCCTTTTTGACAGAAAAACAATCCAGGCCAGAGTAGAATACCTAGCTGTAAAGATATCGCAAGACCATTACGATGACCCAACACCAGTTGTATTCATCTGTCTTTTGAATGGAGGATATATGTTCTTTTCCGATCTTACAAGAGAAATAGACTTTCCAATCGAGTGTGAGTTTATGAGAGTAAAGAGTTACGTATCTAAAAAGAAACAAGGGGATATTCAAATCACAAAAGATCTAGAAACTCCAGTCACAGGTAAGCACGTCTACATCGTAGACGACATTTACGATACAGGTAACACTATGAAAGCAGTAGCAGAGTACTTACATATTAAAGAACCTGCTTCTATTAATATGGTTACACTCACGAAGAGAAGAGAAAACAAAATCAATCCAACAGAGATTCCACATATTAGATCTTTCCTATATGGGTTTGAAATTAACGATGAGTGGATTATCGGATACGGCTGCGATAAAGAAGACGGCACAGGAAGGAACATTCCAGGAATCGTTGCAATCTAATCAATTGTTTTGTATATTAAGAGAAAAATATGTTTTTAAACGCACATCAAATCGAACCCTTAATTCAAGGAACACCAGGAAAGAAAGCTCAAGTAGGTATTGATCTTACCGTTTGTGATATCAAATCAATCCACGGAGGAGCTTTATTGAAAGATAAAACAGAACTACAACCCTACGCAACTAAGGCGTTAGACACCTTTGACGGTAAAGAAGGATGGTACCTAATCTCAGGACATGCTTACTCAGTAACATTTGACCAAGGAGTTAAACTAGGAAGTATTCACACAGCCTTTATTCGACACCGTAGTTCTCTCTTACGTATGGGATGGACCTGTACAAGCGGAGTATACGATCCAGGATTCGAAGTAGATCAAATGGGAGCAGTGCTTATGGGTAATTGTAATATCTTCATCGAGAAAGGAGCTCGCATTGCTCAGATTGTTGTAGCAGAAAATTATAATGCAGACCTCTACAATGGCCAATGGCAGGGTCAAAAGGATGTTAAGTAGTAATGTAGACTATTTATTATAAAACATAAGATGGCACGAGTATTAAACGAGCAATTTATTAGAATGCAAAAGCTTGCTGGAGTAATTACAGAAGGTGAGTATAAGATGAAGATGCAAGAAGCTGATGAACAACAACTTGAAAAAGTAGCAGATGCAGTTGAAAAAAAGGCAGAACAAGTTGCAGACGATCCTGAAAAAGCAAAACAAATATTAGCCGCAGTGAAGGCGGCAGGTATAGATATGAATCTCGTAGCACAAGCAGCTGCGCAACTCAAACAGGGAAAAGATCCTAAAGATGTTTTAACATCGATAGATAGTAAAGCACAAAAGGAAGTCACAGAAGGAGACAATGATAGTGTAAAAACATCTAAAACAAAGAAACTGTTACAGAACATGGGGCTAGGCTTCCTAGTTGGCGGATCAGCAGGATTCCTGGGTGCAGCAGGTATAGCAGGAGCAGCATTACTTTCAGGACCAGTTGCACCAGCTGTACTTTTTGCTGCTTTCCTATTAGGAGGAGGAGCGATAGGAGCAGGAATCGGCGCAGCCAATACCAACCGAGGCGATACAGGAGGTAACATACCAGACTACATACTTATTCAGAACGCCCAAAAGGATTTTGACGAAGAGCAAGACAAAGCTTACAGAGAAACAGGCCGTCATAGAGAAACACCTAAAAGGGATCAAATTTATATTGTCGATAACGGTGCTACACCCGAAGAACTTAAAGGTAAGGATTTATGGAGAAGAAGTTACAAAAATCGGGATGTATTGATTGATTTGTCAAACATTCCTATCTCAACAGACCGGCGTTTCGTACTATCTCCCGAATTAGAAAAAGAAAAAGAAGAATTAGCTCGACTTTCAGATAAGGCATGGCGAGGACGTTGAGTAATATTATAAACTATATTCTTAAAAAATCTTAACAAGCCAACTTTATGTTGGCTTTTTCTTTTTCTGTGCGTATCTTTAAGTATATGAAAAAATACATAGAAGTAAGATTAGACATTGAAGGTTTACACAACTGGCCAGATTGTAACCTACCACACGTAGATTATTTAGCACATCTACATCGTCACACATTCCAGATCTTCTGTAGATCAGAAGTTAGCCATGGTAATCGAGATATTGAATTCATCGATCTCAAGCACAGAGTTAAGAAGTACATTGCCAACACTTGGTACGATCCAGCTTACGGATGCTGCAACTTTGGTGCAATGAGTTGTGAAATGATTGCCGAAGACCTACTAAACTATTTTGGATTTTGTAGAGTATCTGTATCAGAAGATGGTGAGTTTTTTGGAATTGTTGAAATCTAATGAAAGTATTGTTCCTATTCGGAGAGATCTGCTCAGGTAAGAGCACATATGATCCAGGAGCTGAGTATCACAGATACACAGTATCATCAGTAGTTAAAAAAATAATGCAAACAGAGGATAGAGCATTGCTTCAAGATTCTAAACACCTTACCGAGCACATTGCAAACACGATTTGTGAAGACATCTTCTACTATCAGAATTTTGTATTCGTTGATGAGCAAAGTACTCCTCAATATTTCGTGGTAGACGGGATTAGACAGTATGAAATACTAACTATCATTGAAGATTATTTGACACGTACCTACCCGAGTTTAACACTGGAATACAAGTGGTTGGAAGTGGATCGAGAAGAACGTAAACGTAGATTTGAAGCTCGTAAGGATGTTAAAGATACTTTATCATTTGAAGAAGCAGAAAAAAGAGATAATGAGTTGGGATTATCAACTTTATTTAGTATATTAAAAGAACAAAATAAAATTTAAGTATGGAGTTATTGAAAAAGCCTAATGGCAACATTGTACGAACTGAGGAGGAAAAAGCTCAAATGATCGAACAAGCAGCTGTGTATTATGGTCAGTTTTTGAACGCTTTAGGGTTTGACTGGGCTGCTGATGCACACTCAGCAGATACCCCACGTCGAGTGGCTAAAGCATGGGTACATGATTTAATTAAAGGATCAATTAATGCAGAGCCGAAAATTACTGCTTTTCCTAATGATGAAGGGTACACGGGTATTATAGCACAAACAAGGATACCGGTGGTGAGTATGTGCGCACACCACAACTTGCAATTCGTTGGTATCTGCCATGCGGCCTACATACCAGGAAAGGAAAACACCGACATGGTTATTGGCCTAAGCAAGCTGAACCGCATTGTAGATTTCTATGCTCGCAGACCTCAGATTCAGGAAAGTTTGACCAAACAGATCCATGATCATATTGATCGTTTATGTGTAGGTAATCGTGGAGTTGCTGTGGTAATCGAATCACAACACAATTGTGTACGTTGTCGACAACTTAACCACGAAAGTGTTATGAAAACCTCTCAACTATCTGGATACTTCTTCACGAATGAAATAGGCACTCGCACTGAGTTGTTTTCTCTAATCGAGAACTCCAGACTTTAATCTTTCAGGAATGTCGGCTATTTATTACAAATAAACTAATACAATGGCTGACATTTCATCTATTAAAGTTAACAAAGGAGATGTGTTTGGACACTGGACTGTTGTAAGCATCTACACAGCCCAGAAGGTTGAGTGTGTATGTAGATGTGGGTATGTTAAAGAACAAAGACAAACAGACCTACTCAGAGGGGCAACTAAACAATGTCCAAGTTGCTATGCTAAAAAACCTAAGGCAGGAATTGAAACAGGAAAGAGGTTTGGTAAGTGGACGGTTGTCGACGTTGAGGACTATACCTACCTGTATAGGAGGAATGGAAAGGTACTAGAGAGGCAGTATAGATGTATTTGCGATTGTGGAACAGAAAAGTACATCAGAACATCACACATAACCAGAGGGCTATCAAAACAATGTGGCACGTGCCGTATGATGGATTACTCGGTAAGTACCGTAGGTTGTATACCAACCACAGATATTAAGAGGTATAAGGCAGGAGCAGCCAAGCGAAATAAGGAATGGAATATCACTTCCGAGTACTTATACGAACTATACGAGAAGCAAAATAGGCTTTGTGCTCTGACAGGTATACCCATACAGTTTTCTCAAAAAGGTATAGGGACTCCAGGAGCTAAGGATGTTAGCACAGCTTCTCTTGATCGAATAGATTCGACGAAAGGGTACACACCTGATAACATACAGTGGATACATAAGGATGTAAATAAAATGAAAATGGATTTGGAAGAACTAAATTTTCTTCGTATAGTTAAACAAATATACGAATACAAACAACTATAAAAAAATTAATATGATGGATTTCTATGTAATATCTCCAGTAAGTGATCTTTCACCTATGGATCTAGGTAACCGAATCTTCGTATTGGCTCACCTATGGGTACAGTTCCCACACTATCAGAATCACATTCTACAGAAAAAGGAAGAAGGATACTGGATTACCTTAGATAACTCTGCAGCAGAACGAGCTCTAGTAACAGAGGATGTATTAATTGACGTATGCCACGAATTGATGCCTGACGAAGTAATTGCACCTGATGTATTGTTCGATAAGGATGCAACTATCCAAAACGCAATCAAGTTTAGAGAGCGAATGGAAGAAGAAGGATTGTTAGGTACTATCGACATCTTCTTTTGCCCTCAAGGAGCAACTAAAGAGGATTGGTTAGAGGCATACGAATGGGGTATCAACCAAGACTGGATTAATGTAATTGGTTTCTCTAAGATTGCTATTCCAAATGCATGGCTTCCAGAGTGGAAAGATGATCAAGGAATCAAAGAAGCTCGTCATGCAGCATACGATTACCTGAAGGAAAGAGATATGTTAAAGAAGCCTATCCATTGCCTTGGCCAGGGGGATCCAACAGAATTCACATACTACGACCATCCAATGATGCGAAGCACAGACTCAGTATTCCCAGTACTAGCTGCTTCTTTAGGACAGGACTTCCGCATTGATCACGAGACTCGTACTCCAACACCTCACAACTTCTTAGAGACTTACGATATGAGTAAAGTAGATAAGGAGCTTATCAGAGCTAATGTTGAGTTCTTGAAGATGAGTTGTACAGGAGATCTATTAATCTAACACACCACCCAGATGATAAATCAAGCCAACTTTTTGTTGGCTTTTTTATTTTTTATGCGTATCTTTAATCAATATGAGCAATAAGAGTTATAAAATCATTACTACGCAAGAAGGTGTAGTTGAGTTGATGGAACATATCGAAAAGCATAACATAATAGCTTTTGATACTGAAACCACAACCTTGAATCCAAGACACGGACAGATCATTGGATTCTCAGTATCAGGGCAAATAGGAGAGGGATATTATTTTCCTACTCGTATTTGGAACCCTACTTCTCAACAAATCGAAGACTTAGAGATAGCAGGAATATCTTGTGATAAGATTGCAAAGAAGTTATTGAAGATGTTAGTAGGTAAACAGCTTGTCATGCACAACGCATCATTCGATACTCGATACACTAAGAACTTCTACGGTATAGACTTACTTCCTTCTCTATGGGTCGATACAGGATTGCTAGTACATACAGTACAGGAAGAAGGAGCTTTTGGATTTGGTAATCCTTTTGGATTGAAATCTATTGCAATCATGGTTCAGAAAGAGATTGGACTTGATGTAGAGAAAGCAGCTAACGAAGAGCAGTTAATCCTTAAAGAGAATATCAAAGCTAACGGAGGATCAACCACAAAGGAAAACTTTGAAATCTTCAAAGCAGATATGCAAATACTTGGAGAATATGCTGCAGCAGATACTGACTTAACTTTACGAATCTGTAATCACTTTTTAGAAATCTTAGAGAAAGAAGGTCTAACTGATTTCTTTTTTGAGGAAGAAGTTATGCCTCTATACCGAGAAGTAACAGTTCTAATGGAGGACAGAGGTATTGCTTTGGATATGGAACTGATCGAAAAGACAGATACACAGATTCAAGAAGATCAGAGACTGTATGGTAAGAAGGTACTAGATTCTCTGATGGCTTTACCTAAGACAAGAGAATGGATTATCGATCAAGCATTTAAAGAATGTCCACCATCCCATAAAGGAAAGTGGGCAAGTGTATACGCTGAGATGCGACAACTACCACTACCTAAGACAGCTAAAGGATATTCTTTAACAGCAAAAACATTAGCAGTACTTACTGATCCTATGGATATTGCTTTTTTAAAGGACGGAAATATCGAAGCAGTACCTGAGGAATTCAGAGCTAAGATCTCTCTAAAACTATGGAAAGAGAAGAACGATGGAGTTTACATCAACATCCAATCAAAAGTCCAGCTAGGAGATATTGCATTCAACTACTTAGGTATTAAGCCACTATCAACAACTGCAAAAGGAAAACCACAGTTTGATGATGATATATTAGAGGCACTTGCTCCTAAACACGACTGGGCAGAGAACTTACGAATCTATAACAAGCTATTGAAGATTAAATCTACATACATTGATAGGTTCTATCTTAAAGCAGAGGATGGAATCTTCTATCCCTACTTTAAACAAAACGGAACAGTATCAGGACGTTATGGATCGGACATGCAACAGCTTCCCAAACCAAAAGAGGATGGAGAGGCAGCAGAGATTGTAGTTAGATACAATAACGAGATTCGAGCTTTCTTCAAAAGCAGACCAGGCTATAAGTTTGTAGATTGCGACTACGAATCATTAGAACCTCACTTATTTGCTTCAGTATCGGATGATAAGAACCTGCAAGAGATCTTTAATAACGGATATGACTTCTACTCCTATGTAGCGATTAGAACTGAGAAGATGGAAGGAGTATCCGCAGATAAGAAAGCACCTAACTTTTTGAAGAAAGTAGATCCAGTAAAGAGACAAAGAGCTAAGTCGTATTCACTTGGAATGGCTTATGGTATGAGTCCTTATGCATTAGCGATGTCGTTAGGAATTGATAAGAAGGAAGGAGCACAACTGCACTCTGCTTACTTAGAAGGGTTCCCTGGTGTAGCTAACTGGATTGATAAGTCAAGAGAGCATTTCAAAGAACACGGATACGTTAAGAATAAAGTAGGACGTATTAGACATTTGAATAAAGGTAAAGAAGTGTACGATGTACTAGGAGAATCTATTATGGATTTCAAAGTACGTAAGACTCTTTCACAGGAATATGGAACAGAAGCAGTACAAAAGTGGTATGGAGATTACAGAAACGCTCTGAACAACTGTTTGAACTTTCAAATCCAATCCTTTGCAGCATCAGTAGTGAATAGAGCAGCGCTAGCAATCAATAGAGCTTTCAAAGAAAGAGGATGGGATGCACAAGTAATAGCACAGATCCATGACCAATTAGTTATGGAAGTGGCAGAGGAACACGCAGAGGAAGCAGCTAAGATTGTACAGCATCTAATGCAAACAACCACACAACCTCCAGGCATCACTCTAAAAGCACCACCAGAGATCGCAACTAACCTTAGAGATGGGCATTAATCGTGAACAACAGACTATTTATAATTAAAAACAAATATGAAACAACCATTAAATGAACAATTCCGCAGAATGCAAAAACTTGCTGGAATTATTACTGAAGGAATGTCATCTACCGCTACTTACGAAGGCGATCCTGTAACTATAGTTGCAATGTATGATAACATTGGAGATGCTGTTGAAGGAGCAAAGAAATACTTAGACGGAGGTAATGGAGAGATCACCTCAGATCAGTGGATGGATGCTGATGGAAGATATTATATGCAAGATCTTGCTGGAAGCACTCAAATTGCTCACATCGCAGGCGTAGGAGAAGTTCCAGGATCTCAACCACCTATGTTAGTAGATGCTTCTGAGCTAGACTAATAAAAACAAATATGAAACAACAACTAAATGAGCAATTCCGCAGAATGCAAAAACTTGCTGGAATTATCACCGAAGGAATGGAAGGTGGAACACAGTACGACATACTACAGAATGGTGAAGGAGGAGAGGATTTTTTCCAAGATAAAGAAGAGATAGTACAATACTTTGAACGCCGAGGAATACTAAACTTTGAACTAGAAGATGGTGAGCAGATCAGCGTAGAGGATGGAGTTGATAGAATGATGAATGGAGAGACTCTGGTAGTAACAAACGAAGAGTTGGTAGAGATGGGAGATGACTATGCTGAATGGTCTGTTGAAGAAGTGTAATAGTAATTTATTATAAAAATTTTTACAAAGAGCCTTGCCAACGCAAGGCTTTTTTGTTATATTAAGATATGTATTAGAGACCCAAGGGCAAAACTAAATTTATTGTTAAACTAAAAAACCATCTTAGGAGGTAAAATTATGACACATTTCTTGTTAAGGGAACGTATGAACGACCCATTTGACATTTTGTTCAGAGACTTTTTTAATTCAAATTCAAATTTCAACTTTCTCTCTGACGTAAAAATCACACACCCAGTAGATATTTTCGAAGATCCACAAGGACTGCATTTTGAAATTGCATGTACTGGACTTACAAAAGAAGACGTAAACATCGACATCGAAGGCGATGTACTAAAGGTTTCGTATACAAGACCTAAAGGAGACGACTCTCCAGACTCAGAAGACCGTACTTATCTAGTTAAGAACGTAGCTCGTAGGTCTTTCAACTTAGGTTACAAAATCTCAACACGTTTTGATCTTACAAAAGCAGAGGCCAACATGCAAGGAGGTCTGTTGCACATCTCAATTCCATTTGCAGAAAGTTCCAAACCAAGATCTTTGAAAATTAAATAATCCAATAGCCCTTGGGTTTTTTCAAAGATTATTGTTGGGAAATCGAAAAAAGTTTCGTATCTTAAAGATATAATCAAAAGTTATGGGAAAAAAGAAAACAGATCAAAACAGCGGAGTAATTACTGATCCTGCAATGGAGCCTTACTTCATTACAATGGATGAATACAATTTCACATTGATGAAGAAGTACAATGGAGAAAAGGGACACGCAGCTACTGTAGGATACTTCAACTCCTTCGGTGCATGCGTACGAGCTATTGCTTCATACCAATCCAGACAAGGACAGTTTGACTCGCTCAATGAGTATGTGACAAACTATCAAACAATTGTTGACAAATTAAATGTATTAGATAAATAACATGAGTAAAAAACTAAAAGCAGTATTTGATGCGGTCATTGTAAAGCCGACCGAACAGGATGAATTGATGCACGGATCAATCATCGTACCTGACTTAGGCAAGGAAAAGAACCTATCAGGAACCATTGTATCAATTGGACCAGGTAAACACACAATCACTGGAGAATTGATTCCAACATCTTTAGAAGTAGGTATGAAAGTAGTTCTACCACAAATGGGTCCAGTAAAAGCAGAAATTGAAGGGGAAGAGTATTACATCTGCCCCGAAGGTCAAATTTTAGCAGTAATCGTAGAAGAACAAGATTAATTATGAGTAAACAAATTGAATACGGAGCAGAAGCTCGAAAGAAAGTTTTAGCAGGTATTAACAAACTTGCAGATGCTGTAACAGCAACCCTAGGTCCAAATGGACGTAACGTAGTAATCTCTAAACCAGGAGACTTTCCACAATCAACCAAAGATGGTGTAACTGTAGCTAAGTCTATCACATTAGAAGATCCAACAGAAGAGCTTGGAGTTCAAATGGTGAAGCAAGCAGCTATCAAGACTGCAAACAAAGCAGGTGATGGTACTACAACCTCTACTTTACTAGCGCAGGTAATGATTAACAAAGGTCTCTCTCACTTGGACAACGGTCAGAACGCAGTTGAAATCAAACGTCACATGGAATCAGCTGTCAAAGAAGTTATCGAATACCTACGTACTTCCGTAGCAGAAGACATTTCATCTGAGGACCAACTAGAGCAAATTGCAACCATCTCAGCTAATAACGACGTAGAGATTGGTAAACTTATTGCAACAGCAATGGACAAAGTAGGACGTGATGGAGTAGTTACAATTGAAGAGTCTCGCTCAGGTGAAACCTATCTCGAAACAGTGGAAGGTATGCAATTTGATCGAGGATACAAATCTCCTTACTTCGTAACTAACAACACCACAATGCAAGCTCACCTTGAGAAACCTTGGGTGTTGATGTACGATGGCCGTATTACAGCAGTAAAGGAATTACTACCAGTACTTGAGTATGCGTCGCAACAAAACCGTTCTTTGCTTATCGTAGCTGAGGATGTAGACAATGAAGCACTTGCTACCTTGATTGTAAATAAAATGAGAGGTACTCTGAAAGTATGCGCAGTAAAAGCTCCAGACTTTGGTGATCGTCGTACTTTGGTTATGGAAGATATGGCTATCCTAACGGGAGGTCAGGTAATCTCTCCTAATAAAGGAATGAAGCTTGATAAGTTGAAAACAGAGTGGTTAGGTGAGTGTCGTATGGCAACTATTGAAAAAGAAGACACTACAATCGTAGATGGATCAGGTTCAGCAGAAGCAATCGAAGCACGTATTAAAGAACTACAAGAGCAGATTGATCAAGCTAAGACTCCATACGAAATGGAAAAGTTGCAAGAGCGTCTTGCTAAGTTTACAGGAGGAGTTGCAATCGTACACGTAGGTGGAGGTTCTGAACTTGAAATTAAAGAGCGTAAAGATCGCGTAGAAGATGCTTTACATGCTACCAAGGCTGCTATCTCGGAAGGAATTGTTCCTGGTGGTGGTACCGCTCTATTGCGTGCTAGAACAGCAATCACAAATAAAGATAGCATTGGTGGAGGTATTGTACACGAGGCTTGTGGTGCTCCCTTCTCTAAAATTCTAACTAATGCAGGATACTCCCAAGAAGAAATCTTCCGATTGATGATCGAAAGCTCTAACGAAAAGACTTGGGTAGGTTACAATCTCGTAGATGAGGAGTTTGGTGATATGAAGGAATACGGAATTATCGACCCAGCCAAAGTAACCCGCAATGCTCTTGAGAATGCGATGTCTGTTGCCGGAACGATTCTTTTGACTGAATGTACAGTAGTAGATAAGCCAGAAGATAAGAAAGCCGACGGAGGCATGGGCATGGATATGGGAGGAATGTTTTAATCAAGGTTATGTCAAAGACAGAACAAGTAGAAGTTTTGACTAAGATCGCCGTAAGGGTTCCACCTGGTGATCGCTGGCAGATGGTGGTAGGAGAGGATCAGAAAACGATCCTCCCTACTCTCACCGATGCTTTGGAGAAGTATGTTACACAAGCAGCAGGACGTTGTCCCTTTCGCTTAGATCCTTTTGAAGGTAGTTTATATGCAATTGGAACTCAAGAACAACCTCTTCCTGAACCTGAAGTTAAAAGATACAGCATCTACGACGAGTATTAATGAAACACTTTATCCACTATACAGTAAAATGGATTGCAGGAAACTTATCGATACCTTTTTGGATGGTAGGTCATGTGCACCTAAGCTTGAATGTATATGAGGATATTTACGAGATCCTGGCGTCATTAGGAATGAACATCTTAGTTGGCGCTGGGTTCTTTTTAGAATGGAAAGAATATAAAAACCAGTTAAATAATAAATGATGGAAAATCAACAACAGATGAAGTTGAATATCGACTTCAATAACACCACAGGTGTAGAATCAGAAGATGGAAATGTAGTGTTTCAAGAAGGATTTATTCTTCGTAGAGTATCTAAATTTGTAACAGGAACACAAGAAGACGGCATCATCCCCATCCCAGTATTCTACGACGTTGCAACAGGAAAGATTTTGAAAGAGACATTACCTAAGGAAATCCGTAAGTTTTACGAGGATGGATCAACTGAAGGATAAGATCACGGAAGCAGTTATCGAGGACTTAAAGTCTCGAAGTGAGAGAGGTATTAAGAAGTACAACACAACTTTGGACCAGAATAACAAAGACAACTACATGCAACACGCATACGAAGAAGCCTTGGATCTGGCTCAGTACCTCAAAAAGGAAATGTCTATCATTCCAGATCTACAACAGATGATGATGGATTATCCAAACGATATTGAATTTGCTCAGGCAGTTCGTAAAAAGTATTCTAAGTAATGGCAAAGAAAGTACCTTCTGCTGTAAAGCAAATACAAAACCATATATTGATGGAGCAAGGAGAGACTAAAGCAATCTCATTCTCTCAAATGCAGACATATTTAACCTGCCCTCACAAATGGGATTTGCAGTACCGGCAGAAGTTACTTCCTTTTGAACAGTCAATACATACAACTTTTGGAACAAGCTTCCACGAGCTGATGCAACACTACTTGACAACTCTATACACAGAGACAGCTAAAGCAGCAGATCAAATCGATGCACAGCAGTACTTACTTGAAAGACTGCAACACAATTACAGAGAGGGTGTAGAGCAGAACGGAGAACACTACTCAACCAAACAACAACTTGCAGAGTTCTATGAAGATGGTTTAGCTATCTTCGAATGGTTTCGTAAAAAAAGAACTGCATACTTCACAACTAAAGGTTGGCATTTAGTAGGAGTTGAGATTCCGTTACTAACCCCTGCGTTTGACAGTAATCCTAACGTGTTATACAAAGGATTTATCGATTTGGTGATGTACGATGAGGGTAGTGAGAAATATTACATCTACGACATCAAAACATCTACAAGAGGATGGGGAGATAGAGAAAAGAAAGATCCAACCAAAGTAGCACAAGTACTCCTATATAAAAAGTACTACGCTCAGCAATTTAACGTTAGTGAGGATCAAATCGAAGTAGAATTCTTTATTGTTAAGAGGAAGCTGATGGAGAACTGCGACTTTCCTCAAAAAAGAGTTCAGCTATTTAAACCTACACAAGGAGCAGCCAAGGTAAAGGCAGCAGTACAATTAGTACATGACTTCATCACTGACTGTTTCGATGAGCAAGGTAAACCTATTGAAAAGGAATATACAAAGAATCTTAATGAGTATTCTTGTAAGTTTTGTCCATTTTTAGATCGAAATGATCTATGTAGTAAATGATAAAACATATATATTTATATATAAATAACTGTTACGAACATGGATACCAAAGGAAGAGTTTTAACAAGTGTGAAGGTCGATAAAGACATCTTCGAAGAGTACAAAGTAGCTTGTGTCAAGTACAAATTTAATTTTCAGAAGCTTGCCGATAGAGCAATGCATCTTTATCTAACAGACGAGGACTTTAGAAGAAAATTAAATAGTCATAAGTTGTAAGTATTAAATTTAGTTACTATATTAGTTTTATAAATCAAATTTATGGAAATGAAACAGGGTTATATCCCAAAAAATCAAAGAAAGAAAATCTTACTGATGTGCGATGATATTCGAATGCACTCAGGAGTGGCTAACGTAGGTAAGGATTTAGTTATCCATCTAGCACATAAGTACAATTGGCTCAACATTGGAGGAGCAATTAACCACCCTGAGGCAGGACAAAAGCTGGATATTTCACAAGACACTAATAAACTAGCAGGCATTGAAGATTCTGAGGTATTCGTAATTCCCTCTAACGGGTACGGAGATCAAATGTTCCTTCGTCAAATCTTACAAATTGAGAAACCGGATGCTATCTTTTTAATTACCGATCCTAGATACTGGGCTTGGTTATTCGCAATGGAAAATGAAATTCGTAAGAATATACCAATTGTTTACTTAAACATCTGGGATGATTATCCTGCACCACAATACAATGAAGCGTTTTACGAATCTTGTGATGCTCTTCTTGCAATTTCAAAACAGACTAAGAATATCAATGAGATTGTATTAGGAGCAAAAGCTAAAAGTAAAATTATTGAGTATGTTCCTCATGGGATAAATGAAAATAATTTCTTTCCTATTAGTACTACTGATATTGAATACAATAATTTTAAAAATAGATTATTAGGAGGTGAGAAGGATTTTGTATTACTATTCAATTCTCGAAACATTCGTAGAAAACAAATCGCAGACACAATCTTAGCATATAAACATTTTATTGACGGACTATCGGAAGAGCAAGCTAAAAAATGTGCTTTTGTATTGCATACACAACCAGTGGATGAGAATGGAACTGATCTGTATGCAGTTAAAGAATATTTCTGCTCCGATGAAAAGTACAACATTATATTCTCAGATAAGCCACTTCCTCCTAAAGAGATGAACTACCTATACAACATGGCAGATGCTACTATCTTATTAACTTCTAACGAAGGTTGGGGATTGGCATTGACAGAGAGTTTAGTAGCAGGTACTTGCATTATCGCAAACGTAACAGGAGGTATGCAAGATCAAATGCGATTTGTAGATAAGAAAGGAAAATGGATTAACTTCACACCTGAGTTCCCATCTAACCATAGAGGAACCTTTAAGAAGTGTGGAGAGTGGGCATTTCCTGTATTTCCAACTAACTTATCAATTCAAGGGTCGGTTCCTACACCTTACATCTTCGACGATAGATGTTCTTGGGAGGACGCTGCTAAGCAAATAAAAGCAGTATACAGTTTACCAAAGCAAGAAAGAATTGAAAGAGGTTTGAAAGGTAGAGAATGGGCTACAGGAGATGAAGCAGGATTCACAGCCGAGAAGATGGCAAAACGAGCTGAGAACGCTATGGAGGAGTTGTTTGAAACTTGGAAACCACGAAAGAAGTATGAACTAGTGGCTGACACAGATTATACTAAGAAAACCCTTAAACATAATTTGATTTATTAATATGAAACCAGTATTTGTAATAAGCTGCCCTATCGATACCTACTCAGGATACGGAGCTCGTTCTAGAGACTTAGTCAAAGCAGTTATAGACTTAGATAAGTATGATGTAAAAATAGCACCACAACGATGGGGAAATACTCCTTGGAACTTTATTGAAGATCATAAAGAGCAGTGGGGATTCTTAAAAAAATATTTTCTAAACTCTCCTCAACTCAACAAGCAGCCAGAAGTATGGATGCAGATCACTGTACCAAACGAGTTTCAACCTATCGGAAAGTTTAATATAGGGGTGACAGCGGGTATTGAGACAACAATCTGTGATGCTTCATGGATCCAAGGATTGAACCGTATGAACTTAAATTTAGTCTCCTCAAATCACGCTAAGCAAGTATTTATGGAATCTAAATACGAGCAAAGGGATCAAAACACTCACCAAGTGGTAGGCATAGTAGAGTTGAATAAACCTGTAAAAGTGTTAATGGAAGGAGCTCATTTAGATGTCTATAAACACCTCAATTGGGAAGACATGACCAACCCAATTCCAGAACTAGACTCTATTACAGAAGATTTTTGCTACCTTGTTGTAGGTCATTGGATGCAAGGAGACTTAGGAGAGGATAGAAAGAATATAGGACTAACAGTAAAATCTTTTTACGAAACGTTTAAGAATAGGGAAAAAGCTCCTGCATTAATTTTAAAAACTAGCAGCATAGGAGCATCTTATATGGACCGTAGTGATATACTACGTAGGATAAACATTATACGAGATTCTGTTAAAGCAACAACTTTACCAAAAGTATACTTGCTCCATGGCGAGTTCTCCGATACAGAGATGAATATTATATATAATCATCCTAAGGTTAAAGCAATGGTTAGTTTGACTAAGGGTGAAGGTTTTGGGAGACCCTTACTAGAATTCTCATTGACTAAAAAACCAATCATAGCAACAGGTTGGTCGGGCCACACAGACTTCCTGGATCCTGAATATACTAATCTACTAACAGGAGAGCTTAAAAACGTACATCCATCAGCAGCAATACAGTCTATGATTCTTCAAGAGTCTCAATGGCTGTCTGTAGATGTGCAGCAGGTAGCAGCCACACTTATGGATGTTTTTACAAACTATGATAAACAGCTATCTAAAGCAAAGAGACAGTACCATAGGTCTAAATCCAAATTCAGCTACGAAGCAATGGCAACTGATTTAGGATACATCTTGGATAGATACCTTCCAGAGTTTCCAAAACCTTTGCAACTGAAGTTACCCCAGCTTAAAAAAATTGAATTACCTAAGCTTAAAAAAGTAGAAGAAAATGAAAAAGGATAATATGGTAACATGCAATCGCTGTGGAGGTGATGCTTGCTATGAAAATAAAGTTAATGAATCTTTTACAACATATTGGTGTTTCGGATGTGGTTTTACATCCAACACCTTTATGCTTGAGGACCATGAATTTTTTCTAAACCAGAAAGAAATTCTACCTGAGTTGTACAAGGATTTACTTTTTTACGATAAAGATCGCTACATTTGGATGCCTTCTAATACAAATATTCCAACCAAGGGTATGGTATTTTTAGATGGTCCTTCTAAGGATGATTGGTGGTGGAGCGCTGTATTAGCAGTACCTGTGAAGGATGAGGAAAAAGAAAAGTTCCCTATCCCCAGCCAAAAAGGAAAGTATTACTCTCATAGAGTAGATATGACTACTTTAAAGAAATATTCACATAGTGATTATATGGATGCATTGGACTACATTGGAATTTTTGACGAGCAATGAAGATTACATACGCAATAACAGCTTGTGATGAGCATAAGGAGCTAGAAAGGCTCCTTAGCTTTTTACAAGATAATATAGACGAGCAGGACGAGATTATAGTACAGCTTGATGCCGAAAATGCAACACCGGCTGTGATAAACGTTTGTCAAGCAGCTTTTAATCGTGATACAAAGGTTTATTTTAACTATACATACTTTGCATTGGAAAAAGATTTTGCATCGTTTAAAAACAATCTATTTAATTTTTCCAAAGGAGATTTTATCTTTCAGATTGATGCTGATGAAATGCCGAGCATTGAGTTGATTTGCAATCTCAGACCTTTACTGGAGAGCAATCCCGACAACGAAGTGTATTTAGTTCCAAGAATCAATACAGTCGATGGACTTACTACAGAGCATATTATGAAGTGGGGGTGGAGATTGGACGAAAAAGGAAGAGTAAATTTTCCAGATTACCAGTGGCGGATTTACAAAAATTGTTCGTATATTAAATGGAAGAACAAAGTACATGAAGTTTTAGAAGGGTTCAAAACATATGCAGCATTACCGGCAGAGGATGGGTGGTGTTTAGTTCATCCAAAGAATATTAAAAGACAGGAAGCACAGAATAGTTTTTATAATAATTTATGAAAAAAGCAGTAGTATTAGGAGGCGGTGGATTCATCGGAGGCCACTTAGCTAAAAGATTAAAACAAGAAGGGTATTGGGTTCGTATAGTGGATATTAAAAAACATGAATATTTTAACCATAATGATATTTGTCACGAGTTTATATTAGGAGATTTGAGAGATCCTGCGGTAGTCTCTCATGTAATCGATCAAGAGATTGACGAGCTATACCAACTAGCAGCTGATATGGGAGGTGCGGGATACATTTTTACAGGAGATAACGACGCAAACGTAATGCACAACTCAGCTCTAATTAATTTAAACGTTGCCCTCGAGGCAACTAAAAAGAATGTAAAGAAGATATTCTACTCATCATCAGCTTGCATGTATCCTGAATATAATCAAATGGATCCTGATAACCCAAACTGTGAGGAAGCCTCCGCATACCCAGCTAATCCGGATTCAGAGTATGGATGGGAAAAGTTATTTAGTGAGAGATTATTTTTAGCGTTTAATCGTAATTACAAGTTGGATGTTCGAATAGCTCGCTTTCATAACATATTCGGACCTTATGGTACTTGGAGAGGTGGTAAAGAGAAAGCACCAGCAGCTATGTGCCGTAAAGCAGCTGAAGCGCAAGATGGAGAAGAGGTTGAGGTGTGGGGAGATGGACTACAAACGAGATCTTTTCTGTATATTGATGAATGCCTTGAGATGGTACTTAGATTAATGAGACAAGATGGATTCACGGGACCCGTCAACATCGGTTCAGAAGAGATGGTCACAATTAATCAGCTTGCAAAGCTTGCCATTGAAGCTTCTAATAAGGATATTACTATTAATAACATCAGCGGAGAAGAATTCAAAGCTAAGTATGGATTTAAGTGTCCTATAGGTGTTAGAGGAAGAAACTCTGATAACAAATTATATAAAGAAAAAATAGGGTGGGAACCGACTCAACCACTCTATGAGGGTATGTTGAAAACGTTCGAATGGATAAATAAACAAGTAAATAAATGAAAAAAAGAGCACTCATTACAGGCATCACAGGACAAGATGGTTCTTACTTGGCTGAGTTTTTGTTGGAAAAAGATTACGAAGTGTGGGGCATAGTTAGAAGACAATCTACTTCTAACACACATAACATAGAACATCTGTTAGATAAAATTAATTTAGTATACGCTGATTTAACAGACCTAGCTTCCTTACAATCAGCTATAATAAAATCAAATCCTCATGAAATTTACAATTTAGCAGCTCAAAGCCATGTAACTGTTAGTTATGAAAACCCTATTTATACTACAAATGTAGTAGCCATAGGTACTTTAAATTTACTAGAAGCTATAAGAAATTACGTCCCCTACGCTAAATTATACCAGGCAGGGACTTCTGAGATGTTCGGTAACTCTATAGATTCTGATGGGTTTCAAAGAGAAACTACACAATTTAAACCAGCTAATCCATACGCTTGTGGAAAAGTGTTTTGTTATAATATTTGTAAAAATTATAGAAATGCATATAATTTATTTATAAGTAATGGTATTTTATTTAATCACGAATCACCAAGAAGAGGTGAAGAATTTGTAACAAGTAAAGTAGTTAGAGAAGCAGTTAAAATATCTCAAGGATTAGAAACAGAGCTTCACTTAGGAACATTATCCACATCAAGAGATTGGGGTCATGCTAAAGACTATGTTAAAGCTATGTGGATGATACTCCAACATGATGAACCAGATGATTTTGTTTGCTCTACAGGAATAACATATACTGTAGAGTATTTATGTGATTATGTGTTTAAAAAATTAGGATTAGATTATAAGCAGCATGTAGTACTAGATCCTAACTACTCTCGCCCAGAGGAAACCCACCATTTAAAAGGAGACTGCTCTAAGTTAAAATTAGTGTTAGGTTGGAAACCTGAGTATACTTTTGAAAGTTTATTAGATGAAATGATTGAGTATTACCAAAATAAACTTCCTTTAAGGTTATCTGATACGCATGGATGGAGATGACAAATATAATTTGAATATATGATAAACGATAAATTAAATAGTAAAATATGCTTAGTCTTCCAACCTCTTGGAATAGGAGATGTATTTTTTTGTCAAGCTATAGGTAAACATTTTATAGAAAAAGGATATAGAGTAGTATGGCCTTTAGCTTCCCATATAATGTATATTACTGATTATATTGAAACTTATGGTATAGAATATGTAGATAGAGAAAGTGATTTCCCTAAAAAAGATTTTTATGTTGAACAAAATCCTTTAGTATTAGAAGAAGATTTTGTTTTTTTACCATTAGCTAATGCTTCTCATCGAGTGCCTAATTCCTCTCTTATGTATGCTAAATATGAATTAGTTGGATTAGATTTTAAAATTTGGAAAGATTCTTTTACAATCAAAAGAAATGTAGAAAGAGAAAATAATCTATATTACAATGTATTAGGACTAAAAGAAGATGAAGAATATGTTTTCTTAAATAGAAAATGGGGTACCCCACCTTATTACAACGAAGCACCATTTAGTGTGGATACAGATCTTAAAACAGTTGAAATGCAATTTATCCCAGGAGATAATATATTTGATTGGTTAAAGGTTATAGAAAACGCTTCTATGATAGTTACAGTTGATACAAGTTACTTGCTTTTAATGGAAAAATTAGATAATATAAAATCAACAGCTTTTTATTGTTATCCAAGAAGTGGTACTTTAGATTTTGTTCCTATCATAGAAAAAATGTATAGCATAGATTGGCAATACTTTGTAAAATAGTATATTAATAATAAATAAATATGAAGAAATTAACAGAATTAGGAAACCATTATGTATCTGATTTCATTAAAAATGAATCTGATTATGTGAATAGAAAAAAATACAGTTTAGATGTTTACCTAGATGAAACAATAGGAGCAGCCAGATTAAAAGAAATAGCGCCTTCCGACTCTATGTGGGGGCAATACTGGTACCGATCAGGCATTAATGCTACCATGACTAAAGAATTAAGTAGTATAGTTACTGAAATTACATCTAGGATTAAATATAATCGAGGTGATATTTGGTTAGATATTGCATGTAATGATGGAACTTTACTCAAACAGATACCTAATGACTTTATTAAATTAGGTATAGATCCATGTGATGATTCTTTTTATAAAGAAGCTAGTCAATATGGTACTATTACTCAAGATTATTTTAGTTATAATGCCTATCAAAAAACTGGATATGGAGATAAAAAAGCAAAAGTAATTACAACTATAGCTATGTTTTATGATTTGGATAATGCTAATCCATTTATTGAGGATATAAATAAAGTATTAGATGATAACGGTCTATGGGTCATACAGCTATCTTATACTCCTTTAATGCTACAACAATTAGCTTTTGATAACATATGTCATGAACATATTTACTATCACTCTTTAAATAGTATCAAAAACTTAATAGTACCTCATAACTTAAAAATAGTAGATGCTAGTTTAAATGATGTTAATGGAGGAAGTATACGAATTTATATGCAAAAAAATATTGCTAAAGAATCATCATTTGCTACTGGACCTCTTAGAGATGTATGTAATTTTAGAGTTCAATCTTTATTAGAATATGAAAACACTAAATTTGATATCAGCAAACCAGAAGTATGGGAAGAGTTTAATGAAAAAATTACAGCGTTAAAAGAACAAACTGTTAATTTTATTAAAGAAGAAAAAGCTAAAGGTAAAATAATTTGTGGGTATGGAGCATCAACTAAAGGAAATACATTGCTACAATGGTTTGGATTAGATCATACTTTAATTGATGCTATTGCTGAACGCTCACCTTATAAATTTGGATTAAAAACCATTGGAACTAATATCCCTATTAAATCTGAAGAAGAAGTTAGAGCCATGAACCCAGATTATATGTTAGTTTTACCTTGGCATTTTATTTCTGAGTTTATTCAACGTGAAGATGAATTTTTATCTAAAGGAGGAAAATTTATAGTACCGTGCCCTCAATTTGAAATTTATAAAAAATAAAAAATTATGTCTAATAATAATTGGAAAGAATTTATAGGAGAAAATATTGAATTACGTGACCATAGTGAAAAATATTTTAATTTATTTACAAAATTTTTATCTTAATGGACCATAGTTTAATAAAAACAATTCTAATAAAACAACCAGCAGGTTTAGGAGATATATTTTTCTGCCAAAAAATAGCACATGCTTTATATAATAAATATAAATGTAATATTATTTGGCCAGTAATACCAGAGTTTATATGGGTTAAAGAATATATTCAGGTACCTTTTATACAATTTGTAGATATAGAATCTAATTTTTTATTTAAAGAAGCTTTTGACAATATAAATGATGTTTCTTATATTTTCTCATTGCAAGATTGTTTAGTAATTCCTCTACAAAGAGCAGACTGGGCTATACCTGGATCAGTTATGGAAGCTAAATATAAATTTATAGGATTAGACTTTGATGATTGGACTAATTACTTTACAATTAAAAGAAATGTAGAAAGAGAAAATAATCTATATTACAATGTATTAGGACTAAAAGAAGATGAAGAATATGTTTTCTTAAATAGAAACTTTGCTTCTCCTCCTAATACTAAAAAAATAACAAACATAGAATACTTTGGTGATAAAAAAACAGTTGAAATGCAATTTATCCCAGGAGATAATGTATTTGATTGGTTAAAGGTTATAGAAAATGCTTCTGAAATTTATACTGTAGAAACTTCTATATGTTATTTTATAGAAAAATTAGATTGCAAGTCAAAACAAATAAACCTTTATTCAAGAGATAGAGAACTTAATTTTGATTATATTAAAAATATTTTTAACAAAAATTATATATACTATGAAGGTAGATGTGCCTAATGGAGAAATTGTAGATAAAATTACAATACTAGAACTTAAGCAAAAACATATAAAAGATCCTATTAAATTATTAAATATTAAAAAAGAATTAGAATCTTTAATGGAATATTATCCTTTTATAATAAATGATTCTAACAAAAAATTCTATATAGACTTATATGAAATTAATTCTAAATTATGGAATATTGAAGATCAAATTCGAAAAAAAGAATACAATAAAGAATTTGATGAGGAATTTATATCTCTTGCTAGAAGTGTTTATGTGTGTAATGATAAAAGAGCTAAAATAAAATATGATATAAATATATCTACTTCATCTAATTTAATAGAAGAAAAACAATATTCTTCTTATTTATAAATTATAAAAAACATGAATCAAAAAACAGATATAGTACTGCAAGGTCCAATTTGGCCTACAACACTTCAAACTGCTGTTTACTATTTAGAATTACCATTTGTTAGTAAAGTGATTGTATCAACTTGGGAGGAGGAGAATATAGAAGACCCGAATATTCCTAATATTGAAATAATTAAATCACCTAAACCTCCTTTTAGACCTAGTGCCACTGGTTTAAATACTATAGACTATCAAATATTATCATCATTCGAAGGTGTTAAAAAAACCACTTCAGACATCATAGTTAAAATGAGAACAGATCAAACCATCCACAAAGATGATATGGTGATGATGAACAACTTCGTTCTAGGAGATATAGACAACACAGATTTAATCTATGTGGATGGTACAAAAAGAAAAGGAAACGTGTATGTTCTAGGTTTGAATAGAATATTTCCTTTCCATCCTCAAGATCACGTATTCTGGGGGTATCGAGAAGACGTTCGTAGAATATTTGATATACCTCTTAAACCTGAACACCTAGCTAATGATCCTGGATTATTTAGAGACCCATCTTACATAGGAGCAATGTATTTCAAACAATTTTATCCTGAAGTAGAATTATATTTAGATAATTTTAAAGAATACATGATTGACAATCCTTCTAAGCTAGATGCTAGAGTCCTTTCTGAAAAAACTAGAGATAAAGTATTTAAAGTCTTTCCTAGGATATACATGGAATGGCCTAAGTATAATTGCAACTATCCGTACGATTTATACTACCCACAGGGAGAGTATTATTACGAAGATTTAGTATAAGAGATGATAACTCTACAAGGACATTCAGGTTGCAATGTTACTCTACTGAACCGAGGTGTGGTTAGGAAGACTTCACCTACTGTGGATTATAACGAAAGATTGAAACATCAAATGGAAAAGCAACAGACCTTCTCACATAGCATCTTGGAAACTCCTCAGGTATATGATTTGGGATACACTACGGATGGTCTGTTTTATTTCGATATGGAGTACATACATGGAGTAAATCTTAACATATATTTTGAAAGAGAAAGACTACATCGGTGTCTGGAGATAATAGATTTAGTTACATCCTTCCAAACTACAACTAAGCAGGTGGACATAACAGCTCAAGTTGTGGATAAAATTCAAAATATAAGACTAGATGAGAATACGAAGGAGGTTTTAATGACTAGCAATTGGGTTATTGATGTTGGATATGGCCATGGAGACTTGACTTTTGAAAATATTATAGTCAATAAAAATAAAATATATTTAATAGATTTTCTAGACTCATTTGTAAATGGTCCCCTAATCGATCAATCAAAGCTATTGCAAGACGCGTTTTGCTACTGGTCCTTCAAGAACCAATCATCAGTACCCAAAAGAAAACTCCTACCAGTAAGAGATAGATTCAACTCTAAACAACACTACTCCATGCTACTGCTACACTTAGTAAGAGCAATACCGTATGCAAATATAAATAAAAAACAAGAAATAATATGCATGATAAAAAACGTGAAATCGCAAATAAACCAACTTTAATCATCCCAGCTGCAGGCAAGTCATCTAGGTATCCTAATATGAAACCTAAATGGATGCTGACACACCCATCAGGAAAATTAATGATTGAAAAAGTTGTCGATGGATTAAAAATAGACGATTATGAGAAAGTCTACTTCGTCGTCTTGAAAGAGCATTGCATCGAGCACGATGCGGCTTTTATACTAAAGCAAGCTTTTCCTGATGATATCTTCGAAGTAGTGGTTCTAGAGTCCCCAACACAAAGCAGTCCAGAAACAGTATACCAGTGTATTAAGTTACGCGATATTGAAAGCAGCATTGTGGTAAAAGATTGTGATTGTTTAGTTGAATATGAGATTCCCGATACAACTAATTTTGTTGTAGGTTTGCCTTTAACCGACAAGTGGAATGTTAAAAATTTACAACAAAAATCATTTGTCATAGCTAACCAAGATAGTGTTGTTCAAGAGATTGTAGAAAAGAAAATAGTATCAGATATCGTATGCGTAGGAGTATACGGAATGAATGCTCAAGATATGGTAAGATCGTATGAGAAACTTTTAAACATACTATCTCGAGAAATGTACTTTAGCCACATAGTTTCTGATATGGTAGATACATCCGGTGTGATTTTCAAGACAGTCGAGGCTAACAACTTCGTCGACTGGGGAACGAAGGAGGAATGGTTCTCAACAACTACTATGAAGACCACTTACCTATTTGACGTTGATGGGGTGGTGTTGTTCAATACTGGAAAGTATGGAAGAGAGAATTGGTTTAATACCATTAAACCCATAGAGGAAAATATAAACCTAATCAAACAGTTGTCAGATGAGGGAAATGAGATTATCTTTATAACATCGAGAACTAAAGATGCGATCGTATTATTTGAGAAATTTTTAGAAGATAGAGGTATAACATATAAAACAATAATCCACTCTTGCCTACATTCGAAACGAATCCTAATCAACGACTTTGCAACCAGCAACCCATTTCCAAGTTGCTTAGCTATCAGCATCCCAAGAAACCAATCTATAAAACTGTACTTAAAATAATTTAAAACTTAAACATAAAAAATAATGAACGACCTAAACATCCACTTAGGATGGTTAGCGCAGATTCCTCAAGATTTAGATTTGGTTCTGGATTTAGGAGCTAACCACGGCGATTTTTTAATTGAGGCTTTAGTCTCACCTTCTGGCAAAAAAAACATTAATCAATTCGTGTATTTTGAACCTGATCCCGAAAACTTCAACATCTGCCAATCTCGACTAAACTCCTACGAATTTGCACAGGGTCACAATATTGGAATTTACTATGGACATGATCAATCTAGTGTTAATGGAGTAGGAGATAATAACGTCGGAGGTTATATGGTTTCACATATCGATCCTCTATACACAGCGCAGTGGGCAACCCCAACAAGCAACCCTTGGAATAAGCACCTAACAACCTATCCAGATAAGATCTTCACTTTAAAACCTCTAGAGACTATCATCAACAGACCAGCCGACTTAGTGAAGATGGATATAGAAGCTTCAGAGTGGAACGTTATCGAACACTCGACTCTACTTAAAGTTAGTAATTACTTAATGATAGAATGGCATAATATTCCAAATTACGAAACTGAAGGGATGTCTTATGTTTTCGATTTTATTACTAAACATCTACCCAACCACATTATAATAGATGCTACAAAAGGATATACATTTTTAAAACTCAAATAACATATGCAAAAACTAAATTTTCATCCCAACCACGGAATAGATATCAATCCCGAGGAGTTTAATACTAACGTGGGATTATCCGAACTAAGGAAGATAAATAATCGAGTAATGGGAGGAGGATCCTCTCAAGGCTTTGCAGCGTTCAAGCTATTGGAACATTTAATAGTCTATGATAAGTTCCAGTACGTTGTGGAGATAGGTTCTCAAAAAGGAGGGATGTCAGTGTACTTAGGAACTATGGCGTGTGCTTCTGAGAAGTTTTTATTTCATACTTTTGAAATTAACAAAGATCGTGATTGGTATAATAGAGTAGTTGAAGGAGTGGGCCACTGGTTTGAGAAGATGGAAACTCTGTCCCCATACTGTAAATCATATGAAGGAAACATATTCTCCTCGGGGATGTACAACCTTATAAAAGAAACGTCATCCAATTACAAAACATTAATTATTTGCGATGGTGGTGATAAAATTAAAGAGTTGGAAATGTACAGCGGCGTTCTAAAACCAGGAGACGTTATTATGGCTCACGATTTTCCTGATAGCAGAGGACATGCAGAGATCAGAGATGAGAATGTTAATTACAACGTTCTTAAAGAATACCAACCTTGGAACACTCGCTTTGTAGAAAATGAAACCCTTTTCAAAGTATTTACCCTAAAGTGAAATGAATATATTCTCAAACTTCATAGAGCAAGAGAGATGGGAGAAAGCCTTCGCAGATCTAAAAGAAGTGAAGGCTTCTTTGTTTAACGAGTACCGACCCTCCTTAGAAGAATTAGCGATAAACCCTATCAACATATTGGTTATAGGTAGCGAACCCAACGAATACTTCGGCAACCATGACTATGCAGTCCAGAACTGGGATCAATTTAGTGTGATTCTAACTTGGAGTACTAAAATATTAAACCAGGTGCCTAATGCAGTTCATATAACATATGGTGAGAGTTGGTGGCAGGATAATCCATACCAATACGAGGAATGTGAAAAAGATTTTAAAGTTTCTTTTTTACGAGGTTCTTTGTTGAAATTGCCTGGACATTTTATTCGCCATGAGGTGTTTGCTAGGCAGAATGAGTTTAAAATTCCTACACAATTTTGGGATAAGTTAGGAGAGAGAGGGGATTTTGAAAAATGGAGACAGGATAAGATAGACTCCTTCCGACCCTACCAATATTCCTTATGCATTGAAAATTCATCAAGGGATAATTACTTCTCGGAAAAGATCACAGATTGTATTTTAAACAAGACCATACCCATTTACTTTGGATGCTCTAATATTGAGAAATACTACAACCCTGATGGAATTATACAAGTGCGTAATGCGGATGAGATCATAAGAGTCTGTAATGAATTAACTCCTGAATTATACCAAACGAAATTAACAGCTATTGAAGAAAACTACAATACAGCGTTGTATTATAAAGATTATGTGGGGAATGTTAAGAGTACGGTTATTGATATACTACAAATGAATAATATACTATGAAGTCTACTTTAATATGCTTGCACGTAATGCCTCACGAGATTGAACTGTTAGAGCGGTTTACAGCGCAGCTAAGAAGATCTTTTTCCTACTTAGATGAGACAGATAGGGTTACTATAAAAGCATCTTTAAACCTTAATCCACTACTCACTGATTGGAGTAGTAGCGAGTTATCTCAACAATACTTCATAGATATTTTTAACGAATGCTTCAAAGATATCCCTAACATAAATGAAGTGGTAACTAACACAACTCTTATGGGAACAACTCAACAGAAGAGAGAGTGTATTCTACTACCATACGATCAATTTATATTCGTCGATACCGATATAGCGTTTTCTGAAACATTATTAAAGTACCAAATTACAGCTGCGGAGCATCTGCAGGGTATGTACGTTGTGATCCCTCAACTAGTCAAATTGTGGGATGCTAGCTGGGATATGCTAGTGCATGAAGATTATATCGACAAGCCCTACGGGTACTACAATCAACACGATCCTGAGTTGACGTATAACCAGCCTGTAGGAGACGTTGCATTAAAACAATTACCTGTTGTTAAGTTTGGATGTGGAATGCATACCTTATACTCTAAAGAGTTTTGGAATTTTATAGGCATACCTCAATCCTTTGGAGGATACGGCTCCGAGGACTCATTTGCAATGATGGCAAGCGGTATGGCTATTTCTAAAGGACATCAGATCAATCAATACTATTTAGAAGGTTTGTATATTACTGAGAATCTCGTAGATAGGACTCCATCCTTCGAAGGAAAGATAGTAAATACATTCCACAAAGAAAAATCAAAAGAAGCTTCCTGGCAGATAATGAATGAGGAGCTGAGCAAGTTTGCAAACAAACTCCAGGACAGATGAGCAGCACCAAGGCATTTATAACAGGAGCATCGGGACAGGATGGATCTCTTTTAGCTGAACTATTGCTTGCTAAGGGTTATGTGGTGTACGGATTAGTTAGAGAAAAATCTAGTATTGAAAATTTACAAGATTTAATTGATAATCCTAATTTACATATCATATACGGAGACTCTCAAAACAATGATTTGCTTAGGTTTGTCTTGGAGAAGTATCAATTTGATGAGATATACAACTTAGCATCCCAAAGTAATGTTCGCCTAAGCTACGACAGCCCCATATTAACTTTCAACGTAACCCTACTAGGAACTTTAATACTACTTGAGAATATTAGAAAACACTCCCCTAACTCCAGAGTGTTTCAGGCAGGATCATCAGCCATGTTTGGAAACAGTACCGACCCTGATGGATTTCAGAGAGAAACAACTCCTTTTTTTCCAGTAAGTCCTTACGCGTCCTCTAAGCTATTTTCTCACAATATTTGTTGCAATTATAGAAATAATTACGGATTGTATATAAGTAATGGGATATTATACAACCACGAATCTACTAAATCCAAAACATTGTTAGGAGTATTGAATACGATAACAAAGAATGCCGTTGATATTAAAAATAAGAATACCGATAAGTTTCACATACCTAATATCAACATACGGATTGACTGTGGTGACGCAGCGGAATATGTAGAAGCTATGTGGCTTACGTTACAACAACAAGAACCCGACGACTACATAATATCAACAGGTGTCACTCACAGCCTTGCTGAGATTTGTGATTATGTGTTTAGCAAACTAGGTTTGGATTGGACTCAACATATCACAACAGACCATCATACATCACTTACAGCTTTTGCTAAAGGAGATAATTGTAAAATAAAAAATATAGGATGGAATAAAGATTTCAACATCCACACTCTATTAGATAAATTATTAAATTACTATGATACACAACCTGCAAACACTAATTAACAACCTACACAGCACTCCCTCAGACATAAATGAACACTTCCCTGCTATACTAAAATATGGAAGTGAGTGTGATCACATTACGGAAATGGGGGTACGAGGGATTGTTTCTACATGGGGGTGGTTAGCATGTGCACCTAAAAAACTAATAAGTTACGATATAGCTGATCCTTCCCACTGGGGAGCAAGTATTCAAGATGTATACGACACAGCTGAGGCTTACGGCATACCTTTTGAATTTAGACTCAACGATGTGCTAAAAATTGAAATAGAAGAAACAGATTTACTATTCCTCGACACAGCTCATTTATATACGCAAGTTAAGGCTGAGCTTGCTCTCCACAGCTCTAAGGTAAGGAAGTATATTTGTTTCCACGACACAACTTCCTACGAAACTAAGGGTGAGGATGGAATCGAGGGCAATGGTATATGGAAAGCAATTGAAGAATTTATATCTAGTAGCAACGGCGAGTGGGTACTGCATGAAAGATTTACAAACAATAACGGGTTTGCTATTATCAAAAGAATTAAGTGATGAAGATTCACATTTTCTATAGACATTATAACATAGCAGGTACAGACGGTAAGCAGAGACCTTCGTGGTTTGATTACGAGAAATGCTTTCAGAATTTACTAAATACTGTGGATGAGAGCGTATCTATAAATATTATATATGATGGAGATCTAGGTGATGGAAATTTCATACATAAGTACAGCAAACAAGTAAACAGTATAAAACAAATCACAGGCAAGAGTGACTTCAGATCCTTCCAGCATACCTGTGAAGCAATAAAGAACAGCCCTCAGATCCATACTAACGATGTAGTATATTTTTTGGAGAATGACTATCTCCACGTCCAAGGGTGGTGTAAAGAGGTGTTAAATTTATTTCAAACTTATGAAACATCGTACGTCAGTTTGTATGACCATAACGATAAATATTTTCTACCACAGTATGAAGATTTAGTATCCAAAGTATTCACAACATCAACCCGCCACTGGAGAACAACACCTAGCACATGCAATAGCTTTGCTCTTACTAAAAAACTATTTGATCAGGATTACGATATACTTTTGACCATGGAAGGAGACCATAATAAGTTTATGTGGCTAGCTGAACACAGAGATAGGTATGTTGTTACTCCTCTGCCTGGCCTATCGACTCACTGTATGCAGCACTTACTTAGCCCTGCGATTGATTGGGAAAAACTAATAACAACATGATCTCAGTAATAATACCTACATACAAATCACCTGAGGCTCTGGATCTCTGCCTAAGATCAGCTATCACTAGTCAACTGAATAATAATCAGATCATCGTAGTAGTTGATGGTCATTACGACATTAACAAAGAAGTGCTTGAGAGGTACGCTCAACATATAGATATTTTAAACTTAGAAGAAAATGTCGGATTGTGTAGAGGAACAAACCTAGGTGTATTTAATTCGAAGTACGAGAAGGTTCTCATTGTAAATGACGACAACGTATTCCCACCTAACTGGGACGCTATGCTACTGAGGGCTTACCAACCAAACTCAGTTGTAGCTCCTAATCAAGTGGAACCTTATCCTAGTATGTTTTCACAATTCGTTATTAAAGACTTAGGTAGAGATCCTAAAACATTTGATTTAGATCAATTCTGGAAGGAGGATGTGAATCTAACTAAGAATGTTATCGACGAGACTGGTTCAACACTCCCAATCTTTATGAGCAAGTTGGATTACCTAAAGGTAGGAGGTTGGGATGAGAACTATGAAATGGGAATGGTAGCTGATTGGGATTTTTTTCTTAAATGTCAGCTAAGTGGATTGAAGATGTTAAGAACTTACAACACTCATTTTTATCACTTTGTATCTCTTTCAACAACCGACACAGCTGAAAAACAGCAACGTCGATATGAATCGGAGCAAGCAGGTCATCAATATGCTGTGTACAAATGGGGAACAAATATTAAACACGATCCAATTTCCAACCTTAAATATTTATAATAAACTCCACGACTATGAAAAAAGCTCAGCAAAGAAAATTACTTAATGTGGAAATTATATACGAAGATGCAGAAGACTTACAGCAGCTTGAAGATAGTCCGCAGTTTAACGATCTGATTTTAAAGGATGCCTTTGATGTAGTAGAGAAGGCAGCTAAAACAAGGAAGAAGAGCGTGCCACTTATTAATATTCCAAACCTAGGATTGGAAGTATCAATCGAAAGGCATAACTTTAAACCGATCCTACAGAAGGCATTAGACTACTACACAGAGCAGGAACAATACGAACGATGTGCAGATGTTGTACAGCTAATTGAAAGTTTATGAAGAACCCACAAAGAGATATCGCAAACCTAATGAAAAACATCTTAGGTACCGATGTCAAAATAAAAACAACAGAGGATCAGTTTTTGAAGCAAGCAAAAAAACTTTTTTGCAAGTTTGTACAGCACGTAGATAAATTCGAAGCAACCTCCCAGAAAGTTTTAAAAGATCATAACCTAGATGTAGATCCTTTCGTAGAAGATCTATACGTAGCAATCGACTACTTAGTTATGTTCTCCTTCGATGACTCGGTAGCGGAGATTGTTCAACACTACCTATATGGTAGAGATGAAAACGGAAGTGTTAAGTATAATTTCGAAGGTAAGGAGATGATAATCAACACACCCGAGAAGTTATTTGACTTTATGGTAATGCTTGGAGAAAGATTAGCTGACCAAGAAGAAGAAGGTGGAATTTCTTAAAATTTCTTAACAGAGTTTGTAATTAATTTTTACCGTTGTATCTTTAGGTATTGAAAAAATTAAATAGTTATGAATAAAGTTAATCACATGAATTGCGTACATTGTTTACAACCAATTGCTGAAGGACGTTTGAAAGCATTACCTAACACGAAGACTTGTGTTGAGTGTTCAACAGCAGGAATGAAAAGAGGAGTAACTGTTACCCTTGGAGAAGGAGATCATACTTGTAACGAATTAGTTATTATGGATGAGCAGGAGTACTTCAAGTTCAAGCAAGCAGAAGCCAAGGCTTACGGAACACCTCCACCGATCATGGAAGACATCTACTCTCCTGATGAGATCTTTGCAGAGGTAGCAGCCAAGCGAGCTACTAACGAAATTGATTATAAGTCCTTAGACAATTCAAACCTAAGTGAGTAATCCAGATAAGATAAACCTAAGTGGTAATCCCAATTACTTCGATAGACCTAACTCTAAGCCTATCACTAAGGCTATGGCTGTCAATGCAATAGCCAAGACAGGTTCTAATCATGCAGCAGCAAGATACCTAAACGTATCATTCAACCACTGGAAGAAGTTTGCTAAGTTGTACATTGATGAGGAAAGTGGTCTTAGTTTATTCGAAGTACATAAGAATAAGCAAGGGAAAGGTATTCCAAAGTTCTTTGGAGCAGAGAAGAAGAAAGCAGCTCCACTACTAGACATCATCGAAGGTAGGGTATCAGCAGTACATTATAACCCTGAGAGACTGCGTATACGAATGGTACAAGAGGGATATCTACTTGAGGAATGTCACAAGTGCGGGTTCAAAGAACGACGTGTCCTAGACTATAAAATACCTCTGTTATTATTTTTCAAAGATAATAATAAGAAGAATTATAAGTTGGACAACGTAGAACATCTTTGCTACAATTGCTACTTCCTAACTGTAGGTGATGTGTTTACCGAAAGAGATGTTAAGGAAATGGAACACTATGCTCCTTTAAAAGGATCTGAAACCAAGGAAGCGGAGTGGGGGCTAGACGATTACCAGCTGCAAAGGCTAAAAGAGCTGGGACTTGCAGAAGACGGACCAGTAGAGGATGGGTCGGAGTTTATTTCAAAGTGGTAACGATGGCTAAGCAGAATAAGAAAAAACTTCCTAAGGATAAACGACTACAAAGGAAACTTGAGATGGTACGTAAAGACTATGAAGGACAAAAAAGTGCTACACTGGAGATGCTAGCCAATAAGATGCTCAAGCAGGATGAGAAGATGGAACGCCTGGCCGAAAAAAGAATACCAGGAGATTTTTTAGATTTATTTTAATATGGATAAGATATTCAAGGTTGCGACAATGTCTGAGTTTGAAATGATGATTGCTGCTAAAGATTTTTCAATAGCGCAATGTATAGTGGAAACTGTACTAGCAAACTTAAACACAAAGAAGAAAAGACTACATGCATTCTCTGTTGAATGTATGGATAAGGGGGTGACTCTGGACATTACAATGGAGACCAAGTACTTTGTTCAAACACTACAAGAAAACCTCAAACACTACATTAGAGAAGAGAGGTATGAAGATTGTATTGAAATAGAGAAAGCAATCAAGACTTTACAGCAGAAGGGGGGCTATTTATGATAAATCTTTTACGTAAATGGCTGCAAAAACTAAAACACAAACCTCAGTTATCTGGAGAGCAAAAGGAAAGGTATCCCGCCCAGGAGTCCATGCAAAAACCAAAACATCAAAGCTCAAATCCTCAAAGAACTACAAAAAGGCCTACAAAGGTCAAGGTAGATAAATTATTATACGAGGAAGTATTCGGACAAGCAACAGACGAGTATTTAGTAGCACTTGCTATGATGGGCAAGCTTAGATCATTTTGTTTCTTGATTAACTTAGAAGTAGAACTTCACAACGAGGCGGTAAATGTTAAAAAACTTTAACAACGATTGCATTTCGAATTGATGTTTGTATCTTTAGGTATGGCAAAGAAACAAGAACTGATAATGAGACAATTCAAGAACGATGACGGAACTGTTGATCGTTACTACTACTCAATTGAAAGACAAGAAGGTCCTGTAAAGGTGGAGTATAATGTGAAGGCAACGGATGAGGTTTTATCCGATGATCCATCCAAAGCATTAGCTCAACAAGTAGCAAAAGCTAACAAAGGTCTTCCAAGAACTAAACAAAGGTTCATCAATCCTGCAACAGGAACAGATGTATCTTATATTAGAGCGAAGCAATTAGGAATTATTTAATAGAGGTTATGAACATTACAGAAACTTACAGACAAGGATTACAACTTGCAAAGCAAAACAAAAAGGATCAAGCAAGAGATTGTTTCGATTCTGTTATTGGATATTTAGGAAACTTATCACTAACCCAAGGACTCAAATCAACTGATGAGATTGAGAAAGCAACTAAGGATGCTTGGTTGGATCGTTGCTGGGGAGCTTTGGAATCTAATAAGTTAATGCTATGAAGAGAGGTAATCTAATTAAGACTAAACTTATCTGGGACTTTAACTCAGCTAATGCCTGCTATGTACAAGTTAAGAGCGGGTTATGGGCTCAGGTTACCCCAAACGAGTTTAGATCTTTTGATGGACCAAGAAAGCTTAGAGGAGTTACTATTGGACCTAATAGAGAGTCAATTCCTTTTGAAAAGGATTATGAAGGACCAATCTACGGCTTAGGTACTAACTTTCTTATGGAGGGTACCGACTCAAGACAAGTTCTTCAACATTTATCAAACCATAGGATTGAAGCAAAGGCAAGACCAGGAGAAAACTTTTAATATAATGAACAAGAAACGCAATACGATCCAGGACCATGAAGATGAGTTGAACGGCTTATCTCCTCGCCACGTGGCTCAAATTGTACGTAGTAAGATGACTACTAAGATGAAGCCATCAAAGAAAGGTAAGTATGTTCGATCTAAAGATTGGTCTACCGATGATTGAGATTTGGAAAGAGCATCCTTTTGGGGTGTATGTGCTATGTGGAGTTTTGTTTGCTCTACTGCTAGACGTGTTAAATGAAATGATGGGAAGTCCTGAGGAGTTTGATTGGGGTCATAGAGCTGCCATAGTTGCATTATGGCCTATATTTGTTATCGTATTTATAGTTGGTTTATTTAGGAACTAATATATATTTATATATAAAAAATGATTAACACTTCCCTAATCGTTGAGTTGCTCGATGAACAGTTAACTAAAGGAGCAGTTTACACTCGACTTAAAGGAGCAATGGTCTCCAAGGCCCAAGCTCAAAAATGCATACAGCAGGCTTACTTACAAGGAATGTTAGAGATGTATGATAAGATGACAAAAGGGGAAGACATCTCAGATTTATTTCAACATTACGTACCGAAGGAGCGATTTGTTAAAATTTCTTAACGAAGTTGTTTAATTGAAATGTTGTGCGTATCTTTAGATATAAATCAAAAAGTTATGACAAAGCAACAAATCAATCTACGAAACAAAGTAATGACTACACGTAATAAATGTACAGGTGAAGTTTTATTTAGGGAAGGTAACATCTACAAGAAATATTTATTTAAGAAAGGAGTTCAAGACCTTCGCTTTGCTGACTATCTAGTAGTTGAGCATGTTGATGGTAATGTACTAAGTCTAACTAAATTACGATAATGAAAAAATTTATCTACGAAAATAGATACCACGACAGGATCGTATTCCAACAAGTACAGGAGAATGTTTGGCATATGTCTGGATTTAATCCTCATTGGTGTAGGCATGGATGGCCTAACGACTACACAGTAGCGTATGCTGCTTACTGTACTGATGAAGATGATCCAATGCCCATTGAAGAGTTTGAGAAAGAAGTTACTAAGTGGTACGGATCAGATAAGACAGAGATTGCTGAGAAGTATGGCCAGATGGTAACATCAGATAAATCAAAGATCAGTATGTTTGATCCATCAGGTGGACCTTATATGGAGGTAGGACAGTACTGGAAAGAATTAGGAGGAGTCGTTACTGACATTAACATAACTGTAGAAGGACTTCCTGGAGTAGTAGAATTAACAATACAACCTAAAGATGAAGGAGTTACTAAATAAACCATACGACTTGATTGCTTTCTTGGAAGTAGCAAAGTTGAGAAGTTACAAGTGGATGAAACAAAATCCTGAAGTAATCCGTAGATATACTCGACGGTATTATAGAATGGACTTTGATGCAACAGCCTTAGTTAATAGAATAAAAAGTTATAAAAAGCACCTCAAGAATTTAAAATGAATGAAGTTATGCACGTGTTAGGAGTATGTCCTGATGCAGTCTCACATATCGATGTTATTGATTTATTAACAACAAACCAGACAGTTCTAATACAAATCCTTAATTGGTTTACTAAAAAGTAATGCAACTGGTCTCTACACATATTGCAATGACCAAAGACATGGGGGTGCATGGTAATCTATTCGGAGGTAAGATGCTAGCTGCCTTAGATGAAGCAGTGGCAAGCTTTGCTACAATGTACTGCCGTACTCCCAATATGGTTACTTTAAAGATTGATGAGATGGTCTTCAAAGAAGCAGTTAAGGTCAACAACCAAGTTAGGATCTATTGTGATGTAGTAGACGTAGGTACAACCAGCATCAGAATTAAAGCAGAGGCAAGAAAAGTATCATACTACACAGAACAGGAACGAGTAGTATGTTCAACTATATTTACATTTGTACGGATTGATGAAGACGGACACCCAGTACCAATTGCTGAGCATGTTCGTAAAAAGTTCGCAACCGACCAACCAATTCCAGAATCTAAAATTTAAAAATATGATAGTACTTAAAGCAATGTTTGTAGGCATGTTTATCCTAATACTTATTTTAGGATGGGTAGTTGTAATTGCAGTCGAAAAAGTTCAGAAGAAGACGTACGACGAACCTGAATCATCTCACACAGAAAATTTTGCAACCAACTACGAAGACGCTCCGGAAGTCTTAGCAGGATCTGAAATGCCTAAGGAGATGGTCGATGAGATGGTTGAGAAACCAAAAAGAGGACGACCACGTAAAAGTTCTTAACAAATCTTAAAATCAATTCAAGGAGTTTGCTAAATGCAAACTCTTTTTGTATCTTTAAGTATTGAAAGAAAAACAAAATAAGTTATGAAAGCAACTGACATGGTGTTACACCTACCACAACAAGTTCAAGGGAACATTAATATTAACCACTTAGATGATACGTACACAGTACGGTTTACTAAAAGTGAATATGAGGGTATTGTTATCGAACTTGTCAACAAAGAGCTTCACTTCTCCAGAGAGCTTGGTGCTTTGAAAGATGGACGATGGAGTTACATTACCCAAGAAAGATTCCAAGAGTTGTGGACTATTATGAAGTCTCATAAGAAGGCACATTCAATGCTCAAGAAGTTCATTCGTATGGATATCTATGCATCAGTTAACAAACAGATCAGTTGCGGACGTAGACGTTTCAACATTGCAGTTACTCGTATGTTCTATAAATTAACCAAGTAAGATGTTAGCACTAAGTAAAAACAATCTACTTGCAGATGGATCAGAGAGTGCAGTGTTTAAGAACCCTGACGACCCTTCTACCGTTATTGCAATCTCTTCCTGTGCTTGGTATGAGATGAGACATAGTGAGTATGATTCAGATAACTACGAACCTATTACAGATGAGTGTCCTAAGTATCAAACCTTTCAAAAGTATCCTGACCTATTTCCAAAAGTGTATCAGGTAACTAAAGAGTGGGTAACTCTTGAGAGATTGGATAGTGAGAAAGCTCGAGTAGAGCTTGAAGACATTAGTACCATCCTCGATACTAGCATATCGTACACCATTAACAACTACAAGCAGGTGAAAGCACTTGGGAAGTGGAACAATACTCAAAAGATCGCTTTAGAGGCGTTGAAACCTTATGCCGACATCGTTGATCAACTCCGTAAGAGATTAACGCGTAGCGACTTGAAAAAGCTGGTTAGAATGGATAAAATGTTTGACATTCACGAAGAGAACTGGGGATATGATTGTAATGGAACTTTAAAACTATTAGACCTGTGATCTGGACTATTATATTAACAATTATTGTATGGGAACTATTAAAGAAACTATTTTGGATCTTGGTGAACCGATCCGCAGACTGATCAACAACATTAGGATGTCCTGGCGATGGGCTAAGCTCGGTTGGAATGATCGAGACTTTGATTTCATCTACATCTATAAGGTAATGAAGTTCAAGATTGACAACATGGAGAAGGCATTTATCAAATACGGATACCATGCTGAACCGGAGTACAATCTATCAAGGATGAGACTAGCTTCTAAGTTAATTGAGAAGGTCTCAACTGAGTTCTATGAGATGGAGTATTGGGATTACATATACGACAAGGACTTCAATAGGATTGACAACATAGACCTTTACCTGGCAGCAAATAAACACAACTACAGAAGATGTGATAAGATTTTCAGTTCAAGGGATGGATTATCCAATTTCAAAACTAGAAACTTCAAAGAAGCTTGTGCTATGGACATTGGACATTACAAGCAAGCAAAAGCAAAACGAATCTTATTCAAACTCCTAGAGCACCGTTTGGAATGGTGGTGGGATTGATTTGTTAAAAAATCTTAACACATTTGCAAAACAGAAATACATAACGTATCTTTATATTATGACAAAGGAAGCATTTATCGATTTGATCGAGCGGATGAAAGCAACAGCCGAAACGATCAACCAAGCATATCAGTTGAAAATTGATCTCGTTGAGTTTAGCGACTCATGGGAGCAGATCATCACAATACTACTAAAAGAACTATTTACCAAAGAAGGTTACGAATGGATCAGTTGGTGGGCGTACGAAGATGGCAGGAAGGCTTGGGAGAAGGACGGCACAGACATTCCAATGGATACAGCAGAGGACCTATACAACTATCTGAAGAAGGAAGGGTATTTGAAATGACAGAAGAGCAACTACAAAAACTATTAAAGTTTCTCCAGGAAAGAAAACAATTCCATTCCGCAGTAGGAACAGTAACAAAGGACCCTTCGTTCCATGCTGGAGCAGTAACAGAATTGCTTGGAGTAGAAGAACATATTTACAAATTACTAAATCAATAAAGTTATGAAAACTAGAGAACAACTTATCAGTGAGATTGTTGAGAACTTTGATTGGGAGAGGACTCACAAAGCAATGTCACTTCTCAAGTGGCAGTGGGCTAATACGATAACAGATGATGGAGTTCCAACTATTGGAAACTTAATGGTAACAGCTATGAAGTTGCTTCAAGATGCTTATGATGGTGCTATGAAAGAGAAAAAGACTTACCATGCATGTACAGGAGGGTTTGAAGCAGTGGCTCATGTTGATGAGGATGAGTTGTGGAATTTAGAACTTCAATTTGTATTAGCTAGTTGGGACGTAGAAGTTAATGAACAAAGTTATGACTAAAGAAACATATTCAATACCCATTTATGAAAATGGGGTAAAGACAGAGTGGACTGTTGATGGTGTAGTTGGAGATGAGAAATACCAACAATTGATAGAAATATCACCTGAAGGTAAATTACCTATTATAATTAATACAACAACGAAACAATAGAAAGTTATGTCTAAAGAAGAAATACTAAAAGAACTGCTGAACATTTACAAGATCCAAGCAATTGATTTATCAATAATATATAAGATTGAATTTGGTGATGATGTCCTTGCTGAGATTAATCGTCTACAAAATATGTTGATGGAGATGGAAGAACAAGAGTTGTGGGATGAAACTTTAATGGATGGACTTGAAGATGAACCACCTTATGTGAGTGATGATTTTCAAATTGGTTCTGATGGTGCTTATGAAAATAAAGAAAAAGAATAGACCCTAATGTATTTGAAATTGGATATGAATAAAGTACAAATCTTTTCTAAAAACTCAACATATTTATTATAAAATTATTAAAATGAAAGATATTATTAGAATGAATCAATTAGCTGGTCTTATTACTGAAGGCCAAGCTCGTAAAATGATGGAAATTTTAAATGAAGATAATTTAGAAGTAAAATCAATTGCTAAACAAATATATTCTTGGTTAAAACAAAATGATGTAAATACTAAATTAGTAGCTCAAACCCCTAGTGCTGATTATGGCAAACAAATTGGCGCTTCTTTAAAAGGAGGAAGCAACGAAGCTCTTATATCCTATTATGATGATCCCAAAACAAAACAAACAGTAATACAGATCCAATTGTATGGAGGAGCCACATCTAAAGATTTAGTTTTACAGGTAGAAAAAAAATTATTATCAGCCTATCCAAAACTTGAACAATATGATAGACAAGAAATCCCAACTCAAACATTCTTTCAATTGAATTTTAAAGTTAAAGAAAAAACAACTGCAAAAGGTGGATTAGCTGGTAATACTCAAACTAATAAATCTTAAATTATATATTTAAAAAATAAAATTATTAAGATGAAAGTATCAGAACTAAGACAAATCATCAAAGAAGAAATCTCTAAAGTATTGAATGAAGAAAAAATTCCTTTTTTTACTTATCAAGATGTATTAAAACCATTCGGAATAGATAAACCCAAAGCCGACCAGATGGCTGATTTAAAAGTAGGATTAGATTATGTAATACCTAAAAAACACTATTCTGATATGAAGGATATAAGACAACATTTAGGTAAAGTTAAAAGTATAGAAGGAGATAAGGTAACTATAGAAAGAAGAGATGGGAAAGACTACACCAACAAAATCTCAGATTTAATTCATATAATTAATTTTGGCAGTTAAAATTATTTAAAATAAAGCTTGGATTTCCAAGCTTTTTTTCTTATGTTATGTTATAGTAAAAAGTAAAGTTATGAATAAACTAGATACAGACTACCAAAACCTACTCCAAGACATTCTTGACAACGGAGTAGAAAAGAAAGACCGAACAGGTACAGGAACCATCTCAGTATTCGGAAGACAGATTCGTCATAAGATGTCAGATGGGTTTCCATTACTCACCACAAAGAAGATGGCTTGGAAGACGATGGTGACTGAGTTACTTTGGTTTTTAAGAGGTGATACAAACATCAAATACTTGGTTGATAATAGTTGTCATATTTGGGATGGAGATGCCTTTGCTAACTATTATAGGAATTTTGAAAAGTATTTGAATACCTTACCTGAAGGTAGTGAAGTGGAATTTATTATTAACAAAGATAAGTTCATCAACAAAATAAAAGAAGATAAACAAATTGAACATTCACCATTTACATTTGCTAAGAAGTGGGGTGAGTTAGGTCCCGTGTATGGTAAGCAATGGAGAAATTGGAAAACATTCTTTACTCAAAAACAAGGTGTAGACCAAATCCAAAACCTAATCAACGATCTCAAAACAAACCCAGACTCAAGACGACTAATGGTTTCAGCTTGGAATGTAGGTGAATTAGACCAAATGGTTTTACCTCCTTGTCATTATGGATTTCAAGTTTATACAAGAGAGTTGAGTTTGGATGAGAGATTAGACCTTATGCGAAAAAGAACCAGAGATGGTACAGTTGATTATGATAACAGACATCATAGTTTTTTAGACTTCCATAATGTCCCTAAACGAGCAATCTCTCTAATGTGGAATCAACGTTCAGTAGATACATTCTTGGGTTTACCATTCAACATTGCTTCTTATGGGTTACTACTTGAAATTATTGCTAAAGCAGTTAATATGGTACCTGATGAACTGATTGGTAACTTAGGTGATGTCCACCTTTACAGTAACCACATTGAACAAGCAAAGGAACAGATTAGTAGAGAACCTTATCCATTACCTACGTTGAAAATAAAAGATGGATTTGACATAGTATCTGGTTTAGATGATATGTATGAAATAGATTCATTTTTATTAGAAAACTATCAATCACACCCAACAATTAAAGCCAAACTCTCAAATTAAGTTATGAAAATAAGAATCGATGAGGTCCTATATCAAACCTACCTACTACCTTACATCAAGGTAACCTACTCAACAATACTTAACGGTAACAGAGAATTTATACTTGGTTGGTTGAGGTGGCAGTTGGTTGTGATTGTTTGATATTTATTAATAAAAGGTAAACATGAAAAAATTATTAACCTTAGTATTTTTACTAATTGGATTAGTAGGTTTTACCCAAACTAATTCACACCAACAAATGACCGGTACCATTCATACAACAGGTCTAAACTTTATTCCATCCAACAATGATATTCAAATCTTACTCTATGAAGTAGATACATTTGGAGTAGCAAGACCATACGTGTTAGGAAACTACACAACAGCATTACAGAACAATAGATATGTAATTTCATTTATACTTCCACCTACCAACCCAGTAGTTGTTTATGTTAAACTTTTACCAGGTAGTAGATTGTATGGTAAGTATGTTAGTACATTTGGTAGATCATCTACAAGTATTAATTCTGCTACTCGAGTGATTATTCCTTACACTCCACCTGGAACAACAGCTACAGCTAATTGCGATGTGTATATGATTCCTGATATTAGTTGGAGATCAAATTTAAGACACTCAGAATAATTTCTTAACAAATCTTAAAATTTTAAATTGAGTTTGGCTTTTGTCAAACTCTTTTCGTATCTTTATGATATGAAAATTGAAATAGGTTACGGAATAGCAAGAAGGTTATGGTTTACAAGTGACACTCACTTTGAACACAGTAACATCTGTAGAGCTACTACTAAGTGGGAAGGTGCAGATAATGTTACAAGAGATTTCAAATCTCTAGACCACATGAACGATACTTTGGTCAATAACATTAACGAAGTAGTAGGTGAGGATGATATTCTTATCCACTTAGGTGATTGGTCATTTGGAGGATTTGAGAACATTAAATTGTTTAGAAACAGGATCAACTGTAAGAATGTTCACTTGGTGTTTGGTAATCACGATCACCACATCCGTAGGGATAAGGGAGGAGTACAATCATTATTTTCTTCTACTCAGGATTATTTGATGGTGGATCTACGAGTACATAAACCAGGTAAGGTTGTTGATAGACATACTTTAATTTGTATGCACTATCCGCTGATTTCTTGGGATGGAATGAATGATGGTACTGTACATCTGTTCGGCCATGTGCATCTACCTAAGGAGCTAAGACTTTTAGAGGGTAAAGCAATTGATGTAGGAGTTGATGGAAACAAATACTATCCCATTGAGGTAACAGAGGTACTGAACATCGTAAAGAACCAGCCGATAAAAAGATCAACAATACCCAGAGACCACCACGAAAAAAGGTTAGTCTAACACATTCCTAGACTATTTATACGAGTAGGGTCGCAGCTACTTGTATTGAATAAAAACTTAAAAACCTTAGATGAGTAGGAGACTGCGACCTCCGAAAGTCTAAGGTTTCTTTTTATGGATTATCAAAGAATATACAACCAGTTAATTGAAAGAGCTCGGAGTGAAAATAGAGTCAAAGGTGGAGGAAGCTACTACGAAGCTCACCATATAGTTCCTAAATGTATGGGGGGAGGAGGTAAAGGTAGCGAGTGGAAAACTCATCCAAATATCATCCTATTAACTGCAAGGGAACATTTCTTAGCTCATCAACTACTTTGCAACCTTTACCCTACTGAATTAAAACTTTCCCATGCCTTGTGGTTTTTCTTAAATGCTAAAAGAAGAAACGGAAACACAATAACGAGGGTAACATCTAGACAGTACAAAGAAGCTAGGGAGCAACACGCCTTAGCAGCATCCAAACAGCGAAAAGGTAAACCCCGATCTCAGCAGACAAGAGACTTACTCTCGAAAGTGAACACAGGTAAAAAGTTATCTGATGAAGTTAGACAGAAAATATCAAGATCCAATAAGAGCAGTGTTGTAAAGCAGAGAGCAACTTTTCTAATGAAGAAACCAATCTCCCAATACACAGTAGATGGCGTCTGGATGAGAGATTGGGATAGTGTGCAGGATGTGAAGAGAACCTTAGGAATAACAAGCGTGTTGGATAATCTTAAAGGTAGGCAGAAGACAGCCGGAGGTTATGTTTGGAAATATCTTAACAAATCTTAAAATTTGAAACGATGTTTTGTAAATCAAAAATCATTTCTTATCTTTAAGTATTGAATGAGAGTTATGAAAGGAACATTACACAAAATTAACAGCCAGTGGATCATCTCCTACCAAGAAGAGGTGATGCCAAGAGTAACCAGAAACTTGGACCTACCCCTATATCCTGGAGATGTCAAGACGCTGAACGATTACGGAGACTACTCAACCTCATGGGAGGATGGTCTAGCAGTTCAGTTTGAGATCATTGACGAGTTTACCCATCAGAAACTTTATGAAGGATTAGAATGGGGTATTGGGAAGTTTGCTAAGTTGTTGTGATATGTCGAGGAAGTCGTTAACAGAAACACCTGACGGTACCATCCCTGAGTTCTACGTAGTAAATTCTTTTGGAGAGATCTACGTGGGACTTTACCAGGGAGGTTGTGCAAAGTGGTCAAGTGATTGGAGCGAAGGTAAAACTCTCAACAATATTAACCAGCTACAGACAATCAAAAAGATGATGAAGTATGAGTATGGAGAGTTGGATATTAAAGTGGAATTGGTGTACTTATAAAAAAAGAAGTTATGGCATACAACCGTTTTCGATGGTGGAGTAAAGGTAGACCAAGTAAGCCTCTCTCCGATAAAGCACACATCTGGGATAAGATTGAGAACAATGAGTACGAGCTGTCGTATATGTTCAAAGAGCTCGAAGATGAAAGAGCAAGAGCTCAAAAGCTGTACGACGAAGCTTACAGCTCCTACAAAGGTTCAGATGAGTTTGGTAAGAGGTATGTTGGATACGACAACAGCAGAATGGCTAGAGTGAGGTGTATGAAGTTGATGGAGGAGGCACATAAGGATGAAGAGAAGATCCTCACTAAACTAATAGCAGACTTTTCTTCTTGGTTTGGAATTGATCTAGAGCAGATCCTTGAGACTATTCCTCCTATGGATACTAAGGAACTATACCAGTACCTAAACGAAACTTATCCGAGAAGGACCGTTCCTCCTGTCCCAAGGGTGTGGAAGTAATTGTTAACAAATCTTAACAAAGTTGCTAAATCAAAATACAGATCGTATCTTTAAGTATAGAAAGAAACAGTTATGGAAGATAGAATCCAAATTAACGGTACCTGGTATGTAAAGGAACAACCAGATCCAGTAGTCAAAGAAAGACAAGTTGAAGTATTTGAGTACAAATGTCTAATGTACGAAGATCAGAGATTTTGTTTTGAAGCAACTATTGACATTAAGGACAATGGTATACTAGATATACTAGACTTGATTAAAGTTACTGACAAAAGAGTCAAACCTTGGAAAGAAGAGACATGGGATAGTTTAGATTTCTTCCGCGGATGTCTAGAACGCAATTTAGACTCACTTTTATCTAGAGGCCTTAGAGGTGAAAGTGGGTTTAGTGATGATGATGTTGAAAACTTTATTGCGTTCTTAAAAGAAATTCAAAAGAGAGGTTGGTTATGAAACAAACAGCAGTAGAATGGTTAATTAGCAATTTGCAACAATCTAAGGATTGGCAAAGAGTATTGAATGAAGTTAGCCAAATGAGTACAGTGCAATTTAATTTACTTGAACAAGCTAAAAAGATGGAGAATGAGCAGAGGTTTGAAGATTTTAAACAAGGTTTTCATTCAGCTTTTGAATCATTAGAAGCCGCAAACAACTCGGTTCAAAGTAAAACCTTTAAATCAGAATAAGATGAAAGGAACAATAGACCTACATGAGAAATGGGGTTGGGGTGTAATCAACCATACTGATGAATCAATTCCAGATTGGATACCTCTACACCCTGATGACCTCACCTACTTTGCTGAGATGAATGAGAGGTTTGATAACTTCGAAGCTCGTGTACTTTCAAAACCTGAAGTAGAGTTTGAAACTATTATCCATCCTAAATTTACAGGTAGAATCATCTACGCTAAACTAATTACAAAATGAGCCAAAAGTTTATATACGTTGCAACATGGGATGGTATTCCTGTACTAGGTGCACCTAATAGAGAGTTACTAGAACAAGCCCTCAATGAGTATAATAACGATACACCTATCAGATATGAAGCCTACAATCCAAAATACCCTGATGATTTAGAAGGTTGGTATTATTACAAAGACCCTCAAACAGAAGGTGAAGAGATTAGATTTTCTGTTAGGTGTATTGAATTTAAAGGAGAGTAACAAATGAGTAGTGGCAAACAGTATATCATTGTTGACTTAATCAACAAAAGATTCTTTTTAGATACCAACGGTGATGTTATGATATTTGAAGATTATGATAAGACATTATTACATTGTGGTATCTATGAACTTGAAAATGCTTGGGTAAGTGAATTAAAACATAATCATATAGAAGGAGGTAACAAATGAAATTTGAACTAATGCAATTCAGATGGTACCGTAAGTGGAAAGGTGGTTCATATTATCTAATCTATAATTGGTTACCTATGTTCCCATTTTGGTCAGACAAACTAATAACAAGTTGTGGAAGTAGAGCAATCAAAGAAGAACATTGGGAGGTTAGGAAATGATTATTATTCTAGCAGCACTTCTAATTTGTTTACCTCTATACTTAATAGCAGGTGAATTAAGACAAATAAATAAAAAGAAATGAAAGTAAGAGTAAAACACAAAGAGACAGAAGTAGAAGTAAGTGATGAGTTGGGAAAGCAAGATACATATGTTTTAATTTATTACAACCAAACCTACCTACTCAAATTACTTGAAAAGATTGCAGATGAAATTGTAAAAATGAATAAAGATGAATAAGTACCATTTACGAGTATTGTACGCATCCCATTATACCGATATAGTTATTGCTGATGGGGTGGATGTAAATGCAAGAGGAGACTATCAGTTTTGGAAATTTGAAAATGATAGTGCTACTACATACAATGTAGCTCATTATCCAATCCACCGTACAATTATTGAAACAATAGAATACGGAACAGAAGAAGGTTGAGTTTCTTAACAAATCTTAACAAAGTTGCAAACTAAATTCTCTGAGCGTATCTTTAAGTATTGAAAGAAAACAAAACAAGTTATGAAAGTATCAAACAGATCAAGACAAGTAGCCCAAACCATTCAAGAACAATTGATGGCAGGTGGAATGGAAAAGGTAATGAGTTGGGGAGTGAGTCAGTGGAGAGTTGGAGAGTTGGAAGACGAACGTCCTTTCCTTGCAATGAGTGTTAATGGACTGTTGCATCAAGGTGAGACTCGTATTATCTTAGAATGGAGTGATACATACACTGTGCAGAACATGGAACAAGGCAAAGTGATTAAAGAACAGCAAGACGTTTACTTTGATGAAGTTACAGATGTGGTGGATAGTTTTGTAGAGTATCCTGGATCAGATGAAGAGTATCGTGATGCAATCAATAAAGTTTTTAACAATGAGTGACAAAGAAAAGTCAGGAGGTATTGGTTTATTGGGAATGGTTTTCCTAGTGTTCCTGATCCTTAAATTAGCAAACGTAGGAGCAGTAGCTAACTGGTCTTGGTGGTGGGTATTCTCTCCTCTTTGGATCCCAGTAGTGGTAGGGTTACTAATCGTAGCTTTGATCCAATTGTTTGATTAAGTAACAAAGGCTCCTGTATCCCCTCATGCTTATACCATGTCGAAAGGGTAGTTGGTTCACGTGGGTTCAAGTCCCTCCAGGAGTACCTAATAAAGTAAATGCGCTCTTAGCTCAGAGGTTAGAGCAGGGAACTCATAATTCCTTGGCCATAGGTTCGATCCCTATAGGGCGCACAAATGTCTCCATAGCTCAGTTGGATAGAGCGACTGCCTTCTAAGCAGTAGGTCACAAGTTCGAACCTTGTTGGAGATACGAATAAAGAATTATGAAGTATATTTTCAGAGGTCATACAGTATTTGAATATGACCCAAACGACAAATATGATAAAGTCAAACAAGGTAAAATACATGATGTTATTCCTGCATTTGACTTTTGTAGGATGATCTCTGAAGATTACAGATTACTAGGTGAGTTTTTTACGACAGTATATAGACACACCCAAGGTGAGAATGTGGAACTAAAAGACATTGAAGTATATTAAAATAAAAGTGATATGGAAATAAGTATGTATGGGACGGAGTCCTATGTAACCTTTGTTCGTAGAGAACGTATTGAGATTGACACAGACAACTATCCTGAACTAGAAGGAATGAGTTTGGAAGAGGCTCAGCAGTACATTATGGAGAATGCATGGGACATGAAGCCCACAAACGATCAGTACTATGATTCGTTAGGTGAGGAAGTATTCCAAATGGATGTGGCCAGAGAAAAGATCACAGGAGAGGAAAGTGGGATTGAATTTGATTGAGGTGCAAATTGTTAACAAATCTTAACAAAGTTGCTGAGTTAATTTTCTCAACGTATCTTTAGGTATTGAAAGTTAAACAATTAAATAAACAGTTATGTCAATGATGAACATCAAATCAGCGGTACACAAGTACCTAACCATGGAGCAGATCAAAGAACAAGCTCCTTCAATCTTTACTGAGACTGCTATCCCTACAGCGTCTGAGAAGTACACTCACATTCCAACCTCTCGTATCATTTCTGATATGGAAGCTTTGAATTGGAAAGTGGTAGATGCTAAGCAAGTTAAGGTACGAGCAGAACGTAAGATGGGATACCAAAAGCACTTGCTTGTGTTCCGTAATGAGGATGTAGTGATCAATGGAAGTAATGGAGACACAGTCTATCCTCAAATTCTTATGACCAACTCTCACGACGGTCTTAGTGCTTTCCACTTCAAGGCAGGACTGTTTCGATTAGTATGCTCCAATGGTTTGGTTATTGCAGATAAGGAGTTCGAAGATGCAAAGATCCGTCACAAGGGGTACACCTTTGAGGAGTTACAACAAACCATCCGAGAGCTTACATTGAAGTTACCTTTGACAGTAGAGGCAATGAATAAGATGAACGAGACTGAACTTGGTATGGAGCAAGCTTTGGAATTTGCTAAGAAGGCTTTGGAGCTTCGTCACCCTGAGAAGAATGGATTCCGTATTGAGGTTGACTTGGAAGAACTCCTTTCAGCTCAGCGTCAAGAAGATGAAGGAATGTCGGTTTGGAAAGTGTTTAATCGTGTACAAGAGAAGATCGTTTCCGGAGATTACAAATACGCTACACGTAAAAGCAATCGCCGTGCAAAACCTTTAAAATCTTTTATTCGAGATACCAAGATCAACGAGGAGATGTTTAGTCTAGCTCTCGAGTATTGTAATTAAAAAATCATAATTTTGTTTGTTTAGTGTAAAGGAAAACCCTGGTGCATAGCCAGGGTTCCTTTTTAGTCTGATATTTATAAGTGACCAAACAAATAAATACTATGATAAATATCAGCATAATCTACAAGATTACAAACCCCTCAGGGAAAGTCTACATAGGACAAACTATAAACCTCAAGGCTAGAAAATGGGCCTACTCGAGAGGAGGATCTACTCAACAGGCCAAACTTAGCAGATCGATTCAGAAACATGGATGGGATAGTCATACTTTTGATATTATCTTCCAAGGTATTTGCAGTGCGGATTGTTTGAATAAGTTGGAAAGGTACTACATAGCTCACTACAACAGCATGAAGCAAGGTCTCAACTGCACAGAAGGAGGTGGTGGAGCAAGAGGTCGTACTATGAGCGCTGAATCCTTGGCCCAAATGTCACAGCGACTGAAGGGGAGAGTCTTTACAGAAGAGTGGAAAAGAAAGATATCAGAAGCTTGTAAGGGTAGACCTGCTCACAACAAAGGAAAACAAAAAGCTCCGGAACTAGTGGAACTTCATAAAAAACCAATCATTCAATACAGCAAGCAGGGAGACTTTATACGAGAGTGGTCTTGTGCTATGGAAGCTTCCAAAGCTTTAGCAATATCTAATAGCTGCATAGGCAGGTGTTGCACAGGAGATTTGAAATCCTATTCTGGACATGTCTGGCGTCATAAATCTTAAAATTTCTTAACAAAGTTTCTCAATTCAAAATATGTCAGTATCTTTAGGTATTGATAAAATAAAAACAGTTATGAATTACTACCAAAAGCAAAAGTTAAAACGTCAAGCATTAGCAGCAGCTAACGTATTCGATGTTACACAGGTCAAAACTTACAGAGCACATGAGTTGCATTTCGACCCTAGCCTCTTTGTGCCAATGCCTTCAGGAAAGGAGATTGATACCTTATTTTCTTCTGAGGGAGGATTGATGCCTGCTACTTCTGTAATGATTTCAGGGGGTCCGGGATCAGGAAAGACTACCGTTACTTTGGATTTATTAGCTGCTCTTACTAAGAAAGGATATCGATGTCTTTTTATTAGCGGTGAAATGGATGCCATCGGATATGTAAAATACGCAAAGAGGATGCCTGTTATTCAAAACGTGGAGACTTTATTTTTACGCGACTATGCCTTACAAGTTAAGCCAGTATTGGAACACGTCCTTGATATTGGATATGATGTTGTTGCTACTGACTCTATTGCTGAGGTTATTGACTTGTTCAAGGATGGACAATCGACTACTGAAGGAATCGCAGAGCATTGGTTCTTGCAGTTGATTGATAAACATAAGAAGGGATCTAACACAAGAGGAGTCCATACTTCGTTTGTTAATATCCAACAAATGACTAAAGCAGGGATCGGTAGTGGTTCCAATAGATTACCTCACATGCATGATGGAGTAGCTTTGATTCAAAGAAACAAAGAGACTGGTGAACGTAAGTTGTGGTTCTCTAAGAATAGAGATTGTGCTTTGGACTATGCTGTTCATTTCTCAATCGACGGAGATGGAGTTAGATATCACTTTGCCCCTATTGACGATGAAGAATAAATTTACACAGCTGCTAGCTAGGACCTGGGATTGGGTCCTGCTAGCTTTTGCAGCAGCCTTTGCTATGGTAATCTTTAAGGGAGGAGTTTGGATAATGGATCACTCCAACCCCTTGGTAATGTTGTTGGGTTTTATTGTATGCAGCAGTGCAGTATTAACTTTCTCAGCAGTAGTGTTTGAATTTGTAGATAGGGTGAGAAATCTTAAAAAACCTTAACAAAGTTTCTCTTTCCGATTGATGTGTGTATCTTTAGGTATTGAAAAACAAAACAAGTTATGAACAAATTTAACATTGCCCAAGCCAAACGTCAAACAGGATTGTCTTACATCGGTGGAGTAAGCTTAAGCTCTAAGATGGAGAAGTCTGAGAACTACAATGAGTTGACTTATGTAATCTATTTAGCTCCTGCTAAGTTGTCAGGTTACAATGTATGTCCTCAAGCATCCTCTCACTGCATCGCAGCTTGCTTACATGAGTCAGGACAGAACCGAATGGACATTCACGAAAATAGAATCAACAAAGCAAGGATCAAGAAGACTAAGTTATTCTATGAGGACAGAGAGTTATTTGTTCGATGGACTGTTGAGGAGATCCGTAAAGCCAAAGCCAAGGCAGATAAGGAAGGTAAGGCATTCTCAGTTCGACTAAATGGAACTAGTGACCTATCTCCAGAGCTATTCAAGTTGGAAGGTAAGAACATCTTAGAGATCTTTCCGGACATTCAATTCTATGATTACACTAAGGTAGCTAAGAGGTTAGCTCTTGTTAACAAGTATCCTAACTACGATCTAACTTATTCATTCTCAGGGGATAACTGGGAGCAGTGTGAGCAAGCATTAGGAGAAGGTTTCAGGATCAGTGTAGTTTTCGATAAGCTCCCTCAGCAGCACTTAGGTTACAAAGTTGTAGATGGAGACATTTATGATATGAGGTACAAAGATCCTTCTAACTGTATTGTAGGGTTGAAGTTCAAGAAGGTACGAACTAAGATTGACTTTTCCTCTACTCCTTTTGTAATTCAAACCAACTGTGGTTGAGTTTCTTAACAAATGTTAAAATAAAAGGGAAGGTGTTTCTTAATCGAAATATCTTCCCTATCTTTAAGTATTGAAAGTAAAACACTAAAATAAAAAGTTATGAACAAGATTAAAACATCCATTAACCAAGTCAAATCTCGATTGGTTGCACACGTGAACTCATCAGTAAAGGACTTAGAGGATATGCTACGTAGTGATGCAAAGATTAACATAGACCGAGGAGATTACGAAGACGCAGCTGACATGCTCAAAGACATTGCTCGTCACAAGAACGATGCAGAGCAGTTAATTGCTATGATTGAAGGTAGTCGATTTGCTGGAGCTATTATTCACAACATCGAGGATAACATCGATTGGTTTGGTCCATACTTCATGGAAGATACTTTAGAGCTAGTCTCTATAATGTTTGATACACAATTTGAAGTAGACCATTGATATGATTTTATACAAGGACTTAATCAAGCAGGCTCACAAGTTGGGCCTGCACACGAAGGGACTCACTTACAGTCAGATCCTAAGAGCAGTACAAGTAGAACAATCTAAACAAAAATAAAGGTTATGAAGAAAGTAATTATTTTAGTAGGAGCACTATCATTCTTTGCATTAGCTCTCTACATCACCAACGGAGGAACAAAGACAGGCAAGCAGGTCTGGAATGAAACATTTAGTACGACTGATACGGTTGTTGTAGTGGTTAAATAATTAAACAAAAATAAGATATGGGGTTTTTCAGTTTCCTAACACAAGACACAGACAAGTCGATTGCAAGCAGCTACAGCAACAGACCAACGTTCACTGTCCACATGGTAGACGATAAAGGTAACGTATGGAAGGAAGAGAACTATGAAGGGTATGGAGAGTTTGGAGGAAAGGATTACTACGAATTACTTTCAGAGATGAATGGTGGTACAGGTGATCGAGGTGAAGGTATCTCAATGGCCTTTGATGGAGATGGTAGAGGACGTAATCCAAGCGTCAAGCATCCCAACTTAGTTGAGGTTGTTAGTGGTTGGGAGTACACTCCAGAGGCTCCTCTCTCATGTCCGGATCAAGGATACTTTTATGGTACTGATGATGAGTACGAGTACGAGGATGATGATTGGAATAATGATGAAGGAGATAGTACTCAGTATGATGACTGAGGTTAAGTTTCTTAACAAATCTTAACAAAGTTGCTAATCAAATTCTCTCAGCGTATCTTTAAGTATTGAAAAACAAAACAAGTTATGTCATACAAACTAATCTTTAAAGTAGAGGTAAAAGACCCAAGGGGTAACCTCAAATTGTTTAAAACCTTTGTCAATGAGAACACAGCAATGTTATCTCACTACTTAGTAGGTCCAACAGGTACAAGCTTCTCCATTAGTAACATGCAGTGCAAAGGATGGAAACCTGATCACTTAGATGAGTTGAGAGATGAGGATAGCGGTCAAGTTCAGTTAATCAAGTTAGTAGAGTACATCGATTCAGGATTGTACACTCGAGTACCTGGAACCTTAAAAATGTTTATGAACTATAATGGGGAGGTAGTGTAATGGCTATATACAATACTGACGTAGATCCAAACGTAACAATGTGGAACAAACAAAATGAAAAACCTACTATGAAAAAATTTACTGTAACTACATCAGCACCTTGCACTCAATACTGGACGTATGAGATTGAAGCTGAGACAGAAGAGCAGGCAATTGAGATTGCTTTAAGTGGAGAACATGATCCAGATGACTACTATGTAGAAGATGATGGATGGAATGACATTGAAGTATTCGAGTCGTATGAGATTGATGAAAATGGATTTCCTAAACAACAAGACAATGACAGTACAGGAACTAATTGAGAATTTAGAGTACCTCAAAGAAGAGTACGGAGCAGATACTGAGGTGATGTTTTCTTACACCGCTTCTGACTACTGGAAGACTGAGCTAGCACGAAACGTCAATGATGTGGATCTCAAAGCAGTAGCGTTTAGTAGCTACCATAGAACAGACAAGATTGTGGACTTAGAGGATTATGATGAGGATGATCAAGAGCCTAGTTCCGATAAAAAAGTAATAGTAATTAGCTAACCTTAAACAATAAAGATTTGAATAGCACCATAGTAAGAGATTATTTAGAACAAGCAGTAATGCTGCTTTTGGAAGTACAAGACCAAGTAGATGATGAAACAAGTCAAGCAATAGATGACCTATTAGATAAGATAGATCTCGAAATGGAGTTTGAAGAATATGATGAGCAGCTACCTACTACTTTACAAAATGAATTAACCAAGTTAGGGATCAAGTGGAACCAAGGGTAAGTTTCTTAACAAATCTTAACAAAGTTTCTCTTTCCATTTTCTCAGCGTATCTTTAAGTATTGAAAGAAAACAACTAAACAAATAAAGGTTATGGCTAAGACTAAAACAAACAAGCAGGTGCTTACAAAAGCAATCAAAGAGATGAACGACTTCTCTGTAGCAATCCTAAGAGCTCACATCTTAGACTACTGTGATTCTATTTTGAATCTAAATGCAGATCAGTTGGAGGAGCAGTATGGTAAATCATTTATCGCTCCAGCACTATTAGTGTCTGTGGCACAAGAGATCAAATCTAAAGTAGACTTTTCAAACTGAGGACCTATGAAGACTATCGATTACAACAAACATATTTGGGAAGGGTGGACTGTAGGAGACTTTGTACAAGAGTTACAACCACACTTCGACTCTATCGTAAGTAATGCTAGACAGTGGGGTAGTGAACCTTTTCAAGCTGAAGGAAGCAGTCTAAAGGAGTGGTGCATGAGTGAACAACCATACTACAAGAAACACATTCCAGGAGTTTACAATCACTTCAAAAATCAATTAACAAAATAAGGTATGCTAAAAATTACAAGAGGAACAGGTTTCCAAATGACATTCGAAAACGGATGGACTATTTCAGTACAGTTCGGATTTATGAACTACTGCGGTAATAGAGGTAGAGAAGATTCGTACCAGCCTGAGGGGATCCATAACTCCTACGATGCTGAGATTGCTATTTGGGATAGTGAAGGTTCATGGTACAACTTCGAGGACGGTGATACAGTTAAAGGCCACTGTAGTGCTGATGAAGTGGCTACTTGGATTGAGTTTACTAAAAATCAAAAGTAATGGCTACAAGATCAAGAATAGCTGTTAAGCAGCAAGACGGAACTATCGATTCAATCTATTGTCACTTTGATGGTTACCCTTCAGGTGTAGGTGATGTTCTTATTAACTATTATTCACGTAAGGAAGCAGACCAGTTAATGCAAGGTGGTGACATTAGTACATTAGGGGATGATCCTGAGCATTGTAAGAAGTATCAGGATGCTGGACGCAAGTACCTCGATCTCAACTCCTTCTTCGAGAATCTTGGTAACAGGGGTGAAGAGTATGGTTACATTCTTATGGAGGACGATCAATGGTACTGTGTTCCTGTAGTGGGAGATGGTGTAGGAGAGTTGCAATTAGTTACAAAGGTGTTATCAGAGAGAGGTGGAATTTCTTAACAAATGTTAAAATAAAAGGGAAGGTGTTTCTAAATCGAAACACTTTTCCTATCTTTAGGTATTGATAAACAACTAAACAAATAAACCATGAACACTTCAGTAACCAAAGCACTAAGAGAAGTTCTACTTGAACTCTTTGCGTACACACCTAAAAGAGAAGTCTACTCTGATGTCCGGAAGGGTGGTGAAGCAATAGGAGTAAAGTTTGTAGGTCTTAAACTAACTGATGATGAGCTAGACCAAGTAAGACATCAGATGGAAGCTCGAGGCTTCATTCATCACTACAGTAGAATGAATGCTCAAGGATGGACTACAGGAACAAGATTTTGTTATTCTCCACCTGGGGTTGAGATTGTTAAAAAACCTAAACAAAATAAAATAACTAAAGTTATGAGCACGCCTAAAATGTACGAAGTCCATCTTAAAGACATTATGAAGATCCACGACATAGCTTGTGATACGTGGAAGGAGATCATTATGAATAACTACATCTCTAAAGTACATAACCTAAAACTAACCTACACCTTCTTTCAAGGTGATGTAGATAAGATGTTCAATGCGGCAACAGCAGAACAAGTACCTGTACTTGAAGAAGTGTTTGGTAAACAGGTCGAGAAGATTCAATGGAGTAAGATCAAGACAGGATCTAAAGTCAAGATCAAATACTCAGGTGAGCATTGTAGTGGGTGGAGATGGGATATGGATGAGACTAGAGAAGTAGATGTAGTATTTTTTGGTACTGAACATTACATCCGTGAAAATGGTACGTTTGTTGGTAAACAATCCCTCTACAACCACTACTTCACCTTCCATACACATGATGATAGGACAAATAAATTCGTTTTGTTTGCATCTAACCACTTTGACGACTGTAAGAACTTTATAGTAGAGGTTATTGAGTATTGAGGTTGAGTTTCTTAACAAATGTTAAAATTGATACGGGGGTGTTTCTAAATCGAAACACTCTTTGTATCTTTAAGTATTGAAAGAAAACAAAACAAGTTATGATAAGTAAAGTACTAGCGACTAAGTTACAAAAGACCTTTGAGGAGTGTATTGTACAGGTGTATAGCAGAGGCGGTTACACACCAGAGCAAGCTCAGGATTGTGTCCTTAAAGTTGTCAACGAGTTCAAACCTCCTGTGACGGTACATAGTGTTAAGGAGTTGATCGGTACATTACAATTAGTCTTCCTGGACAAGACACCACACCAAGTAGTAAAAGAATTATTAAAATAAAGGTTATGAGTAAACAACAAACAAACTACGACAAAGTAGTAGGACGTAACGGACAAGAGATTTACATTCTCGACTACACATTCAAACATGACGATGGTTTCCAAGGAGCAGTAGGAACAGTAGTAGTTGGTCTTACCCCAGAGATGGAGAACTATATGAACTCCAACCAATGGTTATTGGAACGATGGTATGATGTTTTCAGTCCAGACGGGAAGAAGACAGAGCAGGAGGTCATAGATGAGATCGATAGGGAAATTGGCTTGGGTAACTTCGAACCATTCGAGACGTACCACGATGATGAAGAACTGCTTGAACTACAGTACAGCAAAGACAATAACTTTGTAGCGTTTGAGGTAATAGGATGTGGTAGATGTTTCAAAGAAGACCAAACGTTTGAAGAGGTATTCAACGAAGAACTACTCCAAGAGATCTTAAAGTATGAAGGAGCGATACTAAACACAAAGCAAAGAGAAGCAGTGATAGAGATTATACACAAGTTAGAACAGATCGATGTAGATGGAGAGACCCTTGAGTATATCATAAGAGGATTAGGTATGGAGGATCAGATGCTAAGACAATTAGTTATGACCTTACCCTTACAGCAAACTCTACAACTCATACAGGAGAGGGTAGAATTGTTAACAAATCTTAACAAAGCTTGACAATCAACAAATCAGTTGTATCTTTAGGTATTGAAAGTTAAACAATAAAACAAAACAAGTTATGGAAATGTTCGGTTTAAGAGGTTCAGTAGCCTACAAAGAGGCTCAAGGATTATCAAAGGTATGGGCAGCGTATGCCAACGAATGCGCAGGAGCATGGATCGAGTCAGTAGGGTTTAATCCAAACTCAGGTTATGTGTACATCTCTTTAGAGAATGGTATTCAGATCTGCTCTTGTTTAGGACAGGATGTGGAGTATATAAAAGTAGACTTCAACACAGGAGAGGAAACATCCTACGATTCTTACTACGAAGCATACCTCGACCAATCGCAGGATGAGGAGATCGAAGGGTAAGTTTCTTAACAAATCTTAACAAAGCTTGATTATCGAATTAGTGTGTGTATCTTTAAGTATTGAAAGAAAACAAAACAAGTTATGAAAAAGTATTACAAGTTCAAAGTGGAGTCCGGATGGGAGACCACACAACCAACTCAAATCATTGGTCAAGATAATATGGAGCAAGACTCCCAACAGGAGCTAGACAGCTGGATCCAAATGATGAACAAGTCTGCAAATACTGAAGAGGATGCTAGATTCTTACAGGCCATTGCAGATGAGTTCGGAGGTATTGGAGAAAGAGAGTTCGGACGCTTAGTGTACGTAGGAGAAGAGGAGTTCTTTGTTTATGTAGATCAAGACAGTGCAGTGTACAACAACTGGATTAACCAAGACGGAGACATTGATGATGAGCAGTCAGTAGACTACTTAGCGGAGTTATGTGATGCGTGGTAATAGACAAAGTAAATAAAAAGTTATGAAAAAGCAAACAGCAGTCGAGTGGTTAATTAAGGAATTGATTAATTACGATAAACTACTTGATGGTAAAAGAAAAAATGATGACGCTACAGTGTTCAAAGCAAATCCTACTAAGATTTATGACCAAGCCAAAGCAATGGAGAAGGAGCAAATAATAGATGCTTGGGATAATGGATGTGAAGATGATGGCATTATTGATAATGCAGAACAATACTACAACGAAACATATAAACAAGACATATGAAAGAGACAGAACGTCAAAAGATACTACTTGAAATAAGAACGTTTTCTGATGATCCAGATAGTATGAAAGGAGATCCTTTAGAATGCTTAGCTCAGTTATGCTCATTTATGGCAGTAGTATTTGGACTAGGAACACTAACACTAGTAGTTGAAATAATAATGTACTTAAATAAATAAAAAGTTATGGCAGTAGTTATCTGTATGTTATTCTTGATCATGGTTGGTCTAGGGAATATGAATAAGAAAAACAATCGGTACAATAAGAACAAATAAGTAGACATGGAACAGAACACTAAAATCAAATTACAACTATTCGAAGAGTACACAACCAGGAGGTGGTACAATGAGATTGAGATTGATACTAATGACTATCCACAACTCAAGGGTAAGACTCAGCAAGAGATCGAAGACCTTATTCGAATGGATGGAGAGATTCTGAAGAACGAGCAAGAGGAGTGGCTAGCAGACTTGCTAAGAGATGATATAGACGATGAAGATACGAACTACTCAGACTACCGTATTGATATTAACCAAACAGCAGCACAACAATGAGCACAGACAATTCACTTACATTCATTAAGTACACCTTACAAGACATAGACAAAGAGATCTACAAGATTGAAGGTAACGGACGTAAGCTCCTTGAGCTTAATGCTACAATAGCAAGGGCAAGGTACTTAGTAGACCAAATGATTGAAGAGCAAACAGAAGGAACAGATGAGTAACAATAACAACATGAGGGATCAATTCCCAGGTATAGCAAAAGTAGACTCGCTAATAGACTTTATAGCAGGAGCAATAACAGCCCTAGGATGGATCTATATGTTCATCTACATGCTCTCAGGTTGGTACCTATTACTCAAAGTAAGAAGCAAAGACCAGTGGTATAAAAGTATGGATTGGGCAACAAGAGTACTTGCACTGTGGGCACTAAGCTTTTTGGTAGGTATGATAATAATACTGATAGTAGGGAACACCCCAACTCGTATGAACTGGTTGATTGCCTACCCCTTCGCCTTCATAGCTTTTGTAGGAATGATAGGAGGATTGGTGGTTAGAGTACTAGCGTACTGCATCAATTGGGTAGGTAGTACAAGAGAGAGTAATAAGGTTGAGAGTAAGGAGATCGAGTTTGCAAAGAAGCAAGGGTGGTATACTCCTACTAAGAAGTGGAAGTAAAAAGTGTGTGGAACAAAAGTACGACAATATATATAGATATATTTATATATGGATAGGATGAGTATAAAGAAAGAGGTGAGGGAAGGAGAGAAGGGAAAAGGAGATAAGTTGAAAGGGACCTCTAGACCTTCAGACAAATTCCCTATAGGAGAATATATATCGAATCGATCGAATCGACATTCTTTTCTACAGGATTTTCTACGGGAATTTTCTACAAGGTTTTTCTACGTGGATTTTCTGCTCCAATTTTCTACTCGAGAAACCTCAGGTATATTTTCTACTCGAGGATCCCTTCAGAACCTGTGCTAACAAAGTGTTACAAAAGATAAAAACAAAAAGATGAACCAAGATACCAAAACACAAAAAGGAAAGCATACACCCCGTGATATCACTGATGCAATGTTCATGTGGAGTAAGGAAGAAGGAATAGGGATCCGGAAGGCAAGAAAGAAAATGGATCATAGCCTAAAGGAATACCTGGGGGAGGATATAAAAGAAGTAGATTTTCTATTAGGGATCCCTGGGATATTTTCTCTAAGGGGGATATTTATTAGGGAAGTATCTCTACTAGATTTTCTAATAAGGAAACGAGCCTAGGGCCCACAATAAAAAGAAAAGTACTTAGTTTTTCTACTTCCTCAGTTCTTTCAGATTTTCTACAAAAAGATTTTCCGGAGTAGGGTTCAAGTCGCACTAGACACCCCAGAGCGAAAGTCATGCTAGAGAAGCAGACATATTAAAAAAGATTATCCTGGAAGGTCTTAGACGCTTCCTTTCCCTGTTTGCTGTAAAAGCAATGCATAAAGATACTCACATTCCTTAAAGTGATCTTCAACGCTTGTTTAAACTTTTTAAGAAAATTATCCTCTCGATTCTTAAAATTTCTTAACAGCGTTTCTCTTTTCAGATTCTCTTCTTATCTTTATGATATGAAACAAACAAACACATCTGTTATGAAAGATCAAAAGAAAGTTATGTTCGAAGACGTCGAGTACTTCGTAGAGTTCGAATCATCAAATCATCAAGAAGTAGTAGACTACTTTAACTCAGTCTGTATAGAAGAATTTAAGACTACTGTAGACAACTCTCTAGAGTGTGATGAAGATGACTATCAAGAGAATGATAAGTACTACTTACTAAGAGATAAGAGTGAAGGACCTGTAGGATCTACACAACCTGCTTTTATAGTATATGAAAGTACTGTTGAGATTCTAGACTGATCTTTAGAGAAAAGAAGAGAGAGACGTATTTCTTAAAATTTCTTAACAACGTTTCTCTCTTCAACTTCTCTCAGTATCTTTACATCATCAAACAAAAACAGTTATGAAAAAGTATTTGAAAGTAGTAGAAGGTTCAAGAGGAGAGGTTGAGTCTTTAGAATTAGTTGAAACGTCCTTAGAGTTGATTAAGGAGGGGTTGGACAAGCTTGTTGAGAGTTTGAAGCAGGAGGGGGAGTTGGACCTTAAATACATTGAGGAGTTTACTGGATGTTGGGAGGATAAGGATAGTGGATTGATTATGGTAGGACAGGGTGAGGAGGATGGAACTACTTATGTGGACTATGAAATGTATAAGGAGCAGATTGATGAGATATTAAAGGATGAGGATGACGAGAGTTTGATCTATGACTTTTTAGATGAGGTTAGAGGTTGTAATTCTTAAAAAACCTTAACAGAGTTGCTAACTCAAATAGCTCAGCGTATCTTTAAGTATTGAAAAAATAAACAAACTAAACAAATAAGTTATGAAAAACACCACAAAGACCCCAACCGCAAAACAAGTAGCAGACTTAGTAGCTGAAACTTTGAAGGACCAAAACTTAACTGTAGAGGTCAAAGCTCCAACAAAGAGTGACGTAGCAAGAGAGATGTTGAAAGGAGACATGACCTTGACTTTGAAACCTATCAACGTGGAGCTTACAAAGAGAGGAATGAAGACTATGTACTACAGTGAATTTCTACGTGTAAAGAACAGTCTAAAAAAATAAGGACTGTGAATTTTCTGAGGGGGATTTTCTATTAGGTCCTCCTCAGGATTTTCTACACGCAGATTTTCTATAGTGCAATTTCTTAAATTTTCTTAACGGATTTGCTACTAAACTTTTCTGTGCGTATCTTTAGGTATAGTTCAACAATAAACAAAAACAGTTATGACAATCCGAGAAATTCAAACCCTAGTGCAACAAGCCCCTGGGTCAATCTACACAAGAGAAGATGTGATCTCTTTGCTAAACCGGATCACCTTTCCAGAAGCAAAACCACAAGGTGAGGTAAACATTGATCATTTGATTGAGATCCTGGAAGAGAGTATGGACAACCTAAATAGACGTATGGACTCCTACTTAGATAAAAACTTCGACACTAGTAACGACTACGGCGGCTCTATAACCATTGAGTGTGAGGTAACCATGGACACAAGCTCCTTCGTAAGGGATGCAATAGAGGAGGCCAGGGAGGACATCGAGAAGTTGTTCGAAGGTCCATCCTCAGAGACAGAGGAGCCTAAGGTGGAGTGGTAAAGACATAGACGCAGACAAAGAGGATTTTCATAGCCTTTTTGTTTGATGAAGACAGCCCTGGGAATTTTCTTCCTGGGGTTCGTCGTTTTAGAGAGATCCGTTGATATTTATATACGAATGCAATAGAGTCGGATCTAAAGCTTTTCAAAAGGGATGTTGTCCATTCAACCAAGATTGAGTATATTACTACAACTATAATCTCCCAACAGCGTCCATCCGACTCCGCTGGAGGGAAACCCCAAACGGAAGCCCCTCCACAAGAGGGGTTTTCTTATTTCCCCTTATTGCGTTACGAGGTAGGAGATCCTTGGTAACCAATCCATCTGCACTTAGGCCTGGAAGATGTCTTTGGATCGGGTACGTTAAATCTCTCAGCATAAGCCCTGGCGTTTGTCTATTTGTAATGAACCACTATTGAGGGGATCCAGGATCTCTTATCTGACAGTACCTTCTTTCCGTAACGTGATTGGAACCCACATCCTAAATAGACCCACCCCTCGATTGTGACATATCCTGAGTATCTAGTATTTCTTAAAAAACCTTAACAACGGTTGTCATTCAGATCATCAGTAGTATCTTTACATTATCAAACAAAAACAGTTATGACTATTAAACAACTAATCGAAGAATTATCAAAGTTCAACCCTGATCAACAAATTAGATTTTCTTCCTATCTCGAAAGTGGATTTGGATCTTGGACAGGATGTAGTGATTTGAAAGGTCCTTTCATTGAACTAGATGAGGATGTAGTAGAGATAAGATTTGAAGGTGAGGAATGGATTGAAGTGGAGGAGTTTGATGAGGATTGATTTCTTAAAAAACCTTAACAAGAGTTGTAGATCAAACATTCAGTAGTATCTTTAGGTATCAAACAAATAAACAAACAAAGTTATGAAAAAGTTAATTGTAGTTGAAGGAGATGGATTAGATGTGAACATTGTAAGAGTTGTAAAGTGTGAACAAGGTTTAGGTCTTGGACAGTACTTAACAAAGTTAGAGGATGAATTGAATAGTACTTTTGAAGAACATGAGATAGGAGAATTTGGTTTAGGATTAGGAGAGAGTGGAGAGTATGAAGGAAAGAAA